ATGACAAAGGGGGTGGTGGAAAAAAAGGTTCAAGACTTTTTTGTCTTGCTGGCTTCCAAGTACCCTGAATTGACACAAGAGGAAATGAAAAAAATGTGGAATCAATGTAAAAAAAAAAAATCCTCTTCCAAGAAAATGAATAGCTACAATCTGTTTACGCGAGAAGCGACTCGTCAAATTTCTGGAATGTCGTTTGTCGAACGCTCCCGTGAAATCGGTCGGCGTTGGAAAGCTCTCTCCTCGGAAGAAAAAGAACAATTCAAACGTCGTGCCAAGCTTTACCAAACCTATCAGTACCACGAAGGGTGGGATTACTATTTACAAAAACCACGAAACTATGTATTGCATGTGGCCCGCAACTGGTTCGAGGACGACCCCTCGATTCAGATTGAGGATACCATGAGCACCGAAGAAGTGGTGGAACTCTTGTTGCTTCATACCGATGTGAAACCGGATGCTCCCCACGACGAGGCCAGCGACGACACACCACCGAAAAAAGAGGAAGAAATCATTCCCTTGGAGGTCCATCCCTACTACTACCAATTGGTTCAAAAATCCTTGGACGCTCTCCACCGTCTGTGCGACAAGAATTTCAAGCCCGAGGTGTGGCGGGAGAGCGCCGCCAACCGCCGAGCCCTCATGGAATTGCTCATTCGACATTTTGATCATTTGGAATTAGAGTAGGCTTTGTTTGTACTACAGCCCTAAAAAAAAATGACGAAAAGAAAAAGGGTTAAAAAAAAGAAACAACCATGAATTCTTTTTTTAAAAAAGCGTCCATCTTTTTTTCTTCCACAACTTGTTCCAAGCCTTTGGGACGGTGGTCTCAATGTGGAGATAAAAAATGTATAGAGAATATCGTTGAATTCAAAATTCGTCAAAAACAACGACGTCAGTACCTATTAGAAACAGGAACCGATCCTTATTATTCCAATGCCCGGTTCAACATACAGGACAAATGCGTCGTACAACGTGGACAAAAGTTTCTTAATTTTAGAGAATATCGTCGAATTCGAAATCCGCCTCCATATAGAAAATAAACATACAACACGGACAAGAGTTTTTTAATTTTCTTTCTACAAGAAAGAAATGAAATTGAAATTGGCCTTGGTCGACCATTTTTTTCGTTTTCAGAACGAGCTTAAACTGTACCACTGGCGTACCCAGTATTATTCCCGACATCGTGCATCGGACAAGTTGACCGAGGACATGTTGGAACTCATTGATCGTTTCATCGAGGCGTACATGGGCATCTATGGACGCGTCTCCTTGTCCTCCAAAGACATGATCCTCCGCACCTTTACCGACAAGAATGCTCCCCGTCTCTTGAACGAGATGATCAAATTTTTGGGAACCCTTAGCGAACCCCTGAAAAAGGATTTGGCGCTGTTGAACATCCGCGATGAGATGGTGTCCGTCTTGGAAAGAACGCTTTTTCTGTTTGATTTGGCATAGGCCTAGTCGGACGTGGAATTGTAGTAATGGAAAAAATAACGACCATTCGGACCACACATGGATTCATTACGGCGTACCGCTACACACGCCTTGTACTGGATCGACCCCCAAATCACCTCGGTCGATCCGAAGAGGCGACACGATAACGTGTTCTTGTCGGAGACAATGGCCTCATAACAGTTGCCGCACAAGGGTACTTGATTCTGGGGTTTCAGGGGAGAAAAATCAACGGTAAACGCCCACAGGCACAGGGGAAAAAGCCAACCTAAAAAAAGAAAAAGGGGTTGCATTTGTGATTTTTAATTCTTTTTTTTTTCAAGAGAACCACATCAATTTTTATTTTTTATTTTTTTGGTAGAAAATAAAAACAAGATCATGGTGTCCATGCAAGGGGTGTTTCCCTTTTTTGATTATGAATTTGCCGAGCCCGCGCGTGTCTTGAACGTCGGTCCGTGTCCCCAGACGTATCCCCCTGAATCCATCATGGGCTACCTCCAACAACATTCCCCTCGATTTGCCTTTCTGGTCAAGACTGCGCGTTTGGACGGCCAGTTTGCTGATCCCAGTTTTCGTGGTACCATATTCCTCCCCGATACCCTCGATGAAAATGTGGTGTTGAATGCCGATGTCGACACGGCACGGCGCATCGTCAAGTATCATCTCATGATTGGATATTTTCCCAAAAATGTCCTTTTCACCTCCCCCTACCAACAACTGCAGACTTCCATCAAGGGCCAGATGATCCGTGCGGTCATTCAGGGTCCCTCGACCATGATGTTTAATGAAAATGTGTACGCCACCGAATTTGACATTTGGCGTCTCAATGGCGTGATCCACCGCATCGACAAGCCATTGTATCCATTGGTGGCCTAGGCGGCATTGGGGGTGGTGGCCAAATATATAGACAAATAGTCTCGATAAACATATCACCGGGTGGATCTATTGGATTTTACCACAAAACATTCCTGGACGCCATGGGTCTCCTACAGAGAAAATACATACAAACGTGGACTTGAAAGAATCAAGTCCACGTCTAAACCCTAAACATTGTACCCGCTGCAATTTCCTCTGCGAATAATTGATTGTATTCGTCACTTACTGTAAGATCAGCACCTTGTGAATCTAATTCACCCTGTACTTTTTTATACGTGAATCTGGATGCTCCTACAGATTTGTTAGCGCCACTATTTTTTCTAATGTTTGCAGGATTAACTTGAACACGATTTCCTGCTTCATCGAATTTTGTGACTGATTTATTTCCCACACCTACATATGCTCCACTTTCTGTCCTTTTGTAAATGGTTCCTAAAGAACCCATATCTCCATTGGAAAGACCAGAACGTACTTGTTTTCCTCTGTCATTAATAGGTGTGTCTAAATCTTGTGCAAACACGTCACCATATTCTTGAGCGTCATCACCTGTTAATCCTTTTTTATCTATATAATGTTGCCGTTCCATGTTAATTTGGTCTTCTCGTGAGAGATACTTAGACTCGACTCCAACTTTTGCAACAAGCTCAGCAGGGTATATGGATTCTGGTGTACTCGATTCGCTTTTCGTTCTTACCCTTGGTTCATGATATATATTCAAAGAGTCATCAAAACTAATTTTGCCCCTACTTGAATTCGCGGCTCCCCTGGCACCAAAATACACACCCACACCCGCCATTCCTATACTCCCCAGACCCATGGCGATATCTTTCCACGCTCCCTTGGTTCCTCGTTGTGCTTCTTGAATCCCCTGTGTCGTTTGAGCCACACCCATTCCAATACCACCCCCTACACCCAATACACCTGCAGTCATGGCGACTTGCGCCGCTCTCACGCCTTGGTACATGGATGCATACGAACCCATCACATCCAACCCCGATAACCCCATACCCACCGAACTCATAATCAGATTTCTTTTAGCGGCCTTGACTCCCACGCCGGATTTCACCGCATCATTGTATTGGGATTTGGAGACCATGACAGAGGCCGCACCACCGACGGCTCCAGCCGCGGTAGCGGTCATAGCAGTTGTGGCTGCCCCGGCCGCTAATGCTCCTCCAACGCCGGTCGTAACACCCGCAAGGCCCGCCATTGTTCCTGCAAGAGCCGCCATTCCAAAGCCGAAAGAAAAGATACCGAGGACTCCCGCGGCGACACTTAACCCGATCACGGCACCTCGACTAAGATGAAATGAATTTGATTTTCCCATATTGTTTTTTCTTTTTTTCTTTTGGAATGAAAAAAAAAAAACATACCATTTATTAATTACCCAATACAAGCCAGGCAACCTTCACGCTGGCAATGTTGCTTTGGGAGGTTCCTTGGTCCACATAAAATTGAATCGAGTCCTTGGAATATCCATCTCCATTCACATGTTGTATCGGTTGATCTCCCACCGCGGAGACGCTAGGTAAAAATCCAAGCACCGTGGTAAAAAACGATCCTGGAAGAGACACGGAGGAACTGCTGGAGCGCGTCGTCTGTTGCGTGTAGTGAAAGGACACGGCACCCCAGCATACTTTGAGTTTTCCAATAGTCATGAAATATCCCGAAATAGGGTTATCACTCCCAAGTTCCAGATTATCGCCGGGCACCACGGTAGGAGTGTACTTTTGGATATTGCTCACCTCGGTCGGTATTTCTGGGGAGGGGCATTTATTGTTGTGGCAAAAGGAATAGATGGAAGAAATTTTGGAGAGGGCAACAATGGCCAGTATCAATGCAATTAATACCAAAATGGCAAAGGAAACCGCAAAAATCCATAGATAATTCATATTTTTTTATTCTTGTGGAAAAAAAAAACGTTTTTCTCTTGTTCAAGAATCTAGTACCCAAATTGGTACTGCTTGATGGCTGCCTGAGCCAGGATATATTGCTGAGGAGTGAGGTTGCGGGTTTGGAGGGCCTTGGCGGCCACCAAAGCCTCCAAAAACTGGACGAGACGATCCGGTCGAGGACCATTGGTGACGCTGCATGAATTGCTGGTATTGATGCTCACGGCCAACAGATCCGAGAGGGCAAGTTGTTGTTGCAAATAAGCGGGAAGCATATTTTATCTTCTTCTTCTCTACCAAGAGACAAGGTTAATTTTTTTTCACAAATTTTTTCACCTTGTCGGAAATACGATTCCTTTCCACCCATTCCGGTAGCAACGTCTTTTCCACCGTCCGGATGGCCTCCAAAAAAGTTTCTTCCTCGTCATGCTCCGGAAGCAAGGCCTCGCTATAAATATATTTCATCCCCGCCAAGGCATCCACTTCAAACTCGTCCGGGTACAAGGGTTTCCATTTCTTGTGGGACGCCAAGGCGGCAATGCTGGGAGGAAGCATGGTCATGCTCTTGGGGGGCAAAATCATCATGAGCTGTTGGAACGGTGTGTACGGCGTCCCCTTTTCCAACGACAGGGTATTCACCTCCACCATGCGTTTATCGAGCACGGTAAACACATCCGAAGGAATGGGTGCTACACGGTACCGGTAATGCCACGACCACGAGGGACATCCCTCGGTGTAGTACCGTAGGGTAAACAAGAGGGATTCCAGATAGTTTTTCACCATGGCCGTCCGATCCCGGTTAAACAAGAGCATGGAATCGGGTCGGAACCCACAAAAATATCGGTAGTACTGACCCTTCCATACGTGCTTGTCCTGGTGATAATCAATAACGTTCCAGTACCGACGATAGGTCGAGGCCAGGGGATGAGATGGATGAAACAACGACATGTGGTAATATCGAGATTCCAGAATTTCTTGGGGCGACATTTCACGTTCCCTCTGTTCGCGGCGGCCATTTTCCGCACCGTGGTACTCGCGTACGAGCATGGCATATTCCTTGCGCATCTCGGCATTTTCCATCTTGCTCAGCTCCACAAACAGGGCCTTGAAAAATTCGGGGTGGATACGGATCCCCTCTACCAAATAGTCCTTGAATTGGGGACGCAGGCGGTTGTAAATATCCAATAAAATATCCAGGCCTCCTGAACGGATCTTGAGAAAAGGGAGCGAGGGCACAAAATCATTTCCCACCATGGCCAGCAAAAAATTGTAATCCAATAAAATCCGTGTAGCGTCCACCTGCTCCCCTTGATATGTCTTGGTCATTTGCTGGAAAAAATCATCCCGGACAATATTCAGGGAACAGTACAAGAGGTCGTACCCCTTTTCCAACCACACATTCTCATGCTCCGACAGGGGATCGGCGTACCTCAAAATGTACACATTGGATTTCTGGGTCAACAGTCCCAGAGAAATCATGTCCCCATCCGGGCTATAAATGACCACGGTCTTGTCCTTGTCGGCGTCATTCTGTGCCAAGGCACGAATCTTGGGAAGAATCTTGTGCTCTCCCTCCCCCGGATGGTTGCTATCACTCAGCGTCACCGAGGTGTTGAATTTACCCTGTGCCATGGCTTTTTGGAGACCAAGGCCCAGATGATGCATAAACGCCGTCCCTGGACAAATGTGCGACGAAGGATCCCATCCCTCTTTCTGGGCCTGAAAAAATGTAGCACTCTGGACAGACTTGAATCGACGCGAGCGCTGTTGCACCATCTTGGCACGTGGTGCGGGACCGTCCAACGACAGATAGGTCAGACACGATGGCTGGACAATGTGATTGACCATATGAATCGTTCTCTCAATCACCTTGGAGATTAAGAGTTTTTCCAACTTGGCGTGAGTGGTGGTTTTCAAGTCCTTGGGCATGTCGCCCCATTCCTTGTAGATGATGGAATTGAAATCCATAAAAAAATAATCCACCGGTAGAACGCCTTCTCCGGCTCCCTGAATGACCCGGCGGTTCCCCTTGAGGATGGATCGAAAAAATGTGGGTATCCCCATGTCTCCTGTCTGTTTAGCTTGGAAATACAATATTGTTTAGATAGGTGTCAATTTTTTGATAGAAATCGTCGACGCTCCTTTTATTTTCCAAGAGGTAAAGGGAATCAAAAAAGCTGTCCATGTGGGTTTCCGATTCGTGAAAGTCTCTTGGATGGCCATGGGCGCGATCAATCCCACACACGTGTCCACCCCACTCGAGGACGACATTTTTTTCATTCTCAAAACGGACATCCGGAATCACAATCCGGGCGTTCTTGTCCATGGCGTCTAATTCGTAGCGCATACGCTCCACCCAAAAATTTTTGTGAAATTGGTTCCGCACCCAATCTGTACCCACCAATTGAAACGCCTGTCGAGGCGACAGGTTCCACCGTGGATCCACCACATCCTTGTAGCGGGGGTTATGGCATTGAGCGTCGCTAAACAAGAAAAGATGACGACATGCCTCCTTGAGGGGACCCGCAAACGATTTTTTTTGGAAACCATAATGTTGCACCAGATAATCGGCCATGGTATCCTTGCCCGCGTATTTTTTTCCACAGATACCGATAAGAATCATTTGATCTACCCTTTTTTCAAAATGTTCATTTTGAAAATCATTTTTTTTTCTCCTCCTCCATTAAAAAACATGACATCATTTTCTAATTCTAGTGCTATGGATGAAACTGGGCCTACGGGGCCTACTGGGCCTCGAGGAAAAAGAGGATGCCCGGGATATGGATTTCCAGGAATGCCTGGCATGCCCGGTGTGACCGGTGCGACGGGATCCCCTGGATACACCGGACCGACGGGTGCTTCTTCCACCGCCACAGGGCCGACAGGATACACCGGACCGACCGGCAACACCGGACCTAGGGGACTGCCTGGACAGGCCAGCGCCTCAGGCGCGACAGGACCGACAGGATATACCGGATACACGGGTCCAACAGGGTACACAGGCGATACGGGACCCCAAGGGGGGACAGGATCCACTGGGTACACAGGTCCTACCGGCAACACGGGACCTATCGGTAATACAGGTCCTACAGGCTGGACGGGACCCACAGGCAATACAGGACCCACGGGTAATACAGGTTTAATGGGAGAGACAGGTTCTACTGGATACACCGGACCAACTGGAAATACAGGATCTATCGGATACACAGGACCCACTGGGTATACAGGTCCTACCGGTCCCACTGGGGGAACCGGTTCCACAGGATTTACCGGTCCCACAGGTTGGACGGGTCCTACAGGTTGGACGGGTCCGACGGGAGAAACAGGTCCTACTGGATACACCGGTCCTACTGGTAATACGGGTTTTACGGGCAATACGGGACCGTTGGGCTACACAGGACCTACCGGTAATACAGGTCCTACCGGTAATACAGGTCCTACCGGCTACACAGGACCCACTGGGTACACCGGACCGACCGGCTATACTGGAAATACGGGACCTACAGGAAATACGGGACCCACGGGTTTTACGGGTAATACAGGACCTACGGGGTTTACGGGAAATACGGGACCTACCGGGTGGACGGGTCCAACAGGATACACAGGTCCTACAGGTGAAACGGGACCCACGGGCAACACGGGACCCACGGGCTTTACGGGGGAAACGGGTCCCACAGGCTACACAGGCTACACGGGTCCTACAGGCAATACGGGTCCTACGGGTTTTACGGGACCCACGGGTTTTACAGGACCAACTGGGGGAACAGGAAATACTGGACCCACTGGGTATACCGGACCTACAGGAAATACGGGACCCACAGGGTACACGGGAGAGACAGGTCCTACAGGAAATACGGGCCCCACAGGCTACACGGGACCAACTGGATGGACAGGACCCACGGGATTTACGGGTAAGACAGGTCCTACAGGAAATACGGGACCTACAGGAAATACGGGACCCACAGGCTACACGGGACCCACAGGCTACACGGGACCTACAGGAGAAACAGGTCCTACAGGCAACACGGGACCTACAGGATGGACAGGACCTACAGGAAATACAGGTCCTACCGGCTACACAGGTCCTACTGGCTGGACAGGACCCACAGGCTACACGGGTCCTACGGGGTGGACAGGGGAGACAGGTCCTACTGGATTTACGGGTGAGACAGGTCCTACTGGGTATACTGGAGAAACAGGTCCTACTGGCTTTACGGGTGAGACGGGTCCTACGGGGTGGACAGGGGAGACAGGTCCTACTGGATTTACGGGTGAGACGGGTCCTACTGGGTATACTGGAGAAACAGGTCCTACAGGTTTTACGGGTGAAACTGGACCTACAGGGTATACGGGAGAGACGGGTCCTACGGGCTGGACAGGGGAGACAGGTCCTACCGGTTGGACGGGAGAAACGGGACCAACTGGGTATACGGGAGAGACAGGTCCTACGGGTTGGACAGGAGAGACAGGTCCAACTGGGTACACGGGGGAGACAGGTCCCACAGGGTACACGGGAGAGACAGGACCTACAGGGTTTACGGGGGAGACAGGTCCCACAGGGTATACGGGGGAGACAGGTCCCACAGGGTATACGGGGGAGACGGGACCTACGGGGTATACGGGAGAGACGGGACCTACTGGTTGGACGGGTCCAACTGGTGATACGGGACCCACCGGATACACGGGACCAACCGGATTTACGGGGCCGACAGGAGAAACAGGACCGACAGGAGAAACGGGTCCTGGGTACACGGGACCGACAGGATACACAGGTCCTACAGGAGATACAGGCCCTACGGGAGATACAGGCCCTACCGGATACACAGGCCCTACAGGACTGCCTGGATCAGCAACCAATACGGGCCCTACCGGCCCTACAGGGTCTGGTGGAATTTTCAGCAATGGTAGCGTTAGTACCATTTCGCAAAATGTCTCCATTCAGGGTCCCGGTATTGCGTACAACTACACCATTAATCCTCAAACTTTCAATCTGTACGACAGTGATGGGATCACCTTGATCAATACCAGCATTATTCAATACTATGGAATTTTCTACGTACCCGGCAATTTATTTGTGGAGTGTACTACCTCCAATTTCACATGGGTCCAGTTATCCTAAACGCGTCGTAGATATGGAATGAATTATATTTTGAAACAATCAAAATATACATTGGATAGCTTTCTTGAATATTTTTTACAAGAATATTTCATTTTTTTTTATCTACTAAAAACAAACATGCCATCATTTTCTAATTATACCACAGGGCCCACTGGGCCTATGGGACCTCGAGGAAAAAGAGGATACCCGGGATATGGATTTCCAGGAATGCCGGGCATGCCTGGTGCGACCGGTGCTACGGGATCCCCTGGATACACCGGACCGTCCGGCTACATTGGACCCACAGGGTTGACCGGCTCCAACGGACCGACCGGCTATAGAGGACCCACGGGAGTGCCTGGATCGGCCACCGCCACGGGTTTTACGGGCCCTACGGGCCTAACGGGTCCAACAGGAACCACTGGATCCACTGGATACACCGGACCTACTGGGTATGCAGGCGAAACGGGTCCTATCGGAATTACAGGCCCTACCGGCAGAACGGGCCCTACAGGATGGAGAGGACCAACGGGAAATACAGGTCCTACAGGAAATACGGGACCGACGGGTAATAGAGGTCCTACAGGATGGACGGGGTACACAGGGGAAACAGGACCTACGGGAGATACGGGACCCACCGGATGGACGGGACCTACCGGTAATACGGGTCCTACAGGTTGGACAGGCCCAACAGGTTCTACAGGATCTACGGGGAATACGGGGTGGACGGGGAAGACGGGACCTACGGGAGAGACAGGAGAAACAGGTCCTACGGGAAAGAGGGGACCTACAGGATGGACAGGGTACACCGGGGAAACAGGACCTACCGGAGAGACAGGACCAACTGGGGGTACAGGACCGACGGGTTTTACGGGACAGACAGGACCTACGGGAAATACAGGATCCACAGGTCCTACTGGATACACCGGCTATACGGGTCCTACAGGAGATACGGGACCTACTGGTGTCTCGGGTTCTGTCGGTCCGACAGGCTACACGGGAGAAACCGGTCCTACCGGATGGACAGGACCTACAGGATACACAGGACCCACAGGGTACACCGGACCGACCGGCTATACTGGAAAAACGGGTCCTACTGGATACACAGGTTATACGGGAGAGACGGGACCTACCGGAGAAACAGGACCAACTGGGAAAACAGGACCAACCGGACCGACGGGCTACACAGGTCCAACCGGCTACACAGGACCTACTGGAGAAACAGGAACGACGGGACCTACTGGATATACGGGAGAAACGGGACCAACAGGAAATACGGGAGAGACAGGCCCTACGGGATATACAGGTGATACCGGACCTACCGGATATACGGGAGAGACAGGGCCTACTGGCTACACCGGTCCTACTGGAGGAACAGGAGAAACAGGTCCAACAGGAGAAACAGGCCCAACGGGCTGGACGGGCTACACCGGCCCAACGGGCTGGACGGGCTACACCGGACCAACGGGTTTTACGGGAGAGACAGGTCCTACCGGTTTTACGGGCTACACCGGACCAACGGGTTTTACGGGAGAAACAGGACCTACTGGATTTACGGGTGAAACAGGCCCTACAGGAGAAACAGGTCCAACCGGATACACAGGTCCTACGGGTTTTACGGGTGAAACGGGTCCTACTGGATATACGGGGGAGACAGGTCCTACGGGATGGACAGGAGAGACAGGCCCTACGGGATGGACGGGTCCTACGGGGTGGACAGGTCCCACAGGTGAGACGGGACCTACGGGTTGGACGGGTGAGACGGGACCTACGGGTTACACTGGACCAACGGGATATACCGGTGAAACGGGGCCCACTGGAGAAACAGGGTATACGGGTGAAACGGGACCTACAGGGGGAACAGGAGAAACAGGTCCTACGGGATATACGGGGGAGACGGGGAAGACGGGTCCTACGGGAGAGACGGGTCCAACTGGTTTTACGGGGGAGACGGGTCCTACGGGGTTTACTGGAGAAACAGGACCAACAGGGGGAACAGGAGAAACAGGTCCTACTGGTTGGACGGGGGAGACAGGGCCTACGGGTTGGACGGGGGAGACGGGACCTACGGGATGGACAGGAGAGACGGGACCTACTGGATGGACGGGAGAGACAGGTCCTACTGGATGGACGGGAGAGACAGGTCCTACTGGATGGACGGGAGAGACAGGTCCTACTGGATGGACGGGGTGGACTGGGTACACAGGGGAAACAGGACCTACTGGATGGGCGGGAGATACAGGAACTACCGGAGAGACGGGACCGACGGGTCCCTTGTCCCTCTTTGGCGCTACGGGTCCTGCGGGTATAGGGTTTGTTTTCAGTGGTGGTACCGTTACGACGGTAAACCCCGGTGGAGGAAACAGGGTTCAGGGTCCTGGGATGGTGAGCCTCACCCTAGGTAATGACCTTATTTACCTGTTTAATAGCGATGGAACCCAGATCCCGAGCGGCTTTTTCAACAATGCCTTTGTTGTCCAGAACAATATCTATTTCTACGTGCCCGGTAATTTGTATGTGGCGTCGAATAGCAACCAGTTCACCTGGATTCAATACTCGTAAACAAGTGGTGGAAAGAATGAAATTTCTTTGGTTCCGCTACATTGCACAATTTCATTTTTTTTTTTCATCTATAAAAACAAAAAAAAAATGTATTCCTTTTCACAAAGTATTTCAGGGGATACAGGCCCGACAGGTCCTCGAGGAAAAAGAGGATGCCCAGGTATAGGATACCCTGGGATGCAGGGTATGCCTGGCGCTACTGGCGCTACTGGCGCGACCGGTGGTCCAGGTCTTGCAGGCGCCACCGGAGCGACTGGTCCCACAGGGAATGCATCCACCGTGACAGGACCCACCGGACCCAGAGGTGGACCAGTGGGTGCTACCGGCTTTACTGGCTCCACTGGCCCCACAGGCTACACAGGATGGACGGGTGAAACTGGTCCTATTGGATATACGGGGCCAACAGGTACTACAGGCCCAACGGGCTACACCGGACCAACAGGAAACACAGGACCTACGGGTACTACAGGCCCAACGGGCTACACCGGACCAACGGGAAACACAGGACCTACGGGTACTACAGGGCCAACGGGCTACACTGGACCTACAGGAAATACAGGACCAACCGGTACTACAGGGCCAACGGGCTACACCGGACCAACGGGAAACACAGGACCTACTGGTAATACAGGACCAACCGGTACTACAGGTTATACGGGTCCCACTGGGTACACCGGACCAACGGGAAATACAGGACCTACTGGGTGGACAGGCTACACGGGAGAAACAGGTCCCACAGGCTACACAGGACCAACCGGTACTACAGGTTATACGGGTCCCACTGGGTACACCGGACCAACGGGAAATACAGGACCAACTGGTACTACAGGTTATACGGGTCCCACTGGGTACACCGGACCAACGGGAAATACAGGACCAACCGGTACTACAGGTTATACGGGTCCCACTGGGTACACCGGACCAACGGGAAATACAGGACCAACCGGTACTACAGGTTATACGGGTGAAACAGGTCCTACAGGAGAGACAGGACCAACCGGTACTACAGGACCTACTGGATGGACAGGCTACACGGGTGAAACAGGCCCCACAGGCTACACAGGTCCTACTGGTACTACAGGTTATACGGGTCCCACTGGCTACACTGGACCTACTGGACCAACGGGAAATACAGGACCTACAGGTGAAACAGGTCCCACTGGCTACACTGGACCTACTGGACCAACGGGAAATACAGGACCAACTGGAAATACAGGACCTACAGGTACTACAGGTTATACGGGTCCCACAGGCTACACAGGATCATCGGGAAATACAGGACCTACAGGTGAAACAGGTCCCACAGGCTACACAGGACCAACCGGTACTACAGGCTACACGGGTGAAACAGGACCTACTGGATACACAGGACCAACCGGTACTACAGGACCTACGGGTACTACAGGCTATACCGGACCGACAGGCTACACAGGAGAGACAGGACCGACAGGCTACACAGGAGAAACAGGCCCTACTGGATACACGGGAGAAACAGGACCTACTGGCTACACCGGAGAAACAGGACCAACAGGCTACACTGGACCTACAGGTGAGACAGGACCTACTGGCTACACTGGACCTACAGGTGAGACAGGACCTACAGGTTATACCGGTGAAACAGGACCTACAGGTTATACCGGTGAAACAGGACCTACTGGGTATACGGGAGAAACGGGTCCTACGGGACCAACAGGCTACACTGGACCTACAGGTGAGACGGGACCTACAGGCTACACTGGACCTACAGGTGAGACAGGACCAACCGGTACTACAGGATCTACAGGTTATACCGGTGAGACAGGACCCACTGGCTACACAGGAGAGACAGGACCTACTGGCTACACAGGAGAGACAGGACCTACAGGTTATACAGGTGAAACAGGACCTACTGGCTACACAGGTGAGACAGGACCTACTGGCTACACCGGAGAAACAGGACCTACGGGATGGACAGGTGAGACGGGACCTACCGGACCCACTGGCTACACCGGAGAAACAGGACCTACTGGCTACACCGGAGAAACAGGACCTACTGGCTACACCGGAGAAACAGGACCTACTGGCTACACCGGAGAAACAGGACCTACTGGCTACACAGGTGAGACGGGACCTACAGGCTACACCGGAGAAACAGGACCTACTGGACCTACAGGTGAAACAGGACCTACAGGTCCTACAGGTGAAACAGGACCTACAGGTCCTACAGGAGAAACAGGACCTACTGGACCGACAGGAGAAACAGGACCTACTGGACCTACAGGTGAAACAGGACCTACTGGGCCGACAGGTGAAACAGGACCTACTGGCTACACAGGAGAAACAGGACCTACAGGTTATACCGGTGAAACAGGACCTACTGGATTTACGGGTGAAACAGGTCCTACAGGAGAGACAGGCCCAACAGGAGAAACAGGACCTACAGGCTACACAGGAGAAACAGGACCTACAGGCTACACCGGAGAAACAGGACCTACTGGCTACACCGGAGAAACAGGACCTACAGGCTACACAGGAGAAACAGGACCTACTGGCTACACCGGAGAAACAGGACAAACAGGACCTACTGGCTACACAGGTGAGACGGGACCTACAGGCTACACAGGAGAAACAGGACCTACAGGCTACACAGGAGAAACAGGACCTACTGGCTACACAGGTGAGACGGGGCCTACCGGACCCACTGGCTACACCGGAGAAACAGGACCTACAGGTTATACAGGTGAAACAGGACCTACTGGCTACACAGGAGAAACAGGACCTACTGGATTTACGGGTGAAACAGGTCCTACAGGAGAGACAGGCCCAACAGGACCTACAGGTGAGACAGGACCCACTGGCTACACAGGACCTACAGGCTACACAGGACCTACAGGTGAGACTGGACCTACAGGCTACACTGGACCAACAGGCTACACTGGACCTACAGGTGAGACAGGACCCACTGGCTACACAGGACCTACAGGCTACACTGGACCTACAGGTGAGACAGGACCTACAGGCTACACAGGACCTACAGGTGAGACAGGACCTACAGGCTACACAGGACCTACAGGTGAGACAGGACCTACAGGCTACACAGGACCTACAGGTGAGACAGGACCTACGGGCTACACAGGTGAGACAGGACCCACTGGCTACACAGGACCTACGGGTCCTACAGGAGAGACAGGACCTACTGGACCAACAGGTGAGACAGGACCTACAGGCTCTCCTGGAACACCCATCGTATTTAATCCCACAGCCGCCAATTCCGTCGATTCAACGGGCGCAAGTATGATGGATGTTGATTTTACGACATTGGCACAATATGTGTCCGTGGGTTCCTTGCTCTATGTTGATAATTCCACTTCCACATCGACTGGATACGTACAAGTAGTTTCGATAGATTTAAGTGGAGGTGTGTTGGAAGTCATCTGGGTCCCCTCGAATATAAACACTACCGTGGGATGGCAAAAAACAACTCCGATTTCACTCACAGGTCCAATAGGACCCACCGGCCCTTCCATTACTGTATCGGGGACAGGTGCCACAGGAAATGTGGTTATTTATAATCCGGAGACTCAAATTATTTCGTACACTCCCGTTGCCCAATTCAACGATACGGCACTTTTACCCACCCAAGACAATCTCTACTCCCTAGGCAGTACGGGTTTACGTTGGAAAGAAATTTTCATGGGTCCCGGTACGCTTTTTATTGCCGGACCTTCCGGAGCCACTGGTGCCACACTGGGAGCGAATGATCAAGGCATTGCCTACACCGAATCGGGGTTTGCGACACCATTTATCAATATTGGACCGGCCGAATTGACACCCCAGGCATCGGGAGGCTGGGAATTGTATGCCCAAGGATCTGCCACGGGTCCCAATTACACCTTGGTGGCTCAGCAAGTCGATGCCACCACCGGAACATTGACGGGCCCTATTTATGATCTCCTCCATGCTACAGGAAGCACGGGCGGGACGGGACCCACGGGATATACAGGTCCTCCCGGTTCACTTGTCGTATTTAATCCCACAGCCGACAATTACGTCGATTCAACGGGTGCAGCTGCGATGGATGTTGATTTTACGACATTGGCACAATATGTGTCTGTGGGTTCCTTGCTCTATGTTGATAATGCCGATCCCGCATTGACTGGATACGTACAAGTTGTTTCGATAACTTTGGTTTCCGGAACGACTTATGAGTTGGGGGTGATCTGGGTACCATCGAATATAAACGCTACCGTGGGATGGCAAACCACGACTCCGATTACACTTACGGGTCCTATGGGACCCACTGGAGAAATGGGACCCACGGGGTGGACGGGTCCTACTGGAAGAACGGGATCTACTGGCTTTACGGGTCCTACTGGAAGAACGGGACCCACAGGATGGACGGGTCCAACAGGAAATACGGGTCCTACGGGATGGACAGGTCCTACTGGAAGAACGGGACCTACTGGATGGACTGGTCCAACAGGAAATACGGGTCCTACTGGAAGAACAGGGCCTACTGGATGGACAGGTCCTACTGGAAGAACAGGTCCTACTGGATGGACGGGACCCACGGGAGATACAGGCCCTACGGGAGATACAGGTCCCACGGGAGATACAGGCCCTACAGGATACACGGGAGAAACGGGGCCTACGGGTGATACAGGTCCTACGGGAGATACAGGACCTACAGGATACACAGGAGAGACAGGTCCCACGGGAGATACAGGACCTACAGGATATACAGGCCCTACAGGATACACGGGAGAAACGGGGCCTACGGGAGATACAGGACCAACGGGAGATACAGGACCTACCGGTTTTACGGGAGAAACAGGTCCTACGGGTGAAACAGGTCCTACAGGAGAAACAGGTCCTACAGGTGAAACAGGGCCTACGGGGTACACGGGGCCTACTGGATGGACGGGGCCTACTGGAAGAACGGGACCCACAGGAAGAACAGGACCTACTGGATGGACAGGACCCACAGGAAACACAGGGCCAACTGGATGGACAGGACCTACAGGAAACACGGGACCTACTGGGTGGACGGGTCCAACGGGATGGACAGGGCCAACTGGATGGACAGGACCCACAGGAAATACAGGTCCAACTGGATGGACAGGACCTACTGGAAACACGGGACCTACTGGATGGACGGGTCCAACGGGATGGACAGGTCCAACTGGATGGACAGGACCTACAGGATGGACAGGACCTACTGGATGGACGGGTCCAACGGGATGGACAGGTCCAACAGGATGGACAGGACCTACGGGATGGACAGGTCCAACAGGATGGACAGGACCTACGGGATGGACAGGTCCTACAGGAAATACAGGACCTACAGGGTGGACAGGACCTACGGGGTGGACAGGTCCTACTGGCAACACCGGACCAACAGGAAACACAGGTCCAACAGGATGGACAGGTCCTACTGGCAACACCGGACCTACCGGTAATACGGGACCAACGGGATGGACAGGACCTACGGGATGGACAGGTCCTACAGGAAATACAGGACCTACCGGTAATACGGGACCAACGGGATGGACAGGACCTACGGGATGGACAGGTCCTACTGGAAATACAGGACCTACAGGGTGGACGGGACCTACGGGGTGGACAGGTCCTACCGGCAACACAGGTCCCACAGGAAATACGGGGCCTACTGGGTGGACAGGACCCACAGGCAATACGGGACCTACCGGTAATACGGGACCTACGGGATGGACAGGTCCCACAGGATACACCGGTCCTACGGGAAATACGGGACCAACGGGGTGGACTGGTCCCACAGGATACACCGGTCCTACCGGCAACACCGGACCTACGGGATGGACTGGTCCTACAGGCAATACGGGTCCAACTGGCTACACAGGACCAACTGGTTTTACGGGTCCTACAGGAAATACGGGGCCTACTGGATGGACGGGACCAACAGGGTGGACAGGACCTACGGGATGGACTGGTCCCACAGGATACACCGGTCCTACCGGCAACACCGGACCAACGGGATGGACAGGTCCTACTGGCAATACAGGCCCTACTGGCAATACAGGCCCTACTGGGTTTACGGGCCCTACTGGCAATACAGGCCCTACTGGGTTTACGGGCCCTACTGGATTTACGGGTCCTACCGGCAACACCGGTCCTACTGGCAATACAGGACCCACGGGTTTCACAGGTCCAACTGGTTTTACGGGTCCAACCGGCAATACGGGACCCACGGGTGAAACAGGACCGACGGGCTATACAGGACCTACTGGCTACACGGGTCCTACCGGCAATACGGGACCTACAGGATGGACGGGCCCTACTGGGTACACCGGCCCTACCGGCAACACCGGTCCTACAGGCAATACGGGACCTACTGGGTTTACGGGTCCAACTGGGTTTACGGGTCCTACCGGCAATACAGGCTCGACGGGATGGACGGGTCCTACCGGCTTTACAGGAAGAACAGGACCTACTGGAAGAACAGGTCCGACGGGATGGACGGGACCCACTGGGTACACGGGACAGACGGGACCTACGGGTGATACAGGACCCACAGGAGATACAGGACCTACTGGTTATACCGGACCTACGGGATTTACAGGAGAGACAGGACCTACAGGAGACACAGGTCCAACTGGAGACACAGGTCCAACTGGAGATACAGGTCCTACAGGCTGGACGGGAGAAACGGGTCCTACTGGAGAAACAGGCCCTACAGGATGGACGGGACCCACTGGATATACGGGCCCTACCGGATGGACGGGTCCAACAGGAAGGACGGGACCCACGGGGTGGACGGGACCTACTGGCTTTACGGGTCCTACAGGAAGGACAGGACCCACAGGATGGACGGGGCCTACTGGCTACACTGGACCAACAGGAAATACAGGACCTACGGGATGGACGGGTCCGACCGGATATACAGGACCTACTGGGTTTACGGGTCCCACAGGCAGAACGGGTCCCACAGGATGGACGGGTCCAACAGGAAATACAGGACCTACGGGATGGACAGGTCCAACAGGAAGAACGGGCCCTACTGGATGGACGGGTCCAACGGGACCTACAGGTAGAACGGGTCCTACGGGTCCACAATTTATTCCTTTCAACTGGGTAGGCACCTCTGCGGGTATTGCATTGACTAATGATGGACCCACGGGAATGCTAATTCAATCCACGACCATTACTCCCAGTGTAGAGAATACCTACCTCTTGGCCAATGCGGCCTGTGAATTTTCCAATACAAATAATACTACTACTTATACGGTGACGGTGTATATGGTGGTCGATGGTACGACATCGTCGAGTGCCACGACCAATGTGCTCGCCACCAATACCATTGGTACAGCTACGTCCTATGCTTCTGTGAGCATCATTCAATCGGCTCAAATCACGACCATACAAAGTTATACCGTCAGTGTCTATGCCTACACCGACGCATCCACGACCAGTGTATTGAGTACGCATACGGATCTATCGGTTCTTGGAAATCTCAACTCGAGCCCATAACACACGTCGATTTGGAAAACATGATTCCCACCTGTTCTCCCACCACCCGATAGCGTCGACCCTCGACAAGTTCCAACACGTTCATTTTCTGAACATGGTCTTGCAATGCATCATACACGGAATACGTCAGCTTCCCCTCTTTCAAAAGAGTGTGAATATATTGACCGACGACTCGTTTCCACTCATACAGGGAAGACACGGGATGGAGATACCACCGATAAATCTTTTGATGATGAAACAAATAGACAAAACAACCATTCATAAAACGTTCTTGACACCGCTGATACAGCGCCTTTTGTTTCCAAGAATAAAAGGGGTGGTAGACATGGTCCACCCAAAATCCCTGGATAGGAGACTGGCATAAGGGACAATAGGGTGCGGGGTGGGAAATCAACCATCCCAAAAGACATTTTTCGTGGACATGATGACCACATGGCTGCAAATAATGCTCTCGATCATCCTTTTCCAAACAGACGAGGCATTCGTCCTGGATTTTATGGATCTCAGAGGGTGCGGGACAACAAAGACAATGAAAAAACATTTTAAAAAAATATACATTTTTTTAAACACTTTTGAAAACACTTTGGAAAACACTTTTTCGACTAGACCGCCAAGCAATCCACCACGCCATTCACAAACTCGGAGGGATTGTCCAAGGGATAGCCTGCAGAGAGCTGGGCCGCACGGTACAGCACCCGGAGTTCAGGGGCAATCGTGGTGGGCTCCACTTTCTCCTCAAACAACCTCCTGTACTTTTGGACAAGAGGATGGGTTGCATTGAGTTCCCAGATTTTCTTACCCTTCATCCAGGACATGGTTGTAAGATCCGTGAGGGGTTGGGCCATCATGATTTTTTCCATGTTCCCCGTCCATCCAAACTTGGAGGCCACCACACAACATGCCGAGGCCGTAGGTGTGGTCAGCGACACCGAGATGCACACCTTTTCCAGACCACTGTCTGCCAAGGTCTCCTTGACCCAGGTACAAAATTCTTCGAGCTTCTCCTCGGTGCCATCCGACCAGGGAACGACGTGCTCCTTGGAAATATTGACCAGCTCGTGCTCCCCAAACTTTTGAACCCGCTGGAGCATAAACTCGTCCAGGGGCTCCTTGAAAAGAAGCACCCGATAACCCTTTTCCGTGTACAGCTTGGAAAATACACCATTCTCTGCATCGGGACCCGTTGCAAAATAAATGGGTACGGGCTTGGCCTCGGTAGTCGTCTCGGTGGTCGATTCTCCACTAGAGGTCGACGAGTCTCCAGTAGAGGTCGACGAGTCTCCAGTAGAGGTCGACGAGTCTCCAGTAGAGGTCGACGAGTCTCCAGTAGAGGTCTCCTCCGTAGTAGTAGTACTAGGCTTTGCAAGATCCACATACTCGTCCAGAGACAGAATACCCTCGTGATTGGTACAAGGTAGGCGGAGGAAACGAAGCAGGGACGAATCACCGTCGTGGATACCGAGCTTGACATTCCGTTGGAACGCATTGTAAAACGTATTGTACTTTTCCGTCTCGTCCTCAAGCAGCGTGGTGAGCATGTTCAGAATCTGTTTCTTGATCTGATTTTTCATAGCCTTGAGCACCTTGGTCTCCTGGAGCATCTCACGGGACACATTCAGGGGAAGGTCGGGACTGTCAATCACACCGACCACGAAATTCATCCAATCGGGGAGCATCTCCTTTTCCAGCTCGTGGAGCACCAGCACGTTTTTCACGTACAGGCGGATACGACGCTTCTCCCGCTGACGCTCTCCGAGCATATCAAAGGGTGCACGCTTCGGGATAAACAGGATACCACGAAACTCAAAGGCTCCCTCGGTTCGAAAGTGCTTATAGTACAAGGGACCCTCGTGATCCTTGGACAGCGTCTTGTACAGCGCCTCGTAATCCTCGGCGGGAACGTCGGAGGGTGCCAGGGACCACACGGGCTTGTCTCCATTGACCACCTCCCATTCCTGGATCGTCTTTTTCTCCGTCTTGGGCGTCTTGGTCTCCTCCGCCTTGGTTTCGTCTTCCTCCTCCACCTCCTCCACCTTGGTTTCCCCCTTGTCGTCCTCTTCCTCGACCACGTCTTCTTCAATGGGTACCTCGATTTCCTTGGACACGTAGAGCTCGACGGGGTAGGTGATAAACGAGCTGTGGGTCTGAATGATGCGGCGGAGAGAGGCTTCCTCGAGGTATTCACCCGCATCGTCTTTCATGGTGAGAAGAATGCGGGTGCCATGGCCTTGTTCAAAAGACGTCTCGGGAGATTCTTCCAGGGTATAAAATTGCTGGGCGTCGCTGGACCACTTGTAGGCGGGGCATCCCTGCTTTTGGGTGTACACCTCGACTTGATCGGCCACCAAAAACACCGAGTAGAATCCCACACCAAACTGACCAATCTGCTCGGATTTCTCTTGGAGCGTCTGGATGAATTGCTTGGTACCCGAACGCGCAATCGTGGAAAGATTCTCCACCAAATCCTCCCGGGACATGCCAATACCGGTATCCTCCAAGACAAGCTTCTTGTCGTCCACTTGTAGACGGATGCGGTACAACTGTCCGGTCTTGGAGGCAATCAGATCGGTGTGGCGTTGTTTATCCAGGGCATCGGAGGCGTTGCTAATGATTTCCCGGAGAAACACGTCGCGGTTGCTATAAAACGCGTGGATGATGAGGTTCATCAACTCACTAATGTCGGCCTGAAATTCAAGTTTTTCCACCATGATGGATATATTTTTTTTTGATTAGTAATATCAAAACATTAAATCCATTTCAATTTTTTTGAGAAACAAGAGAAAAATGATAAACAAGGTGATTGCGTCCATGCTCCGCTTTTTTCACGCCCTTTTCTGGCTCCTACTTTTTGGGGGCATTCTCCTCAGCCACAGCCTCCGTGTCTCGACCCTCTGTACCGTGCTTGTCTTGATGGGCATCCTCTTGTGGGATATCCTGGGATATTGCTTTATCAGCATTTGGGAAAACCAGTTTGATCCTCCTCGGTATGATGAATCCGAAAAAGCAGAGGAAAAGCGTGTGGACGATGCCAGTGTCCTCGAGAGATACAATATACCCTTGGCCGGTGCCATGGGCCACGCCTTTAAATTTTTTATTTATCTGGTGCTTTTTGTAGGTTTATTCCGCATCTATGGATTTTTACAATCTGTCCCACCTAAAAACCTAGCCTAGGCATTATTGTCCTCCATATTAAATATTTCCATCTCCTCACGAATCTGTTGTTGGATGGCGTTTCGTCGGTGTTGTTGCTGCTGTTGCTGTTGCTGACGTCGTCGTTGTTCGTTCATGGTATAATTTATTCGTCGATTCGCCTCGGCGTGTCGCTCGCGTTCTTGTAATTTACGGAGCCTTTTCATCTGGCGTCGAAGAATACGGGAATCCAAATACGAATCGTCCAAAGGGTTGAGGAAATAAAGAGGAGGGATCACTGTATAGGTATCGAGGCTTACCCCACCCCTGAAACGATGGGGATCCTCACGGTCCGGAAGTCCGGGGATCCTGGTTCGACAAAAGGGACAGAGAGGGACGACTAATAGTTCCAGACAATACTTACACATGCGGTTGCGGTTCTGACAGCATGGTAAATCGTAAAACTTTTCGGTCGACACCTCGTAAAAACAGATGCCACATTCCTCCATTTATTATTTTTTGAAACAAAATTTTTTTTCCACGGCATTTAAAAAATTTTAGTTGCTAGACTAAATGCAATTTCGTTTTTGGTTGGTGGCGTCCATCTTGGGCTTGGCGGTTTCTTCCGGCGCGTTTCTCGTCCTTCCACCACAATATCACGGCCATTGGGTGATTCCCCACCACTCGGATGGATCGTTCCATGTCGACGCCGATTCCGTCACGGCGCGGTTTCGTTCGGCAGAGCTGAAACTGAGACCTCTTTCCTTGGAAAAAAACGAGGACGAGGTTGCTGTTTTCCTCTCCGATGTGGAGGTGGTGCAACGGCCTTCTACCCTGGACATTCGATCGGTGTGGAAAAATATCGGATATTTTTATGCGGTGCGCAAGCACGGTATTCACCTTCACACCCATTTATTGGAATCCAACGTTCTCCGAGTGCGGTGGAACATTCATTCCAAGTATTCCGGAGACGTGACGCTACGGCGCTCCGAACCCGTAAAAAATGAAGAGGCTACGGAAAAAATACTATAGTAGAGTAAAAAAACAAAACATGCAGTGGCGTCCTTGGCAAGCTCAATTTCTACAATGGATATCCACGCAACCACGAGAGGGTATCATCAATTTATACGGTGGTCCTCATGGCAAAACGTTTCTATCCCATCACCACGGTCGAAATGATACCGTGTTTCTACCCGACAAGGACGATGTTTTCGTCGATACCGAAACCTTGAAAGAATGGAGAGGAAAAAGGGTCGTGTGGATCTCCACTTTTCCCGTGGAATCTAACCGCTTTGGCGGCGACATTCCCATTGTGTACTATGATATAGACACCACCAACGTTTAACGTCGGAGCATGCTCGATTTTAATTTTTTTTTTATTGTGGATAAAAAAAAACAAATGCTCCTCCCCTTGTTGTTGTGGGGACCGCTGTCTTTGTATTTATGGACTCGATGGAGTTTTGCCCGGTGCGGAGGCGGTTCCCACCTCTTGTTTTTATTATGTGAAACCGTGGTGTTGCTCGTGGGATGTATCAATACTCATGTGCTCGTGGAAGGAACATTGCGCTACGAAAAACAGCAAAAGGAAATGGAACATGTTGAATGGTCCGAGGTGGAGGAAATGGGTGAAATACCCCATGTACTCGTCATTCTTCCCACCTATCATGAAGGCGTTGGTGTGCTAGAAAAAACGCTGGATGCCGTCGAACGTCTCGATTATCCCCGTCAACGTCTCACAGTGGTGGTGGGCGACGATGGGAAAGACAACCACGTCCAAGAATTTGTACAAACTCGGTACCCCTCCTTTTTCTATCATCGGAGAATGCTGATCCAGGGACACGCCAAGGCTGGAAATGTCAATGATATCCTGTTTGCGTCGGAAGATACGACGCAGGACTTTCTCCATCATCTCCTGTACCCGGGAGACTATGTGCTCCTCCTCGACTGCGACATGATCCCCGAGCCCGATATTCTCACCCAGTTGCTCCCCCTGTTTTGGGAAAAATCCTCCACGTCGGGCGCTCTGGAAAAAAAGGACCACTGTGCCTTTGTCCAATCCCCCCAGGCCTTTTACAATATTGATGGAAAAGATTGGTTGGGACAGCATTACCTCTTTTTTTACCATGTGGTTTTGAAAGCCTATAGTGGATTTTCACTGGGGGTTCCCTGTTGTGGAACCAATGTCGTGTTCCATCGTCCAGCACTCTTGGAAATTGGTGGATTCCAATATGGCAGTGTGACGGAAGATTTCAACACCTCGTTGCTCCTCCACTCCCAGGGGTGGGTGTCCAAGTATTCCACGGGAAAAACCGCCGTGGGCATGGCGCCTCTGTCTCTCGTCGAGTTTTATCATCAACGAAAACGGTGGTCCACGGGCGGTCTTCAGATTGTGTTTTCCTCTCACTACTGGGAACGAGTTCGACGGCTTCCCCTCGTGTACCAATGGATTTACACCTTTTCGGGAGCGTCCCCCTTTCTCGCCCTCTTTTTGTTGGTGTTGATGCTGGGTCCCGTTGTCGATTTGTTTTTCTCCCCTCGCCACACTACCACCACCACCTTTTTATGTTCTCTTTCCACTACGAGGTATCTGACTTTTTTCTTGCCGTATGCCGCGGTGTATATGGCCTGTCTTTTCTACCTCCATCGACACCTGTCATGGAGAGTGGTCATCACCTCGATGCAAGAAACTCTGTTTATGGTGTTCTTGTCGCTGCGGTTTCTCGCCAGTTTTGTTCGGAAAAAGCTGGGCTTTCGAACGTTTACGTTTAAAATTACCAAAAAAACATTGGACCATGACGACGCACCCAAAGAACGTCTCTCCACTTTTTTTATCCTCCTTCCTTTTCTCTTGTACGATGCCAGTGCGGTCGCGGCCATGATACGACGGTTTTTGATTCAACGGGATGGCGCCTTTTACGTCGATTCGATATGGATCTGTCTTATCCTAGCACAGATAGCCCCGGTGCTTTTCTATGTCCACCAAGAAAGGTGGAGTCCCTAAAGGAAGGATACCGTTTTTTGTTGTGGTGAGGAAGCATATTTTTGAAAAAATGAAAATCACAAAAAGTAGGCCAGTGCATCGATTCTATTCTATCCACACACAAGAGAAAATTAAAAAAGAATTTAAATAGTTTGTCGACTTTTAACAAAAAAGAGGATGGAAAAAGAAAAGGTGGTGTTTTTGTTGGATGCGGCGGCCATGGGGTTGGCATTTTTTACCATCTTTTTCAAGTCCTTTCAGATTATACCGAGTCAACGATTTATTCACTATCTGCTCGGTTTTGTTTGCGGAAGTTCCGCCATTTGTTATTTCATGATGATGGATAATATTCTTCTTGTCGAGGCGGGGGATGGACATTCCATTCAGGGAGCGCAATATCTGGATTGGATCGTCACCACACCTACCATGCTCGTGGTGGTTGGTCTCATGGGCCGATTTCCCCATCCCAGTATTTTTGGCTTGTGTTGTCTGGATATTTTTATGAATGTTTGTGGTCTCTTGGGAGAATATACCTCGGGTATCCGTCGATGGGTGTATTTCATCATGGGCTGTTTTTTCTTTGTTCCTCAATGGGTCTTTTTCTTGCTGGATTTTGACTATGCATTGATGAAGGAATATTTTGGGGACGAGGTGGCCCAAAAATATTTCTTCTGGGGGCAGTGTATTTTTTTATCCAGGCTCGGTTTCCCAGTGATCTGGGTCTTGCAAATGGCCCAACTGATTTCTTATTTCACCTCTCTGGTGTTATTCAGCGTCATGGCTATGATTGCCAAGATTGGTTTGTGTGCGTGGGTCATGCTATGTCTCCAAGAGGAGTTTCCCGAGGATTCTCCGTGTCAGACACCTCCCCACTTGGAGCAGGAGAATGCTCTCTCGGTGGTCCGTTTAAGCAAAACGAATTCCACCCAATCGACTCCTCCAAGGTCATGAGATAGACGTAGCGGCCAGTCATGGTCATGACCAGCGTGGCCACGACCGCGTTGGAAGCTATCATGATGGTATCGTGTCGTAGCACCCCGTAGACGATCCAGCAGGAGACGCCGGTAAAGTGGATCATCATCATGGCGGGAGAAACGCCGCGGATCTCGGTGGTGCGGTACATTTTAATCACCTGGGGAAAAAAAGAACACGTTGTCCCCAAGGCACCCAGCCATCCAAAGATATTACTGGTCATTTATTTGCTATGTATTCTCTAGGCAATATATTATTATTTCTTGACCGTTGTCCTCATCAAGAGGATCACGACCAGAATGACAAACACAATCACCAAAAACCATATCCAACCCACAAGGTTTTGTTGGGTCGCGCCACACGAATCACAATAAAATTCAATCTGAGGTGTGGAAATGGTTTTGTGTTGGACATTTACACCCACCAAGGCATAAAATTGTTCCAGCGTTCGTTCGGTGCCCTGGCCGTATAGGACCATGCTCTCCCGCATTTTCTTGTCCTTGATCTTGTGGGGTTCCATCGGGATCAAACCCGTCAACATCTTGACCTTGAGATGCACCTGGTCGGTTTGGAGACGATGGTCGTCCCAAAACTTGGGCTCTCCCTTGCGTGTATAGGCGTGATAGACGAGATTGGCGTTGGGGGTGTACACATCCCATCCATGGGTAAAACACCGTGTGGAAAACAAGATTTCTTCCCCGGTAAAAAGAAAGGGGAGATGGGGATCAAAAGGCACTTGGTCCAACAAGGCACCACGGGCCAGTACAAACCCACCCGCTGTAAAGGCGTTGCGTCGGGGAACAGCACCTGGTTTCTTGAACACGGCGCCGTGGAAACTGAGAATCCCGTCGTCGTTGAAAAAACACTTTGTAATGTGGGTCACCTTGTCCTCTTTTCCAGGGTGGGCCTTGTAGTCCTTGAATTCAGGTGGGTAGTGGGAGAGAATGACTTTTTGGGAGGGTGTATTCTCCTCCACGAGTTGAAGCATGTCGATCGCCTTTTCATCCCAATCCTGCACAAACAGGCAATGGGAATCAATCTGCATGAAAAAATCCTCGTCCTTGTACATTTGGGCACACAGGTACCGGGCATAGGTGGGTCCCTTGGCTTGCTGATAACCCAACCGCAGCATACGAACATTGCCGCGGTACGATTCCTCGAGCCGATGCAAACAATCCTTGTCGCCCTTTTTGTTTTGCTGGCACAGACCTACAAAGACCCTTTCGGGGTGCTTGGCCATTTTGAACAAATGCCCGAGGGTGTCGATACACAGCGCGTCCCGATACGAAGCGATGGATACGAAAATTTTATTTTCTCTCATTTTATTAGAAAAAATAAAATTTTGTTGGTAGGACATGAGTCGCCCCAACGTATTTGCCAATCCTGCGTCCTGGGGTCCTCCCGCCTGGATCTTTCTTCATTGCGTGTCTTTCACCTACCCCAAAAATCCCACCAAGGAGGACAAGGCGCACTACCGTGCCTTGTTTGAATCCCTGGCGTACACCCTCCCCTGTACCTTGTGCCAGACCGAGTACCGTCAATGGCTCCAAGCCCACCCTGTGGGGCCTCATTTGTCCTCTCGAAAAAAACTCAGCCTGTGGCTCATCCAGCTCCATAATAACGTCAACCTGAAAAAGAACAAGTCGGTCGTGCCTACAGAAGCTGCGGCGCTTGCGAGGATACGCAGACAATGCAAGAAAGCCCATCAGGGTGGAGACGACGACAAAAGAAAATAGCTTTTATAAACGACTTTCAAGGGAATGCCAAGGTCGACCTGTTGAAAACGGTCGTGGAGAGGCCGGGTGGGAGCCTTTCCCTCTTGTTCCAACACCCACAAAATGTAGTGGTGGATTTGGAAAGGAGGCGGGTGCGGTCCCGTGTAGGGCAACAACACCTTGCCCTTGACAATGTCGTCCCCTGGGATATTGACCACCAACCAATGGATCTTGGTTCCTCCCACCGCCTCGGGATCAAACAAAATCAGTGTATATTTCTTGCGTGCATCATGCCTGTATTTCACCGTGGGCGCCGTGGCGGTTTCCTTGAGCGACATCCATTTTCCCGGTACCATTATTTATTATTTTCTATTTTTTTTAATCATTGGAATGAAAAAAAACTGGCCACCTCAAAATATCCACTCGGCCGCCTTTTCTCGGTATTGCTGGGCATCGTAATACTGAGCAAACTGGGTATCGCTCACCTCGATATTCTTGTACAGAGGACACTGGTGGTGCTGCACCAAAAACGTGTATGGACCCCGCTTTTCTTGGCGGATCTGAATCTTGTCCCGGAGTCCCGGGGCGCACGAATACACCACCACCTCATCGGCCGTGTTTTCCTCGATATTTTGGGGACCCACGATCCACCAATCATGCGCCACCTTGTCATCATAGGCTTGACGGGTCAAACCGATGCGTTCCCGTTCCTTTTCAATGAGCTGGTCATTAATGACATCGTGCATATGAAACGAGGTCCGAATCTTTTCCATATCACCCCGCAGGGAAAAGCTCATTTGGTGCTGCATGCCAATCGAGTGAGGAACCACCATGCGCACATTACATGCCTGGAACAAGACAAAGGCCATGCTCATGAAATTCTCCGCGAGGCAGTGCACCCGGATTCCTTGAGCCTGCAACGCCTCCAAATATTGGAGGAGGTAGGAACCGGCGTGGACCGAACCCCCGGGACTATTGATAAAGAGGGTGATTTTTCCCGTGGAATTCATCGTGTCGAGGACATGGGGATCATTCAATTGGTAAATGACAGAATCGGTCAGACTCGTGGTGATGGGACCCATGACGGGTACAAAATGATATTCTTCCAAGACAATATGTTTTGTGGCCAATACGGCGGTCGACCAACACCCAAAGGAAAGGGCCGCGGAGAACCACGACCAAAATTTCATCTCTCTATGAGTAGCAAGATTATTCTTTTTTTCCACAAAATTTTCTTATTTTTTGCAAGGGAGCCTACAGGGTATCGATTTCGTATACTCTACCCTCTACACGCACTTTCAAAGGTTTATTCAGCTTTCCTGCGTCATTGGTGGCAGAAACCCCCACCCCCATGGCCAAGGTTTGTCCCTTTTTAATCTTGATGGACAAGCGCTTGTTGATTTCCTCAAAAGCGCTCCTACAGATCCGGCGGTACTGTACATCCAAAAATTCGGGGAAACAGCAGTTTGCCATCGTATTTACAGCGGGTGGATGATGCACCTTGTGGAGCACAAAAAGAATCGACCGATATTGGGGAAGGTACTCGTACAGCGGATGGATGACCGCCACCTCGGACCACTCGTCGGGAAACCATTTGGGAAAAGATCCTAGAAACGCCCACAAATGAGGGACACACAGCTTGGCGGGATCCAGCGTCGTACCCGCCACATAGATACGGGACATGCCTTGCACTTGCAGCTCTAGTTTTTTTTCCGGGTGGTCCCTCATCTCGGACACCAGTTGAGTCAAGGTGGTGATGCCTCGACAACGATCGGCCAACGAGGCTGGATTTTTTTTCGGTTTGACCACCCCCAGCATGTCTTGAAACGCGGCCATGGAAGACGACGTGCATGTTTCCTGAGAACGACACGAAATGGCATGAGGCAACGCGGCGGCTTCCTCCATGGTCAGCACACGATTGGAAAATTCACCCAGGGTGGCCATGGCATTCTCCACCTGTCCCTTGGTCGGTGCCGCTGTAGGCCGTTGGTAATTCAGAGGGCTCATTCGGTCGGAAATCATACGGATCATGGCCTTTTTATCCACCGCCTTGTCCATCAGGGGAATCACGTGGCCATGTGCCTGCTGGATCACCGGTGAGACGGCACCCGAACGTCCATCGGGGTGAATCGACGTCCACAAAAGCATCTCGGCACATAGCAACCACATTTGCGCCTTGGTCCGCTGGTGGGGTAGCTTTCCCTCTTTTTCAAAAGAGTCGGCGACGCGCAAGAGCCATTGAACCGAAGGGGCTAGATGATTTCCGTAGACCGATTCCGAGAGGGCACTTTCCACGATCCGAAGGGATTCTTGGAGACGGGTGATTTTTTCCAAAGGCGTTCCAGGACCATCCTTGGGCAACAGGGTATCCAAAAGCTGGGGGAGCAGGGAGGAGCAGTACCGCTGAAACGCCTTTTCCAGGAGCTTGGCTTCCGTGGACGAAATTTCACTCCTCTTGTCCTCGGGGATGCAAATGTGGTAGTGACGGAAAGGTTGGGAACACGAAATTTCCATCCCTTCCTTTTCAGCGTATCCTTCGACATGGCTGCCCACGAGTACCGAGAGACCGACAATAGGGGTGGTGCACAGTTGTTCATTGGCCTGGTAGAGCGGTGCGTAGGAATCGTCCAACAAGGTGGAAGAGACTAGAAAAAGAGGCATCGTACGTCCTTTTTTATCGGGGATGGAGAGACGACCCAACCGCTTGCTCCGGGAGATGCACGTGTTGCATCGATGTCGTTGATGGATCATGTCGAGGAATGCATCAGTGTTTCCCCCATGCCGCAGCGCCACGGTGATTTTTTTTCCCTCCGCGGTCGTCAGTTGGGGCAGCGGGTGCTGGGTCTTGTCGGCAATGATGCGGAGCGCCTCGTGGTAGTGCATGGTTGTCTGTTGTCTGTGGTGATAATTCTGTCGTAGTAGGGTTATAAAAAGAGTCTTTTTATACAGTGTTTGCAGAGAGAGTGGAAAAATCACAGGTGGATTTCAGTTTTTTTATCAATCAATAAAATTTTATATGGTGTACAATAGTAGAGATGATGATGAATCCCTGTTGTCACTGTTGTTGCGAACCAGAAAAACCGATTGTGGTGGTTTTTGCAAATGAAAATGAAGTGGATGAAAGGTTTTATACGAATCCTTATTGTCAAGTGGTTATTACTGGTGTGGGTAAAATCAATGCTAGTATTTTTAGTTTGTTGACATTGTTGAAACGAAAAACAATGCCTGCCTTGTTATTAAATTTAGGAACATGTGGAAGTTTTACTTTTCCACAAGGTTCGATTGTCCAGTGTTTTACATTATACCAATATGATATGAATGCCACACAAGCAGATTTGCCTCTTGGTTTAACACCTTATGAAACCTATATCAACATCAATGTGTATGATGAAAAATTGGATATAACAAAGAATCCAAAAGAAAATGTTATTCCCGGTATTTTATTTTGTGGGGATGTATTTGTCACCAAAGAATCCTATGTATACACAACACCGGTGATTGTGAATGGGATCAGTGCAAATGATACCACGGAACCATTAATATTTTCTTTCGAAGGTTATGAATTGGGTAAAATTTCGAAACTATTAAACCTTCCGTATGCTTGTGTAAAAATTGTAAGCGACAATGGGAGTGTAACCAATTATTTGGAATATTTAAAAATTGCCAGACCAAAATTATACAGTATTTATAAAATTTTCCAATCGATTGTCATTAAAAATAGGACAATCGAATCAAAATGTCATACCCATCATTTCCCACAATGTTAGTGGCCACATAATAATTTATATTAAAATTTGTTTCACTAAAACGGGACGCATACCCAAACGGTTTTTTTAATCGGCTGGTAAGGACCATTGACATTTCTTTACGAGAAGCATGATTGGGAACATCTTCAAAAAAAATAGCCTTGGGATTGGTGGGTGTAGTATCATTTGGATCGGTCGGTGGGGGAGTGTTGGAACCACATAATAAAATAATTGTATTTTTGGATTGCGAGGTGGATTGGAAAACGACATTGGATATATCTGTATGTTCCGGATTAAAAGGATACGGAGGTTTATCAATATTTAATGAATAAACGGGTTCCTCGGAAGGTTCAGTGTACGTGTAATTGGATTGAAGGATGCTTTGAACAATTGTATAAGATAAAGACAACTTGGGAATACTGGGATTATAAGTTTGGACATTTAAAAATACAATTCCTCCATTGGTACTCATTAATACTCTTTTGCCGAATCCAGGAATATTATTTTCGCAACAAAAACGATTCGATATTCTTTCCCATATACGATCCAATAATTCAACATCTTCCTGAGTTTGTGTGTAAGGAGATAATAAAAATTGGATCGTCATTGGATCGGCTAAAATTTCTTTTTTTAATATATTCAATTGTTGTCCAATTTCATAAAAACTAATTCCCAATAATGATAATTTTTCACGAGGAAGTTCGCACAAAGATACCATTTTTTACTTTTTATTCCATGAATAAAAAAATTTTTGCATTTTATAAAATGAGCACACCCATTAAAATTACGAATCCGTGTGCGGAAAAAGTCAACTTTCCCCACTTTGGTGCCGGTCCCGTTCCCTTTGAAACCATTGCGGGACCCTGTACACCCCTCTACTCCCGTGAAAAAAAAGTTAGTGAAATGCCGTCGGAATGTTTGCAATGCATTTATGACGATCTCGAAGAAAATCAAGGCGGGGTCAACAATTGCAACGACATTTGCACCCCTCTGCGCTGCCCCGATCCATGGGCCCAGCGCGATCAGACCTACCGTCCCACGAAACAAGAATGGTGCGATCTGGCCAAATGCGTCGAGGGCCAGCGCAAGTTTGATAGCGCCGACAGCCGATGCAAAAATCCGTGTCGTCTGTTGGATGCCGTGCTGTTTGACCAGGGCAAACTCACGTCCAAGGATTATTGCGGGTAATAAAAAAAAGTTTTTTTTTTTTGATGATAGAAAAGAAAACATGACCAAACTTTACCAAGTCATCGATGTGATGACCACCACCGGAAAAAAAAAAACAGAATCCATGGACAAAATTTCGAGTTCCAGTCCTTCGGGCGCGGCCAGCAAAGCCATGACCAAGATTTGCAAGATGCAAAAAACCACCGGCAACTGTTGTCGCATCATTACGATTCGTGATGCAATGACGCTAAAGGTGTATTCCTACAAGGTCTCCCGGGAACGTGTCGACAAGGTGGTCATGCGGGATGGTGTCCCCATCCTCTACAAGTATTCCACGGTGGTGCGTGCCATGAAATGATTTGGATTTCAAATCAGCACGACACATGGGACAGGTGGCGGATTTTAACAGCCATTGACGGACACAGGGTTGGTGGTAATAATTATGTTTGCAGGGACAAGAAAGGGTATAGGGACCATGCTCGGGAGAAAAAGGTTCCATACAGACTACACAATCTCCACACTCTGGAGGGTTGCCCTTGATTTCCACCAAGAATCGGTCCAGCCATTGAGAAAAATCTTGGGACGTGTACCGGACTTCCTGGACGGCCTGGCGGACGTGTCGGAGGTAAAAATACAAGTACACGGAATAGAACAACGACAGGCTCAGCAGGCTCGCCACGAGCCACGACGCCTTGCCAAAATAGACCAAAAAAAACATTCCTACGCCGTAGACATAGCAGAGACGTTCTGTGGAATAGGAATTATTGACGATCCGCATCTCTCCTTGGTATTCTTTTATGAAAGAAAAGAATATTTTATTATTATCTTGTTGGTACACCATTTTTTTTTCTCTAGAGGGTGGTGGGAACCACGTTTCCTTCTACAATAGTGGCACCACCAGTACTATTGTTTCCAAAAAGTGCACTGGAAGGAGCGGTAAGAATGGTATTCACACCTTTCGAAAATGCATCACTAAAAGTACCCGTGAGTTGGCTCACACCAAGAGGTCCCTGAAGAGTGCCATCATCATGCGCTAACATCATAGCATCGGCCGATCCACCCGACATGGAGATACTGGATCCATTGGATGATTGAATAACAGGCCCATTGAGTGTTGTTGCTTGCAGAATTGCCTGGCTTAATGCTGAATTATTCAAACCATAACCCATACCATTTTCATTCTTAATTTGCACATTCACGTTGGAAGTTGCATTGGTATTTTCATAGTAAACAGCAGCGCCCATAGTCCTGGTTTGGACGGTAACACCGGTCTTATCCACTTCGGCTGGGACAGTGCCTTCTTTACTCACGATATTCATAGTGTTCACATCGGTATGTGGTGCACCGTCGGGTGTCATACTTGTAAGGCTACCCTGTTGGAGGGAATATAATTCTCTCTGATTACCACCTGAATCGACATTGAACATGGATTGGTAAGGGTTGGTGGAAACAGCATTCACAGCGGAATAGGTGACACCTATAGTGGGACTATTTCCAGAACTATCCATCTTGGACATTGAGTTTAACAGTTGTCCCGCAAAGGAAACCTGTCCCGCGGTAAACGTTCTAACATTAGAAGGGCCTTCGGCTTGAATGTTTTGGGAGACATTTCCTACCACATCAAAGTTGTTGCTATTTCCCGTCGTTATACTACTATTTTCACAAGCTAGGATGGACTGATTGTTTCCATCCGATTCTAATAGACTCCCAATCTTAAAGGATCGGCAATTTCCTGAACCGCTTACATTTATATTGTGGAATGTTGACGTACCCGACACATCCTGTACAGTGCTCAATCTAGCCACGTCATTGATGGTATGCGAGCCGTTTTCTCCTGTCATGGTCACATCCCTGCAATTGCCTCCCATTCTAACAAGCTTATCAATCGAAGCAACAGGCAGTGAAAGGTTGGTGGGTCCAGGCACCGTGGGATCTGAATTTCCAACGATTTGTGTATGGTAAAAGCTTGCGTCGGTAGCTGAACCCGCCGCAATTTGTCCCGTTGCAATACTGGTTTGTGTAGAAGAATCCATGAGTTGTTGGTCAAAACCTTGACCGTCGGACTGTAGTATCCTGTTGCCCACATTGTGGGTATGGGATCCTTCGTGTTGAAGTTGAATTTTCTCCGCAACGGGTGGCATAGAATCCTCCGTCAGTTTCTTGGCCATAAGAGTTCCCGCGTTTTCGTTCCTAATGAAATTAGCTTGGTCTATCACCATTGTAAGTGTGGTGGCAGCACCTTGGGTAGAAGAGTTGGTTTTGAAATTTCCGACATCACTCTTTGACACGGTTGCCAACCCCATGAGTTCTATGCTATGTGCCGCGGTTTCGCTGAGTGCCACCACGGTTTGCCCGGCTGTACTATTGATTTCAGAAGACGCACCACTATATGTTTCCTTAATCGCTGGCATATCGGTGAGAGCGGGCTGTATGTACGTGTTGGAAGTGCCATTTTTGATACCTGAAGATGCACCGTCTACCGCTCGAGACAAGGGGGTTCCGTCGACAGTGAATGTATTATTTTGGGTAGATTCCGTGTATCCGACGTTTGTCAAAAGTTGTTCAACACCCGTGCTTCCGGGTTGGAGAATATTTATCGTATTATCTTTTTGGACGATTTTTAAATTGGGTTGATCCGTCATGGAGATGGCAATACCCGTGACCGGTGTACCACCCGAAACGTCCGTGGAGGGATATACGGTTAGATCCAAATTAGACACGTTGATTGTTTTGGTTGCGGGTGGTGCGGTGGCGTCAGTACTTTCCATCTTTGATGTTGGTTTGTTTTTGCTGAGGTCTATAGCATTTGCACCACCAGAAACACCAGTAGGAGGAGCGTTTAAATAAATCGTACCACCAAAGGAGGCATTTGTATTTCCATTTCCAGTATTGACACCGATAAAAGGAGCCTGTGAAATATCTGCGTTTTCCAAGTTGTTTTCGGCCACAATATGAGTTATATCCATGTTGGCGTTGTCCTCGGCCTGGTGATCTGCAAGTTGGCATGCGTCCACGGTCGAACCCGTTGCGTTAAGTGTAAAAGAGGAATCATTCATGGACATGGTTTTGATGGCGGGACATATAGTACTATTCCCGGAAATATCGGGCAGGGCGGCATAGCCGGCTTTTGCTGGTGGAACGGACGTCAAGGTTGGCTCCATCAAGGAAGCACTAGCTGTTGCCCCATCCATGGTCATATATTGCATCACGGGTCCTCCTTCGTTGGACAATGTAGAATTCGTAGCCTTTGTTTTCGAGACCGCATCCTGTGCTGCCGTTAATTGATAAGCGGCTACCGTCGATTTCTGATCGAGTTCCGCATTGGTGGATGAAACACTATGTTGTCCACCTTCAAGCATCATTTCTCTACTGGGGACATCAATAAGTTCGGAATTCGAACTTGTGTGATTGGCCCAATTTTCGTTCAGTTGGCCAGCCTTTTGTGTCCAATTCTTGTTCTGCCCGCAGTCCGTAAGGTATGTACTTCCTGTGCTAGAAAATTTAACCTTGCCTCCATCATTGTAAAGATAAGAAACAATATTCCTACCTCCACTCACATCCACACAGCCCTCCGCCTTGTAAGCCTCGACAGTATTATCAGTTGCTTTGACGGAAAGGTTGGCATTTTCTGACGCTATGTAGCCCACTGTTGATGCTCCCGAACCTGTATTGGTAAAATTATTATTGGATTTCGTTTCCTTGACGAGGGTATCACCGCTTGCCTCGAGCTTGTTCATAATACCGTCGGAAACTTGTCCAATGTCGGTGTTGCCGGTTTTCGTACTGTCCACTTGCGCCTGGCCGGATACGACTTTACTATTTAAAGAGTTGGTGGTCGGTAAGAGTTGTTTGCTGCTTTGGTTGGTACTCGTCTCTTTCAAGGATGCCGTATCGGTCACAATGGTATCTTCCACCATTCCTGTTTTGGTTGTGTTGGTGATGTCCGTAAGGGTACTGTCCACTTTCGCATCCTCCATGACTACTTTTTGGACCGACGTGGCGCTATCGGTGGTGATCGTTCGGTCCGTATGGTTTCGTTCCGTCTTACTCGCACCCATCAGGGTATAAGAAAGAGCAGCGTTGGTGCTTCCGGACACATCTGTGGAACCATCGGGAAAAGCAAAGGCTACGCTGTTAAATTTTTCCTGGAAAGTACCAGCGCCCATGTTCACGACCTGGTACAAAGGAGTCTGCCCATCACTCTGACCGTTCACCTTCACATTGGCGGCCTCCAAGGAAGCAGTCCCGGCACTATCTTTTACAGTGGAAAAAGCGGTTTGCCCCGCAGGAGTGTTGAATATAACCCCATCGAGTTTGAGAGTCTCACCGTCGCCTGGCATAAAGGTCACTTGGCTATTCTGAGTGGAGGCTTCGAGGGCCGAGAAAGAGCTCGTACCCCCTGTACCGGTACCAATTTGAGCCGTTCCTGATAATTCAAAACCACTGGCTTCGGCAGTCAAACACCCGGGGCAATTACCAGATGCATCAGGCCTTGTACATGTACATCCACTTTTTAGCATGACCTTGTAGGATGGGTCTCTCATGGCCATGAGACCCGGTGAGATGAAATTGCCATACAACGTGCAATAGGAGGGACCGAGCCCCTTGAAAGACACTCCGCTGTACCAAACATAATTTTTTCCCGGTGTTCCAAACGTACCGCCTTCGACCATCTGGATAAGCACGGGACCTGTGGTTTGGACCGCGGTAATGGCCATATCCCAAGCCTCATCGAATGAGACGGTTGCGGCCTGGGAACCGGGTTCTCCACACAGTTTTGTGGCCGCTTTAGTGGGGCAAATGGTCGATTCATTGGATTTGCAATAAATAATGTTGTGGGATCGTTGAGTAAGAAAACGAGAACCTTGAACTTGGCAATCGGTAGAGGACATTTTTTTTTCTTGTCAGTTCTATTCTATAATAAGTGAAGAAAAAAAATATTTTTATCCACCCCAAGACAAAAAATAAAATTATAATCCATGATTGGCCCGAGTCGATTCTTTTTTTGTATCTTTATAGGCATTAGCACCGCCTTTGTTTCCATCCACCGTTTAGCGCTTCCCTTTTACTATCCCCTCAATACCGTGTCCGAGGCTCGGAAAAACAAGCTCTCCAAGCTGGAGATTTTTGGGCAGCCTCTGGTTTGCTACGACAATAAGAACGGGACCATTATCGTGCACAGCGATATATGTCCCCATCAGGGCGCGTCTCTGTCCAAGGGTTGGGTCAATGAAATGGGGAATCTACAGTGTCCCTACCACGGCTTTGAATTTTGTTCGGGCATGTTTTGCAAGATTCCCAATCCCATCCTGGAACCACGCCCTTTCCGGTCCAATACCAAACTGGCCGTTTTTCCCACATTGGAAAGGAATGGTATGCTCTTTCTTTCTCCCGTGTCTGTGGAAAATCCACCGCTACCAGAACCTTTTTTTCCACCGGAAGAGTACGATGTAAATTTCAGGGCGGTGGAGGGTTCCCGTATCGTGGATCAGAATCACATGACCGTGTGTGAAAATTTATTGGACATGCTCCACATTAGCTATGTCCACAGCTTTGGTAATTCCATCTCCCCGTTGCCCTACTCGATGAAAACGAGGAATATTTCGGAAACGAGTGGACGCACTGAATTCTTGTACCAACCCCGTGATTTTACCATTTCCGGCAAGGTCGGTCGTGTGTCCAAGGTCATTGTCCAAAATGAATATCATCTACCCACCAATACCATCACCCGGGTCATTGCGGGGGAGGTGATCAAGACGGTGTTTACACGCAGCCTGCCCCTCTCGAAAAACAAGACGCTATTGCTGTGGAAAGTGTACCGAAATTTTTGGGTGGATCCCTACATTCCCGAATTCTCGGCCCCGGGAGATTGGCTCATGTCCTACCTCATGAAATACACGGTCGAAGAGGATGTCCAGATGCTCACCAATGTCTATCCCCAACACCGCGAGGGTCCCCTGAAAACCAAGTACGATGTCACGATTAAAAATTTCCGAAATGCCGTCCAACAATGCCACCACCAACCTTTCCCAGTGCCCGAGAATTGCACCCAGAATTTCCTCCAAGCCTACCACGACTATGATATCTAAGTTTTTGAATCATTTCCATGAGTATTTAAGCATTTGGAAAAGAGGAACCAAAAAATGTCCAACAAAGACAAGAAAGAACCCCAAAAGGCTTCGGAGATTTTTGACAATCTCCGTGCCAAATTCATGGAACAGATGCCCGAGGAGGACCAAAAGGCGTACAAGCGTTTTGGAGAAAAATTTCATTCTTCCTTTAATGTGGACACGGGCGCACCCGTGGATCTGTCGACCATCAACATGGAGGAATCGCTGGCGTACGTGGTGGAGAGTTTGAAATCCGGTTTGCACCCCAAGTACCTGACCGAGGACGAGGTCATGATGCTCCGGGCCGGCTATGGGGACGAATGGTACAAAAATTGGGGGTATACCGCCAAGGATGTAATGGTTTAATATTCTATTCTCTTGCCCATGGATAGAAGGAATGTTTTCAAAAATCATCCTTGCCGAGACAAAGTCCAGTGAAATTGTCAAGGGTCCTCATCATACCGTATTGAAAAAAATATGGAACAAGGCTCTTTTCCAGAGAGAATTAGAAATTGCCCGTGTCCTCCGGAAACATCCATCCGATTTTATTCTTTCCCTGGTTTCTGTGGACCCGTTTTATCAAACGCTGGTGTATCCCGAAGCCGAGTGTGATCTTCATCAGTGGAGGAAACAATCCTATGAACCCGGGGTGTTGAAAAAATATTTTTTTCAAATCCTACAAGGTTTGTATGATTTGTATCGGTGCCGCGTGGAGCATTACGACATGAAACCAAAAAATATCCTTGTTTTTTCCGACGGTACGGTCAAAATCGCCGACTTTGGTCTGGCGGTGCATCGAGGCCGGGACTACCGAAAAAGAACAGGAACCTACGCCTACGCCGCTCCGGAATTGATTTGTCATCACGACCACTATGTACCCCACAGCATGGATGTGTACAGTACCAGCATCATGTTCCTCTACCTCTTGTTTCCCTCTTTCTACCAATCACAAAAACGTTTCCTGACCGCCTCGGAATATACCACACTCCATGACCGCGCGGATCTTTTTCTCCAGAACAGTGCCCACCCGACCCTGGCCCACTTGCTTCTCCAAGGCATGCACCCCGATCCGACTCAAAGAATGACGCTGCCGGTGTGGGTAGAGGAAACAAGAAAGTATTTGGATAGCACGTCGGATAATGAACCGTTATCTGGTGTATAGTGTTTTCACGGTGTTTTTGTGGTATTATTGTCCGACGCTGCTGTGTGATTCCTGTATTTTTGAACCGCCATTCGTAAAAAATCGTCCAGGTCCGCTCGATTCGGGGTGGTGGACGATACCGATGCCGCGGTGGCAGTACGAGCCGCTGTTGCCGCTCGAATGCGTTCCAACAAATCTTTTTCTGAAGGCAGGCGTGTCCACTTTCGTAGTACCAGACCCTCTTGATCCCCGTCCACGACAAGATAAGGAGGTTGGTAGGCATACCTCCGCATTTCCTGTGGATGAAACACATGGTTCCAGCGTATCACCTCGGGCAACGTCTCTTTCATGTCTCCCATCACCACATCCCCATTGTCGAGAAACAAGAGAAACGAGTCCATGTCCCCGTACACGTGTCGTACCGCCTTGTGATATTGTTGAGAAAAGTAGGTTTGTGTTCGGTAGACACGCACGGTGCCATCCGGAAAACCCAACATCAATTGCTTGGCGGGAACTGAAAAATGACATGCCGACACGGGCAAATGTATATCGTCATTTTCCAGTGTCATGTTGCGGTATATACCATCGGGGTGAAAGACGTGAAATACAAAATCGTTATCGAGGATGCCCACGGTATTTTCGGAAACGGCCACGTGATACACCTTGAACGGATACGAATGGATCATCCACCTTGGGGTGCCGACACGATGCACGCTCCGTGTTCCATCAATGCTCCACGAAACCAGAGAAAAATGTCCGTGGTAGTGGACAAAGGAGCATTTCCGGATAAAGGTGGGGTGAGCGACAGAGATCGGGTAGGGATAGCGGTGGACACGCATGGTCTTGGGATCGATGACGGCCATGTCGATGGAATGATCATTGTCGATAATGGAATAATGGGCCATGGCAATGTAGACCTGGTGGTTGTGGATACATACATCGAGGTCGGAGACGGTTGGACAATTTTTTTGAAAAACATCCTGAATACCTCCCTTGTCAATGTATCGATAATTTACTTTTTTGGTGGAAGGGTTGTAGTAGGTCATATGCTTGCCATGACAGGAAACATGCTGGACTTTTTCATTCTTGGAAAGAATCACCTTTTCCAAACCTCCTAATCGAGGAGAAGAAGACATGACGATCCACGCCAGTTTCCACAACATTATTTCTTTTCCTTTTTTCGTTTTTAAATATTACCGATATATACACTGTAGGCACTCGTTTTCGACTGGACGGCGATCGTACTGAGTGTAATGAGGGGATTCCGTGCAGGCGTCTTGTCCACGTTTTGAGGATTTTTGGCAAATTGAAGCAGGGAATCTTTAATTTGTTGGGGTGTGTACTGGGCGTATTGTGGTTGGGATAAGAGATTCACAATGGCGCTCACCACTACCGGAGTGGCCATGCTTGTCCCGCTCATCGTTTTGTAATTGTTTTGGAGAAATGTGCTGTCGACATTGGTTCCTGGTGCCCAGATATCGATTCCCGATCCATAATTGGAAAACGAAGCCATCCTGTTGGTGGTCAAATCATAGGCACCGACGGTGATGGCTTTTTCCATTCTTGCGGGACTCGAATTCACCGCATTCGTCGATTCATTTCCAGCGGCGACCACAACGGGCACTCCAAGATCGATGAGAGCACGGATGGCATCGTCGAGAGGTTGGAAAGGAGATCCTCCCAGGGACATGTTGACGACGGCGGGGGTGGTGGGATTCTTTTTTTTCCAGGTGGCTACGTACTGGACAGCGGCAATAATATCCGCATAGGAACCATTTCCTTGTCGATGGAGTACCTTGAGAGGAATCACGTTGGCCGAAGGCGCCCCTCCCATGATTCCTATTTTATTATCCCGTGCACCAATGATACCGGCGACGTGGGTACCATGGCCGTGATCATCGTTCCAGGCGGAAGCATCTTTCGAGGTGAAATTTTTTCCGAGCTGTTGGTTGACTTGGAGATCCGGATGGCTGGCAAGAATACCCGTGTCGATGACAAAGACATGAACATTCGGAGAAATGGGGGATTGGGAACCGTTGAGCTTGCCGATCCTCTTGAGAAAAGGTCCAAGGGTTTGGAAACTGTTATTGGCCTTGACTTTTACCTTTGCATTTTTCATGGGGTGAGCCTTTTGAATCGTGTTTCCATGCCGCTGTTGCAGCGTCTGCATCTCTTGAGGGGTGGCAAAACAACTGAAACCATTCATGACATCCTGATCGTAAATGTGATGAACCTTGACGCCCGAGGTGTCCATGTCCGACAAATGGCATCCCTCTTCTAGACACACGACCCATTCTTCTCGACATTCCGAGAGAGCCGATTTCAAGTGTTTCGTAAGGTGTCGAATCCAGTGTGTGTGTTTGTTTTGGATACAATGCTCGGAAACACAATTTCGAGAAATTCGGACAATCTTATCGCGGTGAATCTTGACACTAATGGTATTCTGGTCCGGAAATTGTACACTATGATGAAAAATATTGTTTGCTGCAAGTATTTCTGAAACGTGTGCAGAAATAATGTTTTCCATTTCTTTGTCGTCGTCTCCTTACCCTTGGACAAGAAAAAAAAAGGCGTCCTTTCCAATACTAGCGTTTTCCTCCAATACCAATGTCCACGAAACACGAAACCTATAAGCAAATTGTTGGATTAAAATTTTTCTTTTTTTTTTTACAAGAAAAAGAAAGAATGGACCGTATCCGACAGCTCAAACAACTCTATGATTCCAAAGACGCTCAATCCCTCAAAGCGTCTTGTAAAAACAGTTTTGTGAATCAGAAACAACAGGAGGTCCAGCAAGGTGATTCCCATCTCTTCCAGTCAGGAACAAGGCCTGTTTGTCCCCTGACCATGGAAAAAATCAATCGCAACGACCTGTACGTGGCGGACTGCCTGCATTGTTTTGACAAGGAGAGCATCCGCCAGTGGGTCGAAGTGCGGAAAAACCTGACCTGTCCTATCTGCCGCCAACACACCGTGGGTTTTAAAGTGGGCAATAAGTACTATCTCGCCAACCGTCATCTCAACTATTTTTCCAATAAAGAGATAAGTCTCGGTGGATGGGTCGCGCATACCGCGCGCGTGGCAAAAGAGGTCATCATCAATAATGACGCCCTGGTGTATGGAAACGCTCGAGTCAGCGGGAGTGCCCAGATCATGAACAAAGCCCACGTCTACGACAATGCTCGAGTGAAAGGCAACGCCAAGATCATGGACGATGCCCACGTGTTTGGGAATGCATCCGTCGTCGGAACCTCACAGGTTGCGGACAAGGCCCAGGTGTATGGGCGTGCACACGTGGAAAACTCGTCCGTCTTTGATGAGGCGCAGGTGTACGGAAACGCTCAGGTTCATGGAGATTCCGAGATCCAGGACCATGCCCATGTCTATGGAAACGCTCGGATCTCTTTAGTTAGCCTAATCAGGGCACACGCCAAGGTTTATGGTGATGCCTTTGTAAGTTGGGCCCTCGTTCAAGGAAACGCGACGGTTTCAGGAAACGCAAACATAACCAAAGGTGCCCAGATCATGGATGATGCAAAAATCGGAGGAAAAACAAAAATCGTAGGAGGCATCGAGGTGGGTGGGAAGGTTGTGATTTCTCAAGACATTTCCTTGATGAACACCAACGTGAAAAGAATCATGACCGAAGCACAGAAACGACAGGCGCTCAAGCGACCCTCGTCGTCGTCGTCGTAGATGTCGTATTCAGAATTGCCATTGATGTCGTCAGACAGCCGTCGACGTGAAATACGTCTAGTAAAAGGGCAATTTTAATTTTGTAATGCGGTAACGACAAAGATTCAAGCGTGCGTTTTTATCACATTGCACATCATTATGACAAACAAAGTAAAGATTTTGACATCCATTGGTATTCGCCAACGTGGAGAGCAAAGGACCGTCGTTTCCCCATGTTTCTCCTATATATCCAGTGACTTGCTCGAGTGTTGGATCGATTTTTTTCAGTCGATTGGTTTTTCCGATTTGAGTCGTGATAATTTCTCCCTGTTCCACGCTTAGAATGTTTACCAGGAACGGAAGGTATTCTTGGATGGGTTCGATATAGATTGACGGAGAGCCTGATATAATGTAAATGTCATTGTCAAAGCTATATTGTTTCAGGAGATCTACAATGGGCGCGTTCAAATAATATTGAAACGCATCTTTCCATTGCTGTTTTGCCCAATAGGAAACTTTTTCGTTTTGATCTTGAAACGCGTCAAGGGGCAACAAAAACCCGTTCGTGTTGTTGAGAGCGAGTTGCCCGTAAAACACGGAAAGAAACACCTCCAGGGTAGGATACAATGGAGAGGGGACCATCCGCAAATTTTCGGGGGTATCTAGACCCGTCTTGGAATATAAGAGTTCAATCATACCTACAAAATTGGCAGATCCTTCTGTCACATCTCCCCTCAACAGACAGTCGTCTAAATCCGTTCCAAAAATATTTTTCATTGATACCGTCGACTTTGTACAATATACAATTAGGAAACAAAATATATTTTGAATGGATTACGCACTATATTTTTTTTACACAGTGGCTAGATACATATTATCTCCAAATACTTTGGAGACATGATATCCCATATTTTGAACAAAGTCCATCAAGGATTGGTTATCCTTATTCATTTCAAAAAGAATCGTGGGGTACTTGGATTTTTCAAGCGTTTGTCGAGCCCCTTGCAAGACGTGTAATTCATTTCCTTCCACATCGATTTTGATGAATCCAATGTTTTCCAGGGAAAAACTATCCAGCGTTTTCAATTCAATCTCTTCTTTTCCCAGAATCGTAGAGGCAGGGGGAGTGTGCACAGAAGACCCACCCCCATCCACACTCACCTTGTACAAGGTTTGCCTACCCACCTGCTCCTCCGATCCCAACCCCGTGGAAATACAGGTCGCGTTTAGAATATTGGATAACGCCACACTGCCACAGAGGGAATAAAAGGTCATTTTCTGTGGTTCAAATGCATACACATGTTGACAATGATTCGCTAAACTCACAGTGTAGGTTCCACAATGAGCGCCGATATCCAACATGACCTTGTCGGGGCTGCAAAATTGGGAACACCATTGGATCAACTCTTTTTCAGAGAGCCCGTGGTCTTGATAAAAAGCGATATCATTTCGGGGTAAAAGGTAGACTTTTTTTTGGTCCACACAGATGAATTGATGTTGGTCGTTTTCATGAATGTTGGCATGGCGTGGCTTGGTCAATAGAAAATAATCACACATGGTATTTCTTTTTTTTTCTTGGTTCGTTCCTTTTAAACGATTTTTTCAAAGGATCCCGAGGGCGGTGTACCATCCTTTTTCGACCATGACCCAGTCCATCGAGTCGAGAAAAAAGAAGAGGGCGATACATTGGACCAATCGACAAAACAGCATCCATGCGGAAACCAGAGGTTGCATTTTTTATTGGGAAAAATGAAAAAAGAAAATTGACGATAAAATTATTTTGAAAAAAATGTGGAAAACTCATGCTGTTTCCTTTCTTGTCGGAATTGAATCGAGAAATATTGAATGCTCTTCCATGGGACATGCAGCGGAAAATTGCGGATTTTCAACCCAATCTTCCGCATCTCTCCCAATGCTTATGGGCCATTCTCCATGCCCACATGAAAAAACGGTATTGTGTTCATTGTGGAAATATTCTACCCAACTGGAACAAAACATATCACTGCCTTTGCCGACATCCCTATATTTCACAACGCTACCATTCCCCTCTACGAAAATACAAAACCTATCACCGTCCCTTTCATGTTTTTTCCCAACCCTATACGACCATTCCCCATTACCACTACTGCAATGCCGTGGCCTCTTTCTATTACCATGTAAAGGTCGATTCCAATCAACCACCATTTGCCTATAGCATGAGAAATCTCCTTCGAAAACCTACCCTATCCCTACGGCTGCTGTGTACGCGTTTTGATTACAATATGGAAAAAGTGGCACGCAAGCTCTTGAAAAAAACCATCAACACCAACACGTGTCTCCGCACGTTTATGGATGGCTTTGAAACCCAACTCTCTTTCCGACAAGGCACCTCCCCGATCCTTGTTTCCCACGCCTTTCAACACACCATGACACAAAATGTAAGGGTGTGGTGTTATGATCTTTCCAAGAGACCTACACACGTGGAAGAATTCCCTCCCATGGAGCTAATAGACGACGACTAGACAAAACGAATGCTCTCCCCCTCCCGCACCGACACACGTAGAATCGTTTCCAGATAATATTTTCCCTTGTCGTCCACCTCCAGCTCGGGGATCCTGGTGAAAAAAGGCCTCAGCACGCCCAGGGCGACCAAAATTTCACGGGACTCATAGGGCGACCACCCCTGTCCCAGCACAAGATGACGGATGCCCGGCAAGAGTCGACGGGAAAGCTTTCGCAGCTTGGCCTCGTCGAATGCATGGTTGCCTTGAAGGCATGCCTCGACTTGTGTGGCGGTGCGGCGGCGGTCGACACGCTGAAGCGCCCGATCCATGTCATTGGCGATCCCCTCTAGTTTGTCTTCGCGGAGATACAAGAGGTAGGCGCGTAAGACAGCCGTCCATTGTTGCATGACCAAGGAGTAGCTCCCGGCACGGATATTTTCCGTTCCACAATAGAGATGGAGTCCCATGAATAGTGATGAATAGCCTGTTGAAAAAAAATACAATTTTTTTTTTACTTTTACGGTGAGAAAAACATGTTGACCGTTCAAGGGGATGTTCGTACCCTCATGACTCGATTATTAAACGTACAGACGCACCCCCACTACTATGAGCACGTCGTTCTCGACACCCTCTTGGATTCCAAAGATTTTGTGTTTCAGAGGTATCATTTTACCTACACCAAAAATATAGGGAAATGGATCCCCGCCTTTCTCGTTCCCAATGTATTACGGGTGCAGAATGACAGTTCCTTTGATTTTATTCGTGGTGTCATCAGTTTTTGTATACAACCTGTGGGAAAACCCGTGTACCGTGTCGAGGGGCGTGTTCTTTGTACCGCATCACATCCGGAAAGTGTCCAGGTGGAAAGTGTCCAGGTGGAAATTATCCTCGATTCGGTGGTGATTTCGGTCCGTGGGATTCCTTCCTGGGTCCATTCCCGTCTCCGCACGTTTATTATGGAACAGATGGTTGACGATCTGCGTTCCATGATCATGGTAGACTAGACACAGGGACGCCCACACTGGCATTTTGGGGCCACGTTGCCCTCTTGAAACGATTGGAGACGGGGGAGTGCCACCTCTAGAAAGCGTTGGAAAAGATTGGCATTGCGTTCCAAAAACTGGGCAAACAGCGTCCCCGGGATCTTGGAGGCCGCGGGCTCTTTCCGCTGCACCCCCAGGTAGATGCGGGCCAGGACGTCGAAACAAACCCTTGGATTTTCCACCATCTTGGAGATCCATGGATCATTGTCGACATCCTCCAAATGGTGCAGCTGGGAGCTGCTCGCTACCAAATTCTGGAAAATGGTCACGTTGGGCGACGCCGCGACATTGGGATCAAAAGGCTGCACCGACGGGCATTCCTGGGGGAGCTGAAGAAAGCGGCGATACATGGTATTCCTTACGAGATTGTCGCCGACCGAGGGCCGGTTCTGGATAAAATACTGGGCCAGTTCAAACGCCTTGGAATCGATCGAGGCGGTGTTGGGCCAGTAGGTGTCGACATTGAGGGCCTGGTAGGCATCACAGAAACCGTCCCATGAATCGGTGCACCGCTCGGCCATGAAATTGGTGCACGCCGCATTGTTGGTGTCGTACAACAATCCACTGCTGGTGGAGCCGTGAATGAATTGGGAATTGAGGGTGGGAAACATGCAATAGGAGAGGGGGTTGGCGGGATTCAGAGGAGAAGCGGCTTGTTGGTTGATTCCTTTGCCAAAATCAATAATGCGGGCATAATTTTTTGCCATTTTTATTCCAAGTAAAAATATTTTTTTTTTCAATACTTTGGATCCAAATGATATTTTCATTCTTCTCAACACGTAGGACGTGGGTATTTAACAAAAATATTTTTACAATTAGGCCAAGTTGGGGGCATCGACAATCAAACGAAAGCAAAGAAGAGGGTACGATGGAACACCTGTAGTGTCGGTGTTGGCGGCAGAATTGAACCCACCGCAAAGGTAAGCACTAAAAGAACCAGCGGATGTGGAATAACGCATAGAGGCCCCAATGTTGGCCGAGTAGAGGCCTTGTGTCAGTGCCTCGGACACCTCTGCCCTCCACTGGGGGCTGCTTCCAATATTGGTGGTATTATTGGTGGTCATCCCATTGGTATACGCAAAAAGATTGATGGAGGGATTTCCAAAAGTGAATCCTCCCCCGTTATCCTGGACATAACAACGCATCGTATATCTGTTACTGGGCAAGAGTCCCTCAGCGACCGCTCGTATGTAGACCGAGGTAAGAGAGTTTTGAAGTGCGGTCGCCACGTTGGCGGACGCGGTGTTGATGGCGGCCGTGCCGTTGGAGGAAATAGCGAGCGCCAGTGCGTCGATCCATTGTTGAAGAGTTTGACCATTGGTGGGTGTGATGAGAGCAAGGTTATACAAGAATCGATATTCATTCCAAGTCCACCCATTGGCTACAAATTGAGCTCCAGGAATAGGTCCTACAGGTGATGGCATATTTTCTCTCGACTGCTACTCTTACACAAGATTAAAAATTTCAATCAAGCGTCATGAAAAAACAAACCCTCCTGAATGGCCGCCACCTGTTGCTGCGGATCACGGACCTGGATATTTCCCGAGATCCACGCCTCCATAAAATACTTGCTTCGAGTAATGCAATTCAACAGATCCACAATAAATTCCGTCTTGGAAAGAGGATGGTGCTGAAGATTGTCAAAAATGTCGGGCTTTCTGGATTTGAGTGCGTGGGTAATGACCGAAAGGGCCTGGCAATTGTCCTTGGTATTCATGGACGCCTTGCCATTGATGTGATCGTATTCCATCATCAGGACGGCGTCTTTGAGCACAAAATCCAACAACGAATCACGGCATTCCTGGCGGTACAGAATCTCCATTTTCGTCGATGGTGTAAAATTTTTACGCTTTTCTTGTACGGCGGGTGGTGGTACCTCGGTGCTGGTTTCCTGCTCCACCACAGGCTGTGGGGCCAGAGAGACCAGAGGAGGAGGTGGTGGTGCCGGCGGTGCTACGACGACAACCGCTTTTTCGGCCTTGAAAAATTCGCGTTCATGCACCTGTTGTAAATGTTCCAGGGTGTACCGCAACGCATTCTCCCGCAACACGCCATGGTTTTGTTTATTGTACTGCACCCCCAGAAGCGCATTGATGGTGTAGGAATGGTACCACACCTCGTGCTTGACGAAAAAGGAAAACGCCTCGGCGCGGGGCGCACGCAGCGAGAGGTCTCGACCCATGACACGTCCCCGCCGCACAATGTCCATGGTACAGGTGGGGTACAAGGCCATGCACGCCGTAGAATGATCCCCACGCAGATGCACGCTGCGGAACGAGAGATGGTCAATGAGACGCATACTTTCCATGGTCGAGGGAGCCACCTCGTAGATCTTGAGCACGCTGTTGCCATTCTTGCGCTTTTCCACAAATTCAACACCCTCCCATTTTTTGGTACGGTGATTCTGGTGGAATACCCGGTAAAATTGCTGTGCATCCTGGTAGACCGAAAGCGCCGTTTCCAAGAGGAAAGGATCGTGGCCAAACGGATCGGTATTCTGACGGAAAAGAGAATGTTCGCGGATATCCACCTCACTGATTTCTTGACCCTCCTCGGGGACGCCCTTGAGGGTGATGCGGAGATTGGGATTTTCGTGCAACACGTAGCGGTAATGGTAGGCGACGTCGTCGAAAATTTTGCGGAATAAATGGGACACGAGTTTGGTCGTACACGAGGTCGAGACAAACATTTCGTTGCGCAGCCCTTCCAAGACAAAGGACGAGCCGTGGAGAAACGGATGCCGGTCTTGGAAATGTTCCATGGACACGGTCATGACGTGGGGATCCCATCGATCCTCATCGGCCATATCCTGCCAATCGGCCGTCGCCTGGAACGCCTCCTCCCCGTGCTTGGTCAGCACCACCAATTTTTCGGCCAAATTGACCGCGGCGGTTTTGAAACCCGTCCCGTATTCTCCAACATCGGTGGCGGAGCGCTGGCGTTCATACGTCCAGGAAAAAATGGTTTTCAGAGCGTCCAGGGGAATCCCCTGGGGCGCGTTATCACTCAGAATGAATTTATGGGGTAATCCCGTCCCACTGCGTTCACGAATGTCGATGCGGATGCGGTCGGCTCCTGCATCCATGGAATTATCCAAAAATTCAAAAAGACAAGAGGATGTTTCATAGTTCCCCGCGCGTGCTTTTTTAATTTCCCCTCGAAGGGTTGGACAACACAAGGACTTTTGCATGTTTGTTTTTTTTTTTGGTTCCAAAATCATTAAACCTTTTTTTAAACTTTTTCTAATCCAGACTCGTAACCAAATATTGCATCGTCATGGACGGATGGTCCTGCACCCACGTCGTCGGATCCGACGTCAGGGTCGTTTGGATATTCCATGAAAAACTTTTTTCGGTTCGGTCACCCAGGGAAATAATACCTACGGTAGAATAGTCGTTGGTATTCAGTGCCAAAAGAACCAGCGGTGGATTCTGGTAGACCGATTGATAGTCCACCGATCGAAGAGGACTCGTCCCAAATTCTTGGAACGCCACCACAGGGATGGCTGGATTCTGTTCTTGACTCATGGCCATCCAACCCAAGGATAGGGAGGACAAGGACGAGGCCAGTACCCATTGTTTTTGGTTGGCATCGTACACCACTACACGGTACGTAAACGATTGGGTATCCACGTACTGGATCTGAATCACGGGAACAATACCGCTCCTGTCGTTGGATTGAGGCGTCGCCCACACCAGGGGAGTCTGTTGGAACGCGTGGTCAAACACCACTTTACCCTCGACGGGGGAGGGAGACCCCGTGAAGATGCCACGCTGGATCGCCCACCCCGAAAGATCCGGGACATTGCCGTCGGACAAGAGAAGGTACGATCCATTGCTGGTGGTGGTGGTAGGTTCGGAGAAATAAGAATGGGAGGGAATGGTTTGGGGGATGGTCAGGGTGAGGATCTCGATGGCTTTTTCTTGGTTGGTGTACATGTTGGAATTGCTCACCACCACCACATCCTGGGTGGATTGGACAGGACACAGAAACAAGAGGTTTTGACGGAAAAAGGTATCCGAAACGACAATTTGGGTCTGGGTGCTATTGTACGTGCCCGCCAACATCGGTACCTTTTCCACCACACACGACCCGCTGTACACCGAGTAGGGGAAAAAGGAAATTAAAAAGACCGAGGCAATGACGGTCGCCACGACACCCGTGGACAGGGTAGGATACCGAACCTTGTTGCTCAGGGTAGGCCATAGGGTAGAAAGAATCACCACGTAGGTGGCCGTCCCCAGAACAATGGACAGCAACAGGGGGACGTTGCATTGAACACGGAGCTCTTGTTGGGTGGTCATTTTCTGCACCCCGTAATCGTGTGGGATACATAATCCCGAGCCGCACACACAGCTGGTAGGACAATCACTGTTGAAAAAACAATCACAGTAGCGGTAATCACAAACGTACCGGGGAAAAGGGATATGGGTAATGGCGGTTCGACAGGTGTAGGGCTTTCCTTTTTCCGTGCAATAGGAACTCACCACCAAATCGAACGAGAGGAAAAGAACGACGGCCAACAAGACTATACCAAGGGAGATACCGAGCCATTTTCGGTGGTAAAAGATGCACAGGCCTACGACACAACCTATAATGACGAGTCCATTGACCAAAACATTCCAACTAATTTTTTTGGGCTTGTACTGACCACATAATGCATTGAAACGCGCTTCATTGAGCGCGCCTGGATTCTTGGAGACCATGGACGGGTCCTTGGGATGGACCCATTCATCCACGGTACGGCAATTTTGTTGGCAAAACGCGTCGGTGGCACCGACCAGCTGAAGATCGCTGTCATTACAGTACTTGTTGAAACACATGGCCACCGGGTTCCCGGGTTGGATCCGATTGGGTGGAGGAAGCTCGCTGTTGTAGCACTGACACTGGTTTTCTACGCTGACCCGGTTGAGTGTATTGTTGAACAATAACGATTGAATCGAAGGATTCCCATGCGAAAAAGAGGTGCTGCAATACAGAGGAAGGGACTGTTTGCAGGCTTCCTGATCGGCAGTCTTGCAGTTATTACACGCGTCGATTTGCATATTGGTCTGTTGAAAAATCTGCTGGCACAAGTCGGTGGTGGGAAAAATGACATTGGCAGCGGCACAGTAGGCAACGAGGATGGGATTCCATTTCTCGATACGGACCTGGAGAACAAAGGTGGGAATGAAAAATATTTGATCGGTTCCCCTCCTGTACAGGGACTGGTAATTTTGGAGGACAGCGTTCCAGTCATAGGGATTCTGATGATCCCCCGCAAGCCACGTATTGAATCCAAACGGGTCCGGGTTCGTGGCGGCCCATACCGAGGATTGGAAAGAATAGTTTCCGGGGATGGTTTGCAGGGCCGATGCGGAAAGCAGGGTGTACTCGGATTTATTGGGGTAGATAGTCTTGCCTTGGACATATTCAATGAGATTTTCCTCTTGAAAAAAATGGGAGAGGAGGGATCCAATAGCATTGTTCATGGCCGGTAGGTTGCCTTGGGAGGCAACACTGGCAAAGGACTGATAGTCCATGGAGACGGTAAGGAAATAGCTACCGTCGTCTCCACGAATGGGTTGGGGATAGGGAAGAAAAGAACTGGAAAAGGCGAACAAACTGTCCGTCGTTACATCTTTATCATAGTCGGGGTGAACATTCATTTGGTTGACCACGATTTGGCGTAGCCTGGATCCTCCATCGGTGAGAGAGGTTTGGTAGTTGTTTCCAGGGAATCGAAACAGGGTGCCATAAAAGAAAAAGGACCAGGAATACAGGTAGACATAACACCCCATGATGCTTTGCAAATTGGTAGGGAGGTCAGCGTTATTCTTGAAATCTTGGATCCATTGGGTGAGCGCAAGGCACGCGCCCGGTGAATAGACTCCACAGGTGGGATCTTGAATGTAGGTTTCGAGGGGTAGTTGGTAGTGGCAAAAGATATCGCCCTGATTATCGGCGGTGCCACGACTGCGCCATTGAGGTCCTACCGCATAGACCACTTCATCCTTTGACTTGTCTCCCGTCAGGGAATAGGAATGATTATCAATGACACCGGCAACGCTCTTGAAAGTTGTAGGTGGTGAGCAAGTGGCCTTGTCGTCCAACCCAGCCATACATTGAATCTTTTGTGTCCAATAATTGTTTTTGGTGCAATAAAACACCTTATCGGTACGATGACAATTCCTACTGACGGTCATATCCCATACCACCTGATGGTTGGCATGACAGGTGAGCTTGGAGCAATCGGAATTTGTGTCTTTATTGCAAAAATAGGTTGGACAATCGTTGTACGACGGACTCCAATAATCGTGAAAATCTTGGGCTTGTGGTTGGGAATCCACATACAAGAGAGTTTGCTTGGAACGAAAGAGATAAAATTCAATCCTACAAACAGAAAACAGGAATTCCTGGTTGGAAAACGTTTCTGTTCGATTCCCAACGGTAATATCCATCGAATCGGGTAGCGGAGGGATATTATCCGGATAGTTGATGGCCGGTCCGCAATCTGGCATGGTATTTTTATGGATCCAATAAAAATTTATTTTTTATGTTGTTGTTGTCGTGGTCGATTCGGTTTGGTGGTGGTGGTGGTACCAGGCTTTTGTTTCACAATCCTGGATTTCAGGCATACCCACAAGACAATCAAGAGGAGGAAAAAGAGGAGGATGTAAAAGCCCCATTTCTTGAATTTTTTGGACATGGAATAGGTCCATCCGGGGCAGATGCCAAAATCGGATTCGACCATGACGGTTCCCACCATGGCCATGGAGGGTTGGTAGTCCACCCCCGTGATTCTCAGGAGACGATTTCCTTTTCCTTGCTTGACAAGGTCCGCTGCTTTTCCATACTGGGTGAGGCCATTGTCGTCGAGATAGGAGACAATTTCATAGTCATTGACATAGTAATTATTGTTGAAACCAAAATCAAAACACAGGACAAAGCGGGCAAAGCTGGCGTATTCCGGACCCTGGGCGCAGTAGGTGGTGAATCCTTCATTGTTGGGAAGGGCAAGAATATCTTGTGGAGGCGTGTCGTCTTCAATGTCTTTTCCATCCCCATTGCACGTGGTTCCAAAGACAAGAGAACCCGCATTATTCACATAGTCTGTCGGCGACGTGGAAATCAGCAAATTGCAATTTTTCATGAGCGGGGGCAAGTCGACGTTGCCGGGACGCATATTCCACCATGGTTGTGCGGCCATGGAGGATTGGAAATCTTTATTGGTGCTCTGGGCGGTATAGGCATTGTAGCCATTGTTGGAAGCGGGTGTTTTTCCGATGCGGTTCGAAACCACCAGGGACAATAGACTGGCAAAAGGAGTATCGCTGGGTTCGACCGCCACATTGTAGAGATATTTGAGCGGGGGCTTGTCCAGCTTAACCTTACGGGGTTGAATCTCGACCATGGCTTTGTCGTTGGAACACGTGCCATTCTGTCCCGCAAAGGCATAGGGAAAGACAATCTCGGGTTTGGTAAACAGAGGCGGGGCATTCACCGCATACAGCCAAACAAACAAGAAAAAGATGCCGAGCACGAGAACACCGCTGACGACAATTTTTCCTCCACTGGTATTCAAGGGTTTGCTCAGAGAATAGGCAATGACACCAATGAGCAACGCCAACGCTATCAAAAATCCAGCGGCACCCTGGACCGTTGCCGAGGCTTTTTGGGAAATATCCTGGGTCAGCGTATTGGAGAGATCAGTAATCTGTGTGTTCTTGACGGCCTGGTCGCTCATAATGGTGGAGAACCCGGATTGGTTGATGACTAGGTCTCCCTTAGCCTTGATGGTTGAATTTTCACATACAAAGCTGTTGTCGGTACTGATAATGTTGTTGAGCGAGGTGTTCATGCTATTTGTAATGACATTGGTGGAATTGGCTTCGGTGGAGGCTGCGTTGGAGGCGCTGGCAAAACCAATACCCAAAAAACCTGTTTGCGACTTGGCCTCTTGAGCGAGTTTCTGGGCAATGTTGTTGACGACGTGGGAATTCTGAAGGGCCTCGGTAAGCTGTTTCGCCTTGATGTAATTGGTGGCGGACTGGTCCAACTTTATCGAACCACCAACATCGACGTTGCAACTGCTAAACTGGATATTGTTCCAATTGGATTCAATATTGGCCTGATTGGTGTTGGTGTCCTGGGCAATGTTGTTGACAATGTTGGCTATTTCTTTGGCCTGATTTTTGGAAAAACTACCTCCCATAATGTTGTTTATTCTATAAAAAAAAAATTCGTCGTTTTTTTTTCAAGAAATGATTTAAAGATTTCATAGTTTAGAAAGAAATCAATCCAATCATGCCCGTGGCACTAACCTCTTTTCAAGAATTCAATACCGACCAGATCCATTTTTCGGATCCCTACACCATTTACCCTCATGACGAGACTTATTCGGCGTATCATAAAATCTACATCCAGGTCGGGGACCATCCCCAGCGCCTGAGCGATCTCATTCTGAACACCCCTCCTCATTTGATGAGCTTTGGTATCCAGGAGAAGAAGGATCGTACGACTTCGGATGTGACGGGATACCAAATCCCCATTATCCTGTGGAACAAGAAGGGGGCGACTGAGGATGAAAAAAATTTTACCGACACGTTGAAAAGCATTGTGGAAAAGTGTCAGGAGCACATTCACAATCACTACGATGCGGATCCTTCCAAGCTGAGCCTTCTTTCGTGGCGCAGTCAGGAGAATGGGGAGGAGTACCCGGTGATTTATGTCAAGCTCATTACCAACCGCAAGACCAACCGCATCATGACCCTCTTTATCAACGAGGATACCAATGAGGAGATTGATCCCATGGAGCTCATCAATAAGCGGTGCCTGTTGACGGCCGCCATCAAGATTGAAAACATGTATGTAGGGGACAATGTGTCCCTGCAGATCAAATTGTACGAGGTGTTGGTGAAATTCATTGACAAGAAGAAAAGGAATTATTACAAGCCCACGTCGCTTCTACGGCCCAAGTCGTTTATTCCTAAAAAGCAGCAGTCTGCCAACAAATCCTCCACGACCGAGACCGAGGGGGAGGCCGAGGGGGAGGCCGAGGCGGTGGGAGAGACGGTGGAAACACCCAGCAGCAACAACATGTACGAGGTGTTGGAAACGACTCATGACGACGACGAGGTGGAAACCTAATTATTGAAAATTTTTCATAAAGCAGGGAAGGTTTCCTTTGGAACAGTAGGCGTTGGGACGCGTGGGGAAAGTCGGTGATGCTGGCTGGGATGGGTGCTGCGCTTGTGGGGCTTGACGGGGAACCAGGGGATGGGAATAGGAAGGATTGGGTTTTTGCATCTGCAGTGCCTTGGGGAGGGGATATCCATACTTGGTCGGTGCATGGCGCGTAGCCGATGTTGATTCACGATGGTACATTTTCTTTTTTTTTAAAGAGCCGCAAGATTTTTATTTTTTCCTCCTAGGATTAAAAAAAACACACATTTACACATGGAACGGTTATATTGCGGAGACAAGGTACCCCTTCCGCCGGGGTATACCGGGTATGCCACTCGTTTTCGATGCCTTCGAAAAGGGGTCGGTATCGGATTATACAAGGTGCGAAATGGACAGCAGCAGGCACCCCCACCCCCTCTACCACCTATTTGTATCCTACGTCCCTGGTGGACCATGGTCCCGTGGTGGGTATGGTTTTTCGTGGTCCTCCTTTTCCTCTTGTTGGTGGTCCTGGTGGTTTGGTTCTCTTTCCGGTAGTTTTTGTACTCGGTGCAAAAAAAATTTGAAATATTCCATTTTCAAATTTTTGGTGTATGGTCCATTTTATTTTAGAATTGAAAAATTTTTTTCAACAGAAAAAGAATGACAATGACGAGAATCACAATGACCGCCAAATAAATACCTGTGTAGGGTCGGTACAACTGGGAACACACTGGACAGGTTTGGACGTGCTGGCAAATGGTGATGCAATTCATGACGGGGGTGGGGGGTTGGGGTGAGGGTTGGGGTGTAGGGGGTGCCGTTGCATAGACGAGGGGAGTGGACCGCCGGATGCGTGGTGTCTCTGGTGGGTGTTCCGAGGGATAGCCCTCGTAGACACTCGGTTGAAAAGGTCGTTCTTGTCGAGAAGAAACAGGTGGTGGTGCTGGGAGAGAGTTTCGGGGCAAGCCAAAGAGTTCCGAGGCGCTGGGGATCTGGTAGGGAATCTCCATGTCTTGATGCCTCTCCGCGTGCCGCATGGGTTTGATGACGTTGCGTATAAATTTTTTATTAATTTTTTGATGAAGATCGTCATAATCCTCGGCCATCATTTCCAAAAAATATATTTGTATCTAGCCGAGTTTATTTTTTTTTTTATTCATTCGAAATTATTTTGAAAGATGCAAGCATTTTCGTACAGCCTCACGGATTTCTTCCGCGGTCATGGGTTTCATAGATGCGGGGAGCAGAGGTGCCTGGGAAGGTGTCGTAGGCTTGGGTGTGGCTGCCTTGGGTGTCGCTGCCTTGGGTGTGGTTGCCTTGGGTGTGGCTGCCTTGGGTGTGGCTGCCTTGGTAGGCTTGGGTGCCTTGGTAGGCTTGGTCTTGACAAAATCGGAGGATTTCAGTTGAATCACGGCTTTGGAGGAAGCGTCGAATTTTTTCTGGATCCTTTTGCACAGGACGGACTTGTCCTTGACGTAGCTGGTGTGAAGGGCCTTGACCAGGGCGCGGAGGACAGGTTCCTCAAACGATGCACAGTTTTTCAGAGACAAGGGTTGACCATCGAGCATGATTTGGCCCTTGGGGGCCTGTTGTGTCTGTTGAACCTGTACCTGTACCTGAACCTGTTGTTGTGTGGCAGGCTGGGCCACCACCACTACCAAGGATGCTTTTCTGAGTTCCAGGCACAGCGTTTCCTTGGTGCTGCTCTTGGAAGAGGGAACCAGTTTCAAGCGGTCAAAAATCGTCAACAGTTCTGGTTTGGTGATTTTGGCCAGGGATTTTTTGCAATCCTTGAGATCGTAGACCTTGCCCTTGTAATGCAACTTGTGGGGTTCGAGACGGGGAGCATTTTTTTGAGCTTTCGCGGCAATGACCGCCAACGTCGCAGGGGCCAATGTCGTTGTGGATGGTGGTGGAGGGGGTGTCTTGGGTTTGGACTGGAAATGCTGATCCAAGAGGGAACAGAGTTCGGCATTGGTGGCTTTTTTCTTGAAGGAGATTTTCAGATGGTCCGCCATGTCTTGGAGATCCTTTTTGAGGTACTGCTTGCATTTTCCAACCACATACACGTGTTTTCCAATAGAGTGTGTAGAGTCTGTAGAGTGTGTGGCGTGTGTGGACATTTTTATTTTTTATTTTTAGAATGGAAAAAAAAAAATTTAAAAATTGACCATGGAATGATTATAGTATTTTTAGAGTGGAAAAAAAAAATTTAAAAATGGACCATGAAATGATTGATTGTAGTATTTTTAGAATGAAAAAAAAAAATTTAAAAATTGACCATGGAATGATTATAGTATTTTTAGAGTGGAAAAAAAAAATTTAAAAATTGACCATGGATAGAGATGATTGTACCCAACGACTTTAGTATTTTTTTCCCTCGGTATCGTCCTTTTCCATCACAGCTGTACTACACCTCGGCCATCAGCGCCGTGGTCGCTTATAATTACCCCACTATTCCCCCTGTCGCCGATCGTGGACGTTTGACGGGATCGCCCCTGGGTCAGACAAGTGTGCCCGTGAATTTCCCGATCCAGTTTTACATGTTTTAAAACTGTTAGCTCTACGCATTCGGTTTCTTGAGAATATAATCCAAATCCTTGGGAGGATAAAAAAAACAAGACGAGTGATTGGTGCGCACGAGATTGTTGGCAAGATGATAGTTTTGTAGCGTCTGATTCACCATAACAAAATCGGGGTCGTCGAGAGAAGGCCACGAAGCATTGGGTTGGTATTGGGTGAGAATAAAGGTGCGCTGGAAATTTCCATTGGTGGCCACAATATAACGGCCTTGTGCGTCCACGGGAAAAAGACAAATCTGGTTGGTCGTGTTTTTATGGACACTGGGTTTCATATCAAAACAATTTTCCTTGTCCAGAGTGGGGACAAATTGTCCCTTGTACTTGGAAATGCTAGAGGTGTGCATACGATACCCATTGAAAATATAAAACCCACGATCATCAAAAATGGCAGTCACACAGGACAGGTTGGCTTGTAAATGTTGGGCAACGTAGGCATCCGTGTACAATTGATAGTACAGACCTTCCAGCGCCGTCGAGAACAAGGGAAAGCAAAAAAACAGCAACGACAAGAATTTCATTTCATAATAGAAATAAAATTTTTTGGCATGGTGGAAAAAAAAAAATTACAGGGCTTTCATCCAGCATTCAAATAGTTTAAAGCATACATGGTTCCAAGAACAAGGATAGAATAGAACATGTTGTTATCGATGTTGCCCCGCGAAATTCTCCACCTCATTTATGAGATGGATCCAACCTTTCACGACCTGTTCCGCAAATGTATGCGCGACATTGATTTGTTGCAATCCCGTCATATCATGAAGCATTACTGTCGTGTCTTTTTCAAGAACCGTGCGGTGCCCTGCCAGCTCGGTGTACGAACCTTTCGACTCTATCTGTTTGCCCGACGCCGTGCCTATGTCGTGGCGTATGAACCCTTTGCCTTGTTGGAAACAAAGGGCCGTGCAGTGATTCCTCTGCGGCGGTGGGATACCAGTACGGGGTTTGGGGAACCGCAAGATTTTTTGTATCAGCACGAGGTGGGTTTTGGGATTTTGAAAAAAAAATTCTAGTCTAGAATAAAAATAATGAATAAACGACCTCGTGTCCAACAACAACAGACACCTTTACCACCACGGCCACCTCCGGGATTGCCACCCCCACCCACATCCCCACGACTGCAACAAGAGCCGCCCGAGGTCATTTTCAAGGATCTGACATCTTTTGAGCAGACGCACCAGCGCAAGCGGATGGTATTTTTTGATCAGTTGGAAGAAATGGTGGAAAAATGCACGTTTGCCTGTCCTCCCGGCATGGCGCCCTATTTGAAAAATTCCGAAAAAACGAGGATCCGCATTCCCAACGATCTCGATCCGATGAAATTTCGGGGAAAACTCTTTTTTGTGGATTACATGAATATTTTTCCCGTGTTTCAAAAGGCCTTGTCCGTGAAAGAAAAGTTGCGGACAGATGCCGAGGTGTGGAAAGACACGTCGTTTCAGGACAAGATTAAAAATCTTTACCAGACCCCGTACCGCGCGGCCCTCGTGGACTATGTGTATTCACTGAAAGGCAGCAAGGTGCCCCCGACCTCGGACGATTGGGTGTTTATCGTGTGCCAGGGCCAAAAAAAATGTGGGAGTCTTTTTTACGAATCGAGCCCCTTTTTCCACGGATTGAACCTCTTGATTGTCGAGGTGCCCTGCAGCGACCAGCTGAATTATCATCCTCTGTTTACGAGCCGTGATTGTCATGTGCTGTTTGACAAGAACGAGGTGGACGATTATTTTTTACTCTACTGTGTCCTGTATTTCCAGGCGTTTCGTGATGAGGTGGCGCGTCGGAGCCGGTTGGATTCGAGGTACACGGCCTTTTTATGGAATCAGAGCATCCTCCTCGTCTCGAATGACAATTATGCGTGGGGGACGGACCGCAAGAACTATGTGGAGAAATTACCTACGCCATGGCCGACGGGATTTGCCTTTTCCATGGGTTCGACGACGACGACCAAAAAGTACAAATCGTAAGACTGCTACAATGTTTCGAGAATCGCATCAAGAAAGAACCGGTTCTTTTGTTTCTTCCTCTCCAACGTTTGAACCACCTCGAGGCCTACCACGGTCGGGTCGCAAAGCATGATTTCCTCGGGAAAATTTTCCTGTAGACGACCTGTTTCGTACATGCACAGGATGCCCGCGGCATACCCGTGGTATCCCTGGTGGCACAACCAATTGGAAAAACGGAAATCTTCCTTGATGATGCTATTCCGCACCAGTCTCTTGAACTGAATCGGGTCTTGACGGGCAAGGATCTTGGAATGCCACGTGGGATCGGTGTCGATTTTAATGCGGAGAACTTTGCCCAAAAAGAGGGAGCACACCAGTTCGTACATGGGTTTGTCTTGGGTATACGTTTGTCTCAACAACTTGTTGATATTGTCCAAGCTGTCCAATCGAAAGAGACGGAGGGGACGGGTGGTCTTGTAAATGGTGAGCACGCCTTTTTTCAAAGTGGGCAGGTATTGATTGGCATTGCCAATTTCGAGGGCAAAATAGGTGGCCTTGGGTGGTAAAGGAGTCCTCGTTTTCTGGCCACGAAACAAGAGGGTCGAGACGGGGAGAGTGTCCATGACAAAGCCGGTGGAAACCTCGAGCGCACTGGTTCTCCAACCCGGAGCCACGGGGAAGCTCAAGAGTTTCTTGTGGCGTTCATAGTCCTCGACCACTTTTTTGGCAAGAGGAAGATTACTGTTTGGAACACGTCCGGCGAGAATGGCCTTGGCATGGTGGTACAAGGCCGTCTTGACCACGACAGGTATCTTTCGAAAATGTGGTTCGGTGGGATCTCTACAAAAATGGGAGAGTGCGTCCATCTGTTTTTTTTTAAAAGCATTATAAAAAAAAAATTGGTTATGCTACCATCTCCAAAACGATACCTGATACAAGATATCGAGCAACGCCCTGGCCTCGGGACGGTTGTGGGGTCTGACATCCAAACACGCCTCGATCAGTGGACGAAGGATGCGGGGGGTGTACATGAAATCGGGTTCCCATAACTGGGTGTATATCTGATCCACCGTGCATTGATTTCGAAGGTAGAGGTTTTCCCATAATTCGTAGAGCGTACATCCAAGACTCCACAAGTCGACGCGGTTATCGTAGTGGCGGATGGTGGGATCCAAAATTTCAGGGGCCGTGTAGTACAGCGTCCCAATATTTTTGGTCATTTCACTGGAATGTTCAAGGGTGCATAGATCGGAACTGACGCTTCGGGAACACGTTTCCAGGGACACGTCCATGAGTTTGGAGATGCCAAAATCCGAAATCTTGAGGTTGCCATACTGGTCCATGAGAACATTGGTGGGTTTGATATCCCGATGAATGACGTATTGGGGCTTGCGTTCATGAAGATAAATGAGGGCGACGCAGAGCTGGATGGACCATTTTTTTTTGAGGGAAAAGGTGAAACAGGAAGGGTACCGCTCGATGCGTTTCAGCGCGTCTCGGAGGTTGCCACGAGGCATGTATTCCAAAATGAGCATAAAGGGATTCCAACATACCCCGAGGATTTGGACAATGTGCGGATGATGCATCTTGACGAGAATGTCCATTTCTTTTTGCAGGTGGACACGGTCCTTGGGCTGGCATTCCGGGTTGAATTTCTTGACGGCCACGTCCACAAAGCGCCATTTGCCCTTGTAGACCGTAGCAAACTGTCCCCTACCGAGAATGTGCTTGTAGTCAATCGTGATTTCACGATGATCAATGAACCATTCGTTTTCGTTCATTCGAAAAAATATTTAATTGTATAAAAACAATATTAATAACCAATGTCATTCATTCAAATTTTACAAACGGATTATCAAATTTTTTTGGAAAAGGTCGGTGTCCTAGCTCCCGATCTGGACGAGATATCCAACACGCTGGGAAAGGAGGGGGAAAATCAGGACACCATGAATACCATGACCCATCTAGTGGAATCGGCGCAGAATGTATTGAAAGCGCCCGAGGTGAATTTTACGTTATTGTACCCCTTTCTGGATAAAATGATCCTCTATTTCGATCAGCCTATTGCCCTCCATGCGTTTAATGTGGCCCAATGGGAAACGGAAATTCAATACACCCAACTCCTCCATGATTTGTTGCAAACCAAGGTGGTTTTGTTGCGCACGCGGATCGAGACCGACGCGGTGGCGGCCAAAAATGTAAATATCCTCAACAATGTGTACAAGGTTGTTTTGGAAACGGTGTTGGAAGCGGGTGTATGGATAAAGAACCTACAAATGGTTCAGACAAAGCTTTCTGGTAATCTTCTCTTGACTTTTCAACAAAGTGATTCCCTTCTTGCCAAGAGGATGAAAACCGCGCTTTATCTGCACAAAACTATGCTGTCGTTGGATATTTTGGATTCAAAAGATCTTCTCACCACCGTCCTTTCCCTGGTCAAACCCAAACCCACCCCTTTTGATGACTACCCCTACACCACGCCTTGTCGCATCGGTGACCAAGGGTCTCTCGTGGAGATGCTGAAAAAATACGGGGAAGACGTGAAAAAAATCCATCGGAAACCGGTATCGTACGACCCTCAGCATCCTCTTGTCCTTCTTTTTCATGCAGATACCAGCGTGTGGAACCAAAAACCGTGCAAAAACACCTTACCCAAGAATTCCTTGTACACCTATCTGGTCTATGTGGATCACAATGAATTTTATTTCTTTGCCCATCCTACACCTCCACAGTGTTTCCTGGTGCTGGTCGATCAAGACGATTATGAGGATATGAACAAGAATCCCCGTAAAATCATTTTCATTCAGAGTGCGACGCGTCTTTCCAAATGCAGGTATGGTATGGTGGGATATTCAGGTTAACGCCGATTCAATGTATATTTTGAAAAATATACATTATTGAAAATATACATTCTACTCTAGAAAACAAACGTTTTTAAACATCGGTAGCGAGGTCGGTGAACACCTGGGAGTTGGCTGCTGAAAACAAGGCAATAGTACCCGTGCTAGCGGTGGTGATCGTGGTGAGACTAGTGATGGCTTTGGCGATATTGGTTTGGGCGGGAAGGGGAAGCGTGTCGGTGGCTCCCGCAATAACAATGGAGGATTGAAGTTCGGCGTGGGCACGGTTCATCTTTTGTGACACGGCACCGAGGGCTGCAGCGGCGGCGGGAATATGGGTCTTGCTCACGGTTTCAATCGACGTGCCAATGTACTTGTTCATCGTGTCCGTCAGTCCCTTGAACAGTGAGTAGGCGTCATCTACAGCGTCCACGATCGTCTGGAAGGCGGCCACGAAAAGGTTCCTGTCCTCGGCCACCATGTTGTAAAACACTTCCTTGTCGTTTGAATTATTGGCGGCATTATTGATGACCGTTTTCCATGCAGCAAGGTAGGTGGAAAGGCCGGTAAGCTGGGTAGGGGCATCGGTGGCAATGTCGGCACGGGCGGCCGCCTCGTCCTCTAGCTTACCCGAGGAGATCGCGTTAAAATAGGTGGTGGTCAAATCGGTAGAAGCATCCAGGAGACCTTCATACGTTGCGTTGGCGGCAACGAGTACTGTAAAAGTATCCGTGATTTGCTCCTCGGCGAGGATTTCCGTAACGCTTTTCGTTGCGTTTTTAAGGTCCCACAGGAGAGCCTGCCACGCAGCCACGTATTTTTGGTTCAGAGATACGCTGTATCCCACTTGTCCTTGTTTGATTGCCATTATTCCGACTTCTATCTCTACCCAAGAAATTAATTTTTCCATGGAAAAAAATGAAGACTCGTGGGCTGGTATAAACCTGTTATAATAGTTGTTATGAATCGGTTGGAAAAAAGACTTTCCAAAGAATTAAAATCGGTTCCCTATCCTACGACATTTCACACCGAAAACTATACATGGGTGGTGGAAACCAAACTCCCCTCGATCGGTTCCGTGGTGCTGTACATTCCCTGTGATTATCCATTTCGTCCTCCTCGGGTGAAAATCAATGGCGCCAGTTATGATGATTTTTTGAGGCTGTGGAGTCCCCGCTTTCGATTTCGGTATCACACCATGTTTGGAAACCGCTGTTTGTGCGCCTGCCACAGCTCCATTCTCTCCTCGGAAAAATGGTATCCGGGGTACCGATTAATTGATGTTTTGCACGACATGAAAAAATTGCATCACGACAAGTGCCTGGTTGCCTATTCCCTATTTGTGGAACAGATCAAGGAGCGGCATCGTCTCCCCGACGATATCGATATTTTGTCGTTTCTGTAGACCCACCAAAAAAAGTGATTACACCAGCTTTATTTCCTCGAGGTACGTTGACCAATACGAGTGGAGGGGTTTTGCGGGGATACCTTCGTCGTGGGAAGGTGGGGTGTAGTTTTTACAATGGAGAACGTCCTTGCACACCACGGCTTTTTTCGGTTCAAAATCAAAACCCTCAATCTTTTTGATGAAACCATTTTGATAGAAAATGTCCTTGGCGGTGATGGTCTTGAACATGAGTCCTACAATCAGCATGGACAAGACGCGTTTGGCCATGACCGAAGCAATCTGGTACTTTTGAGAATTTTCCAGGACATATTGTTCCAAGAGCGTGTCTCGAATCATTTTCTTTTTCACCTGGCTCCATTCCTCCTTGTTTTTGTTGGTGCGGAGACGACAGAGCCTCGCACGCTCCGACAATTTTTCCTTTTCCGAGAGGATTCCCGCGCGTTCTCTCAACAGCGAATCGAGTTCCTGATAAAGAATTTCGGGCGGCTTGTCCGCATCCATCTTGTACGAAAATTCCTTGCCGCGTATATAGCAGGAGAGGTAGTTTTTCTGCAGGCTGAGACCGTATGGGCACTTGCCATAGCTGAGATCTTCATAGACGTACCGCCAAAAAGGATCTTCGACTTGAGAGGCGCATTGCAGAAAAATTGGGAACAAGATTTCTTTTTTCATCCAATTTTATTAAAGACATTTGAATTATTAAATACACTACAGGAAAAAAAAATCATGATTTCACCGAGCGAAAAAATATACGGGCTCCGAGGCGCCGTGTTCCAATCGTTTGTTCAGGGATTATTGAAAAAAAGCGGGCTCAAGAAAAAATATGTCGAGGCAATGACGGATCCGACAGGGATGGCCCTGTATTCCCGCGCGTTTACCCATCAATCGATTCATTCCGAACAGAATTACGAGTTTTTAGAAATATTAGGGGACGTGACCTGCAACAAGATCGTGGTGTGGTACATCAAGGACCGCTTTCCCGTTCTCCAAAACACCGCCGGTGTCAAGGTGATTGCCCGTCTCCGGATCAACCTGGTTTCTAAAAAGAATTTCTCTCTCCTCGCCGAAAAGCTTGGATTTGATGATTTCATTTCTTGTGAAAAGGAAATCAAGGAACAAAAGGGCAAGGCCTTGTTGGAGGACACGTTTGAGGCCTTTTTTGGGGCGACCGAGATGCTCTTGGATTCGTTGGTTCACCCCGGCGCTGGCTATGGCATTTGTTTCAAGATTCTCAAGAGTATTTTTGATGAGCTGCCCATTTCGCTAAAGTATGAGGATTTGTACGATCCCATCACGCGGCTCAAGGAGACGTTTGATTTCTATCGATCCAATCTACCGGGTCGCCAGTGTCCCCTCTTGTGGGGCTCCATGTTGTTTGAAAACACCAAGACGGAAAAGGGTCAGATGGTGCAGCTGTTTCAATCGGACAAGGCGACGCACCGCAAAAAATTATTGAGCACGGCCGAGGCACCTTTGCTGGATGATGCCAAGCAGATGGCGGCCATCAAGGCGCTTCAAAATATTGAAAAGGAGGGATTTCGACGCCCAATTCCCGAGTATTATAGTTTATTGTCGATGGAGTAAAATTTTTTTGAGAATGAAAAAAATAAAATATTGTTGGGAACACTAAAAAAGAAGAATGATGATTTACAATACCGAATATGGCCTCGTCTTGGCCGCCCTGATCCTCGTGTTTATTCACTTTGTAGTGAGCTTTACCTATTGTTTTGTTTCTTTTCCATCGGCTTCTTCCAAGTCTTTGGAAAAGGCCCTAAAAAAGTCGGGATGGGGATGGATCGTGTCCTCCTTGGTGTGTTTGGTGGTGTTTTTCCTCCTGATTGCCGTCGTGGCCTATCAAGCGATTCAGAAACAATTCCCATGCCCTCTCCAATTGTCGTTGCCGGGTGGTAAGGACCGTAAAGAGGTGGAACATTTCCTCCAGGACCATGAATCCTCCTTTCCAAAAGAAATTTATCCCTACCAGAAAAACCGTGCGTATCTGGTCCTGACCGGCTACTACCTCCAGAAGGAAACTGTGCCTGAAAAATACACGGATACCTATCAAAAAATCTTGGACATGTTGAACAAGTACCCCTTTCTTCCCGTGGGGTATGTGGAGCACGGGAAAATCTTTTCTCTCTCGGGAGAAGAATTTTGGCCCAAGTTTGATATTTCGACTCTGGCTCCCTCGAATTATTTCTAGTTTTGAAAACAAGGAGTGATTTTTTTTTTCCAACCTGAAAAAAAAAGAATGTCGGTAGCCCTGTTGTTTACGGAACCATCGTACACTGCGGGTATATCGAGTGTGGCCACGCTTTTCCAGTCCCAGTACCCATCCTCTACGCTTCAAATCGTAGAATATATCGTGGAAATCTCACCGCAAAGCGTCGACGCAGCGCTCGACGACTATTTTTCAAAGTACCCGGAAGGCAATCAGCGTGCAACGCTCTCCGAGTACACCTCCATCCTCCTCCTCATTGCCAATTATTTCGAGAGACGGGGAATTACGGACGTTCTTTGCTTGACAGTGTCTACGACAACGGATGTCGTCCAGCAATTGCCGTATGCCTTGAGTTATGCACCACCCCTCCGGGAACAGGTCAAGACGCAAATGTTGGTGGTCCGGGATTATGGTATCCAGAGCGTCCACATATTGTTTCAGGAAAATTCACCCAACATTGTCTTTCTGACACAATACCGAGAGGCTCTGTTATCACAATGTTCCCTGTTGGGTATTCCGACCCAGGTACATTGTTTGGGGAGTAGTGAATCGTATGATTTTACAAAACATTCCGCCATTGTTATTCTTGCCGATACAGAGGTGCTTCCCCTCTATTTTACTCCGGCGGTGCTGGCGTCGGTTCCCACTTCTTCCTATCTTGCGCTCACCAACCTAAACTATGACGTAGGAGATATTTTTCATCCCGCAACCGCATTTGTTTTCTTGGTGGCCCCGATAGATTACACGACCACGTCCCAGCAAATACAATCGTCCATACAAGGCAACTTTATCTTTTATGGCGTGTACGGGGCCTATGACACCTTGCTCACCTTGAATGCTCTTCTCGAAAACGGGCGTGCATTCAACGTCGAGGAATACACGAGCGTGGCGGTGAATGTGCCTTTGGCGTATTCCAACGGTTCCTCCTTTGATTTGACGGTCCATGCGATTCCGTACGGAAACTATGATATCGTCTTTACCAAGGACGTTCTGTTGCGGACACCGCTCCTCCTCGACACGTTTTTGAAATCCACCTCGGGCGGTTTGGGAATATCGTCCTTGCGCGACAGCTATAGCGTGTTCCGCACCGCGGGAATGATTCCTTTTTTTTCCAACGGGTACTACTACGTACTCCAAAACCTTTCCAAGATTTATAGTGGAAAAAACCATGAAAATCTTTTGGCGGTCAAATTTGAAAAAAATCTGGTTTCCCTCTCCGCACCCCCTACGGACCAAGAAGTGATTGTGAATATTAGCGAATCCATTCCGAATCGTTTTTATTCCTCGGTGGACCCAGTGTCCGGTTTCTTTTCCATTCTGGAAAGGATTTTCGAATGCGGTGTGTGTCCCCCGCGCGTCAACAGCACCATGTCCAAGAAAACAGAATTATTTTATATTCCATCTCCTTGAAAAAAATATATTGGGGCCTATACCGGGGTAAAGGTGAACGTTGCCGAGATGAGGTTGCTGTACGTCAGAGGATAGACTTTCATGGCATTGTCGTCCAGCGTGTTGGTATTCAGAGGCTGGTTGATGGATGGGCACGGGGTGAGAGGAAGCGTGAGACAGGTGGAACACGGGGTGCAGATTGTCGGCAATGTCGCACTGGAGCACGTCTGACATGGAATCTGATAGGGAACAAAGGCATTATTGTACTGCAACAGCTCGCCATTGGGCAGGGTGACGCGGAATTTTAGGGAATTTCGGGGGGTGAATTTGAAGAGCGTTTTTTGGTTGGAACTAACCACGACAAATTTGACCAGGTTGGGATTCCGGATATTGGCAATCGGACAGACGAATTGGGCACTAAAACTCGAGGGATTATTGGAAACCAGGGTCCCATAGGAATCGTTATTGGGGGTGTTGACATTCACGAGGGTGACGAGGATGTAGGGAATGTCCGATAAGAGCACATCGAATCCACACACGGGCAGATTGGGGAGGGAGACCGAAGCAATGCTAACAAGAAAGCAGGTGGCATTTTGGTAGGGCACAATGGGTGCATTGATGCTCGGAAAAAAAGAGACAAACGGAATGACAAAGAATCGAAAAGGAATCTCGGCATCCACATAGCTCGTATTAATGGCTTGGGCCTCGTCGGCGGTGATATTGAGATACACCAGAGGAAAGGCGTATTTCACGACGGAAAAATACATCATCTGGTAGTTGGTGGGATTCAAGATACCCATGAGAAAAAAGGGATTCTTTTCCTCCGTCACATTTCTTAACGAGGGAGGCAACGGTTCGCTTCCATTTTCTGTTTTTATCGCCAACCAGTGGCCAATCTGCAAAATACCAATCTTGACATGGTAGACCGTGTCCTGGGGACGTTTGACCCAAATATACGTCCCAATGATTTGTTGGGACCCGGCCTGGAGGCAACGCAATTGGAGTGGATGCGCTTGGATTACCTCAAACACAATGGTACGATCGCAGGAATAAAGCTTGTCGCCGATGGAATAGGGGAAAGGACCGCTCTCGGCCACAAAAAAATCCTGCACACCCCCTAGATGCAGACGAACCTCGTTGCTCGTATAGGACAAATTCTGGAGCCAGACGATAAAGACATCCCCGGACTTGTACGAGGGAAAGGATTCGAGAATCACGCTGCGGTAGGTGCCCACAATGGACTTGATCTTGGAGGTCCATTTTTGGGTCACGTTTTCTACAAAAAGAGCCGTATTGATACCCTTGGACAGGGCAAATTCGGTGGGCGACGAGGCAATCAGCGAGGTGGATCCTAGAATCAACAAATTATTACCCGCAGTGTACGTTGGATTCGTAATGGATACGGTGGCAAAGGAAAGATTCGTCGTATCGGTGCTACGCAGATATTCGGTGTAGGAAACAGAGGAAAAGGAGGAAAAAATGGGTTGATCGAGTGTAAACACAAAATCACTGCCCGAATACATGGCCACGACCGAAGACAATCCCGTGTCGAGGTTTTGCATAATGGTACCTACAAAATAATCACTGAGAAGCTGGTACAACTGGGGTTGGTCTGGGGTGGTCAAGAGACAAGAAAAGGCATTGAGAGGAATGACCTGTACGGTCAGGGTATCGTTGGGAATGCCGTACAAGGTACTGGTTTCATTGCCTACCCAGCGGAAGGAATATTGTGCAAATTGTTTCGTCACATATTCTCCCCGGACATCCCGGACATGAAAATCCCGAGAGGGTTGGCCATTAAAATCCAACTCAAATTCCGAGGGCAGTGGATATTGTTGGATATTGCGAAATGTAGAATCGAGATGAAGAATCATAATGGTACGTTGGTTGTTTTCTTGGTTGTGTTTAAAATCTTTTTTTTTTTTTACAAATCCATGTCGGAAAGAAGAAAGGTGGACCCTTGAGATTTTTCCCTCCAGTATTCCACCTCGGAGGTATGGGGTGCCAAGAACTCGATAAGGGGCATGAGAAATCGAATGACACGGCGCTGTTTCATGGTGATAAACGTCCAACAGCTCCCCTGGATCACGTGGAACAGGCATTCTGGTAAAAGGGAAAAATCCACCATCCTCTCCATTTTCACCAAACATTGGTGGAGATCCTGGGTGAGATCCACCGTGTGGAGTAAATGATTTTCGGTGGAGACGCTACTGCTCGTGCTCGCACCCCACCTCTTATCGTTCATGTTTCGTAGATAGTGAAAACGTTCCAACCACATTCTTGGAACGTACATGGCAAAATAATCAAGGACCAAGAGGATATACGATTCGTACAATACCAGATCCTTGACGTTTCGGATAGTGTACGACAATGGATTTTTTTTTTGATTTTCCTCCAACGAGGAGGCATCATAGACAAGCACCATGGAAATCTTGTCCAGCAGCATCATGTCGTATTGTTTTCTTTTTGTTTCCACAAAAAAAAAAAGATTTTATTCCTCGGGAAGCGGTAGATTTCGGTTCGTCTTGATAAAGACGACTTCTCTCGCGTCCAGAGTGCCACCAAAATACGCGTGGGGATAGCAGGGATCGCCCCCCTGAAATCTCGACGAAAGATTGAAATTGTGCTGGACGTCGCGGTAATCGTACCCCTGATATTTTGTGGCGGTGCACGAGATATTCCAGCCGTGCTTCAAGATACGCTGGGACATGCCGATTTCTTTTTCAGAAATGGTTTGTTTCATGGACGTGGTGAGAGTGGTAAAAATAGTCGGCTGGAGCAGATCGAGTGCCGGGCGGTCCAAGACAAAGAAATAGGATTGGACATGGTGGAGCGCAGGCGTTCCTGGAAGGATATACATATTGATGGTGCATCCCACGAGGTGCACGTCTCCCTGGAACAATTGGATAAATTTATCGGACCAGGAACTCACGTCTTCATCGGGGTACAGGTAGGGACCACGAACCGAGGAATTCATGAAAAAAAAGTAGTCGTAATGGTCGGGAGAAATCAGGGAAAGACCATGACTAAAGCCTCCAAAATCAAATCCCTTGTTTTTTCTAAAGACCATGCGGACATTGGGTAGAAGCGGTAGAGAAACCGTGCACTTTCCATTGACCACAATGAGATAGTGCATGTCGGGGAACACACCTTTTTGTAAAAAATATTCAAGGTTTTTCTTGTACTCGTCATTCTTTTCATAGTACGCATAAATGACAATGTTTCTTACGCGACTAGGACTGTTTCCAAATGGTTCTTTGGGACTTTTTCGTAGTAAAAGTAGACCCGCGACGAGAATCAAAAGAATTAAAATCAAGAAAAGAAAAAAGACCATTTTTGTCATGGATATTTTTTTATTTTTTCCAGAAAAAAAAAGGGAAGGAGGAGGAGGAAAAAAAAATAAAAAATACCGGGCGTCGTAGGAAACATTATTACTCCACTCCTTTTGGGGGAACTTTAGGTTAGAATGTGTGGAAAGGCTTTTGAAAATCTTTGATTTTGAAATGTAGTGTCTAGCGTCTTTTAGAAAACAAGAGCACGACCACGAAAAGGATCAAAAACAAGAGCACGGCCGTCCACAATAAACGTCGGAAAACCTGGGACGAGTAGGATATTTTCCAAAACACGGGTGCCAACAATGTCTCATTGGTAGGACACGTGGCATTCACCAGACTTTTCCACGCCTCCTCCGGTGCCTCTTCATACAGCGTATTCAACAAGGGACCAAATAGATCCGCCACATGAAAGACCCCCTCCCCGGAAGACGAGGCATAGGAGGTATTGACATACACCCGCTCAATCATGAGAAGCTGGTGGCACAGTGGAATGTCTCCTTTTTCCGAGGGCCCCGTCCGCAAAGGGATCTTGGCGATAAAGACTTGAGAAGCCATCTCCCCGAGTCCTTCCCGTATCCGGACCTCGGCCTGTTGCAAGAGATTGGCGTTGCGGCCCACCAAAACGAGATAATAGGGCTCGGTAAACGAAGCGTCCAGCACGACGGCGCCGTATCCGTACGCCCTATTCGTATCGAGCACGTTGATGCTATTGTAGATACAATTTCCCAGCACGGCGTGATTCACACAAAAGGCTACGAGAATGTCCGTGTCCAGTAAACACGCGCTCTGGCTGAGACGATACTGGGAATCGGGATTGTCCCCCAGTCCATTCCCTGCGAGCTGGATGGCCTGGAATCCCCCGAGATACGGTTGTTTGGTGCGGAGCACATTGCGGTACAGGGGTGCAAAGACGTTGAGGGTGCTGTTTCTCACCGCCAAGGACGCCACGGAATACCCCGTCCACTGTAATTGGTGGATGAATTTTTTACGGGTTTGCTGGAATCCCTTTTTCCTGGCAACGAGTTCATTGACCATGGGAGGAATCATGGGAGAGAGGGTGGACAAGCCAAACAGTGCGGTCGGTGGGGCGGTAGAGGTGGTGCTCGAAAGAGTGCTTTCCAACAACACCACCTCGGACATGTGGGTATAGTCTCCCCGGGCATAAATATAGTCCTGGAGACGCGCGGCCTGGTCCTCGGTGGCGCGTGGCGACGGACTGAGTCGAAGGAAACAGGCGAGACGTTGGTTCGTGGGATCATAGGCGGGATCGCTGGTCGTTAATTGATTGGGGTTTTGAAACCTGGGATCGAGACGGGTCGATTCCGGACCAGCGGGTACGGGGAGGATGTGAACAAAGTCGGCGGGGTAGGGTGCCGAGGTTTGCAGACGCTGTTGAAGGGTTTGTGCCAATTCTTGGTTGGAGGTGAGAATGGTGTAAAATTTCACGTGGCCCGGGGTCACGGTCCCCGTTTCCGCCGTCAGTGGATTGAATTTCTTGCCCGAAATGCCGACCGCGGCCAACATGTTCAAGGCCGAGGAGAGAGAGGCAAATTGAATCTGCTGCCGGGGCGAGCATTGTTGGTCGGCGTTGAGATTGTCGGCGAGGTAGAGGACGTAGGACCAATAATTGAGTCCCAATTCCGCGACGGGCAGATCCGTGTAAAACACAATGGCTTGTTGGGGAGAGACGGAAAACGCCCCCAGCATGCCCAAGGCATTGAAAAATGAAACATCCTCGATCCACGCCGTGGGAGAGCTATCGGTCATGGGAAAGGGGCACGTCTTGTCCTTGGAAAGAAAATGGAGGTAGGCGTTGCACAACAGAGGCTCGATTCCCGGAACGCCACGGTTCAGGTAGTGGCAATAGGCGGCCTTGTCGGAAATGCACGGTGGAAACGTTTGGAAAAAAGAAATCATGCCGTACGGTGTGGTGTAATTCTGTCCAAAATTGGAAGGGAGCAACCGCAAGAGATCGGGGATGGCAAAAACCAACATTCCGGGATACACCTTGCCCAACCCCTCTAAACTCGTACTCAGTTGGGTGGACACTTGTTGGGTGAGACGTGTAATGTAGCCCAAGAAGCGGACCATGGATTCCTGACGGACACTATCCGTAGTAGGATCGCACGTGTCGGAAGGGATGGGCGTTCCGGAAACGAGTTTTCCGTCCTTGCACCATCGGAGGTTGGGATTGACATTACCCCCGCACTTGGGAATGCGCAAAATCCACCACAACCACAAGGCTATCAGAATAAAAATAACAACGAGACAAAGACTCACGAGGATACGCATGTTTTTTTTTACTCTTGGCAAAAAAAAAAAGGAAATTCTATTTTTCCATATTCTTGATTCGCTTGTAGATTTTCTCCAGGAGCGTTTCCAATTTGTCCAGCCTTGCCAACACCTCTTGGAACGAGGCTTCCTTCTCCTTGGAGGAGGGTGTCGGTGGAGGGGGTGCCGAGGCCAGCACCTCCTTGACGTCGCGGGGATCCATGTGAAACAGTTGGCCGAGTTCTTGGACCGAGGCTTTTGGGGATAATTTACGGAGGAGGCTATCCCGGCGCATTTCCATGGCCTTGGGGGTCCGTTGATGGTCTTTGGCCATGTCCTCCAATGTTTTTCCCTTTTGAAAGCCAAGGATCATGCGCTGTTCTTCGTCCTCGGTCCATTTATTACCGATACGATTCATCATCTTGTTGTTTTTTTTTGAGCGTGCTTGTATTGTTTATATACTATGTTGGGAATAGTTGGGAATAATTAGGAATAGTATTTTTGCAAGAGCGCGGGATCCTGGACAATCTGATCGAGACAGCCGTACAAGTAAGGAAACAGAAACAGCATGGTAATAATGCATCGACAGACGAGGACCATGTCGGTCTGGGGGGAAGGAAAAAACACGCGCTGGATCCGATGAATTACCCCCGAGGGTTTCCCATTCCCATCCAGTACCAAAAAGCATTTTGGCTCGTCGGGGAGTGGCACCAGGGATTCCGGGGAAAAGGTAGTGTCATTCTCATACCGGTCAAAAATGTGGCGGTACATGTCCGGATCTCCAAGACGCAGATCGGCGCGCACCGTATCCGATACCTATCACACGCCACGAGATTGAACGGATGAGAGGCGTGCGTCTTGTTGAGAAAGAGACGCCGGGGAATCAAGTGCTCCGTGGAAAAACATTGGGGTGAAACAATGGGTTGGTGATTATAAATGCTCCGGTACAAGAATGCGACTCCCCACACGACCCAGCCTTTTCTCATGTTTTTTATTTTGGAAAAGAAAAATAAAAGGGGTTGGAAATTTAGTAGTACGGTGCCGTAAACGGATTCTGGCGGACGTGTCCACTGTACACGGCACCATTTTCTTCGGTACCACCGGGGACAATGGCACCGCCGTACAGCGTATTCTGGCCTTGGGCAACGTAGCGCACCCATTCATCATAGGGCAGTGTGACGGGTGCTTCAAAGGGCTCCATGATGATTTGGACGGGGTAGGATTGTTGGAGGCTTTGGTAGCCACCTGGTTTTTTGAAATCCATTTTTAGGAGGAGTAGATAAAAAAAAATTTTTCCTTTCGAATAAGAATAGAAATGGAGGAACACGTCCTCCGTCTTTTTAAATGGGAGATTATGCAATACGTTGCCCAGCCCTTTACCATGGAATACCAATTTTTTGTCGTGATGGATCGGAGCATGTTTGAAGATGAAACATTCAACGCGCAGCGCATTCTTATTTACATGTGGTTCCGAAAATATCTGCACCGCCGTATCCGTCAACGACGTCTTTCCTTCTCTACCACGGAATGAATAATTGATCCATTCCCTCTTTTTTTTTTTCCATTGCAAACAACAATGGAAAAGGAATACCTGGACAATGCCGAGATTGTTCTCTCTTCGTTTATCCAAAAACCCACCAACCGACTCAACATTGCCAAGACCTTGTGGAAAATTGCGGGGCATAATGTCGAATACGCCCACTACTTGTTGTACGATGTGTTTGCCGAGTACCTCGTAAGTCCCAAGGTCGAAGACGTGTTTCTAAGCATCCGTCAGAACCACATTGGATGGAACCATCCGGTCTTTCAGAATTTCAAGCAGCAGCAAAAGGAATACGATGATTTCCTGACGCAACCCCCGGAGCTGGAAGAAGGAGTCATTCAATGCTCTCGATGCGGGAGCAAGAAAACCTTTTCGTTTAGCAAACAGACGCGTCGTGCCGATGAGTCCGCCACGGTGTTTGTCCGCTGTGCAAATTGTGGCAAGTCGTTCCGCATGTAAATTGTGGCCATTCCTCACCATAGGCTATAAAACTTTTTCTTGGTCGTCTTGGTGGATGCCGCTTGGGCTTGCGTCAACGCTGTTTGGAGCTGTTGGATGGTGGCATCGCGTTCTTGTACCGTATCTTTCAACTGTATTATTTCCTCCATTTGATCCAACAATAATTGCTTCACCTCGGAGATGGCCTCGTCCAATTTGTCCATGTTTTTGTTTGTCGGTAATTTTCTCTTTAAATCTATCGAATAATAATGATCCAGGTCCAGGACGCGTTGCATTTTGTGTACATGAAAAATTTTATGAAAGAAGGGGTTTCATGCAGGGGCTGTAGGGAAAGGCGGGGTAGGCGTTGGCGAGGCTGAAATAGTTGGAGTCGGGGAGCTGGGTGGTGGGAACATTGTGCTGGAGGTTGGAGTAGCCATTGCCACCAAAGGAGGGGGTAATGTACACGGGCTGCACGATGCACTGACCGGGAGCGGTGGTGTAGGGACAGTTGGGGGTGGAGTAGTAGTTCTTGAGGGTGCGGTAATCGGGGACGGTGTTGACAAGGCCTGCATCATTGGCGGCGGAGTACACGGAAGTGTTATCGCGGTCGGTGGAATAGCTCATGGTTATTGTTCTTTTATTGTGGAACGATATTTTTTTTTATTTTTGAAAAAAAAATAATCATTCAGGTACACACCTACACCCACTATACACGATGATGAAAAATGGAAGAGGTGGAAATTAATTTTTGTTGGTTCTAGGATAGATAGATCATGTCTACTTTGAATGCATGCGCTGTAGCCAAAACGGCCAACCATTACGCCAAGGCGTACCAAGGAAACACGATAGACGCGGGTGATTGTACTACCATCCAATCCCAAGTGGCGTCGAAATTCGGTGTGCCTACATCGTCCGTCAGGGTGATTGTGTTGAACCCTCAGTCGCAGAGTGCAACCGACACCACCGCCTGGATCATTACCGCCAAATCCTCCAATGTCACGTCGACCTCTGAAAGCGTGATTCCCCGTCCTGAACTGTTAGGATGCCCAGGACGCAATGTTCCTGGATGTCCTTCCAAATCATCCTCGGCCCAGCGCACGTCCGCGACCACGGGTCTCACTACTTTTTACGGTGTGGGACAGGTCAAAGATGCCAACAATTGCACGTTGCAACAGGTTTTGAAAATTGCCGTCGTTCAAAACGCATAAGCTTTTTCTAGCAAACTTGCACTTTTTGAAAACAATATTTTTTCAAAATTTCAAAAATATAAACACAAAGTGTATAACAAAAGTATCGGAAATCACTAGGGGGAAAAAAAAAAAGTTTTTGAATCCATATATAAATGGTCTTTACAGGCATTGGAGTTTTTGTGGACCTGGAAAATTTTGGGGGCAAGGTGCCGATTCACCAAATCATTGCCACCTTGTTGACCCATGGTCCTGTCCTGGTTCGACGCGCCTATGGAAATATCCAGACCATGGATTCGAAACATCTCGACGCCCTCTCCGAAGAAGGCTTTGAGATCCTGCACACGCATCCCAATAACAATGTAAGCATGAAAAATTCCAGCGACATCCGCATGGTCTTGGATGTGCTCGATTGTGCGGCACGATGTCCCTCTCTCAATATGATCACCCTTGTCTCGGGCGATTCCGACATGCTTCCTTTGGTGGCCAAGTTAAGAGAGCGCAATATCCAGGTGTGGGGTTTTGCACACCGCCTGAGCTGCAACAAATTATTGGTGAAACAAATGGATAATTTTGAATTTTTACCCTCCCCCTCTTCCACCACGTCCACGGCCAAAACCCAAGAGGTCCCTCCTACCACCTCGGTACTAGAGGTTTCGGATGTGGTTGTGGATGTGGTAGGGGAACTTTTGGACAAGAATGAAAAAGCCGAAATGGGCAAGATTTTGGATGCCATCCGACGACGCTGTCCGGAATGGGTCAAACCCAAGGGTCGTTTTAAATACTTTCTCAAGGATGTGTTTGCACAGCGAAACATGGTGCACTATATCATGGAGAATGGTCATGTCATGGACAGCAGCCGCTAATCATCGTACGAAAAGGAAACTTTGAAAAAAAAAAATTGACTCTGGCTTTTATACTTTTTTTTTATCGAGGTACAAAAATATCATGACCGACGAATGCGTCCTCTGTTTTGAAAAAAAAGTGGATACACCCAAGCCTAACCCTCAACCCCAACCGAATATTTGTCGACATTGGGAAACCATTTGTTTTTCTTGTTTATCAAAACTCCGCCGGGAAACCTGTCCCTACTGTGCACAGGATTGGTCGGCCGCTCTGGGGAAAAAAAGCCTCCCTCCAATCTGGTACGCCATTTTTTATTTGATGGTATTGTGGAACAATGATTTGCCGCTGTTGGAATATTTGATCCACAAGAGAAATATGGATTCCTCTACCATTTATCCCTTTGAAGGAGCAGCGATACTCTTGACCGGAGTGACGGATGTGAAAACGGCTGAGGAAGCGTGGAACGCCCTACCGAATCGAGAGAGCATCCAACGAGGATTGCTCTTGTGTCAGGGTATTCAATGGGATCCTCTTACCCAAAGTTATCAACAAATTTTATAATCTCTAGAATAAATCAATACACGATGCTGAATAAAACAACCGCATTGTGGGAATCGTCATGACCGCGGTAGGTGCTTATGGAGTAGGAGCTTTATTATACACGACTATTTTTTTTTACGCATGGCCTTTTCGAGATTCTCCAGTTTCCGATACAATCCTCCGAGCTGGCAAGACAGTATTTTCTGATATTCCTCCTCTCCCGCCACCACCATCTCCAGCGCTTTGCGAGTTTCTTGAATTTTCCTGACAATCTTGGTATGCCAGTACCCGAGATTGTGCATTGTATCTGCGCATCATGAATTAAAAAATTTTTTTTAATTGTTAAAAAAAAAAAGGTAAAAAAAATGCCCAAGGTTCATTGGCGTCATGACGGACACCCTGGAAAATGGCACACGATCGAATTCAAGGGCGACAGTATCGGGGTTCTCGATGTCAAACGAGACATTCTCCGCTCCCGATTGTCCCCCTCCTCGATCCAAAAATTGTGGAACGAAGCCTTTGACTACGCCCTGTTCCACGCTGATTCCCACATGGAGTTTGATGACGAGAGCGCCACCATCCCCAAGAACACGCATCTGGTCGTCAAGAGACTCCCGGATTCTCACCACTTTTTAGTCCGCCGTCTTGTCTACCAAGAACCCCGTCTGGGTCCCCGGAGTGTACCACCTACTCTCCGTGCAAGCGGTCCTCGTAGCGTGTAGTAATGTCTAGATCAAACTTTCCTGGTACATGTGGCCGTAAAAATCACGGCTTTCCTGCAACAACCGTTCCGACAATTCCTTTTCCTTTTCCACGAGATCGTGGAGGAGCAGACTCCGCTGCTTGGATTCTTCCCTGTGCGCCAACAAATGATCCGTAAAGTGAAGCGCCTGTACATTGACGGAGCAATACTTGCAGGGCAAGGATCGGCGCACACATTCCGTCTCCAAATGTTCTTGCATGGGAAGCAATGTAAATTTTTCACACTGGTGGCATATTTCCATGTGGTGATACTCGACGAGATGCTCGGTGTACACTTGGGCCGACACATTCATGTCGCAGAGGGAACAGACACTGCATTGATGATTGGAATGTTCCGAGTCATGGGTACCGCATTGACATTGTATGCGGAGGGAGTGGGGACACTCGTGGCTGCAATGTTTTTCCAGGGCCTGGTGATCCACCGCAATGTGGTCGCAATGGGGACACGCCACGTCTTTCACCGTATCGTGTCGGATCTGATAATGATCGGTGCGAAACGGCGTCGTGGTCAATTCCTGTAGATTTACACTCGAGTCGCAATACAGACATTGCAAATACTCTCTTCTTTCGTGCCGTGGCCGGTCCAGCTCAAACAATCGGAGACAACAGGCCCGGCAGTATCGAATCATTGTATGACAATGTATGTCCTCGGATCGATAACAAGGGAACCCAGTGATTTCAACTGGTATCTTGCAGGGTTCGAGGCAAAGGGGGCAATCCATTTTATTAGAGGTGCCACGTGTTTAAATTAGGTACTGCAATGCATCCTTTCCTTGTTTAGCCGTGTTGGTATTTTTTCAACAAATGATGGGCTGTTTTTTCAGCGACCATATACACGGGAAGCGTGGGGTTGGCCGACACAATGGTGGGAAAAATGCTCGTATCCACGACTCTCAGCTTCTTGGTACCCATGACCTTGAGACGGGAATCGACCACTTTGGTCATGGCACAGGTGCCCGAGATATGATGACCGTAGGCACTCTTGGTTTTGAAAAATTCCTCGAGACCTTTTTGATCCAAAGGCTGTCCGGTCGAGGAGGTGGGATAGACTTCGACGGGCGACCATTGGGTTTGCGACTGGATAATCTTTCTCATGAGCAAAACGCCCTGGGCGATGGCGCGGGCGTTTTCATCGGTATTCAACTCCTCGTTGATGTACGGCATGTCGTAGGGACTGTTGGAGACGAGTTTGAGAAAACCGCTGGAAGAGGGGTTGGTGTGTTCAATCAAAAAGCTTGCATAGGTTTTCCCGGTATAGTCGTAATCATAAAACCATTCCGAAACATTGAAATTATTCGAGGGAATCGTATAAATCCCAATGTGGAGGTCGGCGTTTTCTGCCACCGTGGTATTCAAACCAATGGAGCTGAAAGGAACCTTGTAGGGTCCTACATTCCAGCACCGGTAATCATTGTAGAGGGGAGATTCAACATCCAATGGGAAATACACCTGCCAGCGGTGCTTGATATTGGACAATTCATAATTGTTCCACATTTCGGGATGATCCAACAAATTTTTTCCCACCTCGGGAAGATCCACGAGCACGGGGATACCCAAGGTTTCAAGATCCTCACGAGGTCCGATCCCGGAAAGCATCAAGACCTGAGGAGAATTGATAGCTCCACCACATAAAAGCACTTCTTTCCTACAATAAAGGGATTGAAGAGGCGCGGGTTGACTCGGTGGTTCGTACTCGGTATTGGCCTTGTAAATCGTCCGGCCTTTGGCGATTTCGACCCCGACCGCGGTGGTGTTTTGAAAAAGAATCTTGGTCGCGAGATGGTCGGCAAAAAAGGTGAGGTTGGGATGATCCAATAACTGGGAGAGCAAGGACAAGGAAGAACTGCTCCGTTGTCCGTCCGGTGTAATCATAAAATTCCAGAACCCGACACCATTTTCGTCTTCCGTCACGTTTTCTTGATAGGGGAATCCAAAGTCTTGGATCATGGCCTGTAAAAGCTCCAGATCCATCAGCTCGGGTTCCGAATGCGTCAACGAAAGCCACCCATTTCGACCTCCTTGCGTCGTGGCACAATTCCCGGGGTATACTTTTTCCACTTTTTCAAAGTAGGGAACAAGATTTTCATATTTCCACGAGGGATCCTGTGTGAGAACCGCCCATTCATCATACACTCGTGGTTTCCCACGAAACGCCACCATGGCATGGTGGTTCGCACATCCACCCAGACAAGAGGCGCGCACATAGTCATAGACCATGGGTTCTTTTCCCGATACCGAGGGAAAAGTCCATTCGTTCCACGGGGGTTGATAGGGAGGCGCATAGGTCACATCGCCCCAAAGATTTCCAAATTGAAAAGGAATCTTCACCTGATCATTGTCATTATAATTTCCTCCCGCATCCACCAGGGCCACCGTGAATCCATGAGACACGAGGCGGTAGGCGAGTACACATCCCGCAGCACCGGCGCCCACGATGATGAAATCAAAACATGGTTTTCCCATTTTATTTTGATTTTTTATTTCCATTTAAATTATATTTTGATACTAGCACAAGCACAAACTAGCCCATGACCAACCGGCTTTTTTGTGTCGCATCGTCCTTGATAATCTCCATGGATTGGTGGACAAAATCCTTGATGGTCGGCAAGTGAGAAATAAGGAGGACGTGGTCCGTAATGTGGGACAAGAAATCAAACAAATGAGAAATGTTGCTGATGCGTTCCTGATCAAGGACCGAGATCCCTTCATCAATGATGAAAAGATTGGCGCGGGGAAGATTGGCAAATTTGGAGAATCCGAGTTTCAGGGAGAGATCGACAAGAAAGGATTCCATCCCCCCTAGATAGTTGGACACTTTTTTGGATCCCGAAAGGGTTTCGACGCCCACCACCACATCCTTGTCCTCGACACAGAGCACCAGCTTTTTTTCCAAAAACGGCGACAACAAATGATTCACATCGGTTTCAATCATCGGCAACTTTCGTTTCAATAAAAAGAGTGGCAGGCCATCCCTTTCCGTCGTGGCCACCAACAGCTCGAGATAATGGCTGCGTTGGAGACTCTGATCGTACGCCTCCTTATCCCGCGTCCATTGCTCGTACTGGGCAGTCATGGTCGTACGCTGCCGCTCCTTGTCTCTCCATTCTTCCTCGGTGCCCAGGAGCCGCACCTCCCCCTTTTTCTTTTGAGCGTCCAGATCTTGAATCTGGGTGTGGAGGGTTTCATTCTCCAAGAGCCACGTTTCTTCCACCCGCAGCGTCTCCAAGGACACACGGCATTGGACGATTTGTTCCGACCATTCCTCGATTTTCTTTTCGAGTTCTTCCCTCTTTTTTTGGTATTGACGGCATTGGGAAACCGTTTCCAATAAAGAGGCCACCCCTCCCTCCCTGTACTGTTTCCACATCTCGTCCAGGCGCGTGTAGAGGGACAGCTTCTCCAAGCACTGGACCGTGTCGAGAAACTTTTTTTGCAAGGGATCCACAGCCATTTGTTTGTCCAGCTTTTGCACCTTGGCCTCGATTTTCTTGGCCTTGCGGTACGCCGCCGTGTTCTTGTATCGGGTCTCCAAGACGGCAAAGGACTTGCGGTGCTCCAAAATTTGCTGTTGCCGCACACAGTTTTGCTGCTGCTGACGGCGTTTCTTGGACCACATGTCGCGCACGATTCCCAGCGCATCCCCCCAAGACGACGAAATCTCCTCCTCCTGAATACCCAAGGAGGAGGATATGGATTGGCATTGCTGTTCCAGTGCGGCGACGCGAGTCTTGAGACGCTTGGCTTCCACGACATTTTCTTTGCGCTGGAGGTAGTGGGGATTGCTCATGCACGAGGTGCACGCCTTGTTGAACACCACACTCTTGTCCGTCGTGATTTGCTGACGGAGGATTTCATACCGGCACTGTACTCCTTGAAGCTCCTGTACACTTTTTTCAAGCGCCACCAACACGTTTTCCTTGTCGTCATCGTCGCGGTCATGGTCGCTGGATTCTTTTTGCAAACGATCCCATTCCTCTGATTCTTGTTGCTGGCGCACAACCTGTGCCTCATAGTGCTGGGTCCACGCCAACCAATCACGGTCGTCTGAAAGTAAATGGGAAGGATCGTAGACGGGGAGGCTGGCTTGAAGCGTACGAATCTCCTCCCTGTACTCGGCTTCCTTTTGCGTCCATTGCTTGGTCGTTTCGGAAGAAGAGGCGACACTTTTTTGTATACCCTGGTACACCGTCTGCCACTCTTCATAAGTGCATGTGGAACGGTGGGGGCCATACTGTTGAAAAATGTCATTGTCATTTTCATCCTCCACGTTCACCATGGGAGCATCCAGCATCTTGGTTTCGAGTTCCTCCAGATTGTGTTGGGCCAGGAACACGGCACATTCCTCCTTTTCCTGGACCGCCCTGGCTTTTTGTGCGGTACTCTTTTTTTCAAGGGTTTCCAGCTCTTTTTTCTTGGCACGCAACGACTCGAGGGAAGCGTGGGTGCAAGGCCAGAGTTTTTCAAAACAAGCCTCTCGTTCTTGTGCGAGTTGAACGAGATGTTCCTTGTCCTTGGCCACGCGTTCCCCCAAAAGGGAACACGCTTGGACCAATGTCTGTTCCTCCTTTTCCCACATGGCCTTGGAATGGTGCTCGATGCGTTTCCGGAGACTGCTTTCTTCACCACGGACCGCTTTCCATTCGTCGTCCTTGGTCTTGCGGTATTTTTCAAACCCATCGAGACCAAAGAGCTCGTACAAGAAATCCTTGCGGGCCGCCTGTTTCATATCCCGAAACGATTCTTCCCGCTGCTGCAAAAACAGGTTGGTGTACACAAACGTCTTGTAGCCCCCAATCATGCTTTGCACCAATTTATCCGTCTTTTTACGCTGTTCTTCGGTCAGCTGTGTACGGTGTCCTTGGTCGTCGACCTCGAAAAACGTTTCGACAATCTTGATCTTGTCCTGGTTCCGTGTGCACACCTTGCGCAACACGTAGCGCAACGAACCGAGCCGCAACCCCACCTCTCCCCACCCCGTCTTTTCTTGGAAATGAATCACTTCTTTCGGGGTCGAATTCCCATGACTGGACCGCGTGATTTTTCCATAGAGCATAAAGGACAGGATATCAATGAGGGTTGATTTTCCCGCCGAATTTTTCCCAAAGATACCGGTGACAGTGTGTTTCGGGAACGCCTTTTCCAGATCGATGCGATTGTCAGGTCCGTACCCAAACAAATACCCAAAATGCAGATACTCCAGCTGCCACCCCGTGGTCATGGCGGCATTGGACATATTGGCATAAAAATCCTTCATCAGGTCTCGATGGAGCTGTTTCCGCATCTCGGGTGTTTCACCGGGCCACCGATGCACCAAAAAATCCTTGAGGATCGTCTCCATTTCTTGACAACTTGCCTCGACACGGGTAGTGGTGGAGTCCCCACTTTTTTTTTCTGGACCGAGCATTGGGAACTGGAAACGTGCTCCGGGAAACGCCTTGTGCAGCACTGACGGTACCGACAAATCTTGCTCGGGAGTCAAAAAAATCTTGACATTGCCCTTGGGTGGTACCGGAGCATCCATCAGAGAAAATGTGCGTGCCCCATCGCTCAGACACAGACCACCCTGCTCGTTTTCAACGGCGTGAAACTCCTTGTAGGCGTACTCATTTTCCACGCGGTGGAAACGGGTCGTTTTCTTTTTCAGATCCCAGACAAGGACACCGTGGTCGTCGTCGGTCTCGCCAAAATTTTGGGAGAGGAGCGATCCGGCATAGGCCATGGTTTTTTCCTTGTTCATAAATTGGTGCTTGTGAATATCCCCCAACAATACGTAATCACACCCTATGAAATCACTCACCTCTTTTTCCCCCGTCTCGGACACGTAGCCATGACAATTTTTCCACCCATTGATCTGACCGTGGTACAATCCCACCAGGATATCGGTAGGATGTTCTCGGACCACCTCGGAGGCGTGGATCCATTCATCGTCCAAGAGAGAGTGGACGAGAAAGACGAGATTGTCATGGCGGTACAACCCCGTTTTTGTGTAATAGTACACGTTGGGGGGATGTCGATCGTGCAGAATCGACGTCAGACTGTCGATGCGGTCTCGATTGTTCAACAACGCGTCGTGGTTCCCCGCAATCACAATCGTAGGGAGAATCGAACCCAATTGCCGCAAAAATTCGTACGTCATTAGCGTACATTCCGGCTGCAAATCAATCTTGTTGTGCAATATATCCCCGGTGAGGACAAGGATGGACTGGTCCAAATGCTTTTGCGCCCTTAAATAGGTGTACACCCGGTCAAAGACGAGCTGGTATTCTTGGCGTCTGGAATAGAGACGAATGTGAATATCCGAAATATGATAAATGGTGTGGTACATGGTGTTGGAGAATAGTGTCTCATAAAATAAACAAAATTCACTTTTTTATTTTCCAACATAAAATGCTTCTTCTTCTCCTTCTCTTTTGGGTGCTATTATTGTGTGTCTTGCTTTTAATATGGCGGCGGGGCGGGCATTCCCTCGACCCCCTCACCTCCCTCCACTTCCACTACCCACCTCTCCTCCCCTATCAGGGACACGGGAACGGGTACGTTCCCCTGATGATCCATCAGACACTGTCCAAGCGTGAGGTGCCTACCCTATTGTGGGAACGATTGTTGCAACCTCATCGGAAAACGGCCCCCCATTTTTCCTTTTCTTTTTATGACGACGACGAGATGGAAGCCGTGATCCGTCAACATTTTCCACCGCGTGTCTTGACGGCCTATCACCGCATCCACCCTGCGTATGGCGCGTGCCGCTCCGACTTTGGACGCTACTGCATCTTGTATGTGTACGGCGGCCTCTACCTGGATATCAAATCCGAGATCCGCAAGGATCCATTGTCCTGGCTTCCGTCCAAGAATCCTGTCTTGTTGGGGGGTCATTGGAAACACGCCGCGTACCACGCCGAGTTGTTGAACCATCCAAAAGGAGAGGTGATGAACTGGGTGCTGGCCTCGACTCCACACCATCCTCTCTTGTGGGAACTGATTATGGACATTACCCAAAGGATCGAGACGGGTCCGAATGGCCGAGGAAAACAATTTGTCCTTGAACTCACTGGTCCCATTGCCCTGTCTCGTATTGCGTTGGGCAAGATGGATATTTCAGACAAGATCCACGAGTATTTCAAGTACAATTCCGAACGCTGTGGATGGACGGATTGCAAGACAGTGTATTACCAAGGCAAAAAGTCGTATGACCAACTTGTGGACGAGGTACTCCTTTCCACACCATAGAAAAACTGGTATAAATACCTATTTCAACACCAACAAAAATTAAAATGCAACACATTGGTATCATGACGCTGTCCATGGTCTTGGCTGGATTTATGTCGACCATGAACACGTGGTCGCCCAATTGGGAAGATGTTTACTTTTCCCTGAATGATGTGTACATGGTCGGCATCATGACTTCATGTTTTTTTTCATGGGTCTTTTCCTGCTCCAATGGAAAGAAGCGGTGGTGGGTGGCCTCGTAGGTTTGTTTTTTATCATGGCCGCGAGGAATCAGTGGTGGGTGGGACAGAATCAATACCTGCGTCAGATGATTCCTCACCATGGTATGGCCGTCTTTTTGAGTCAAAAGTTGTCCCAAAAACCCAATGCCATTCAACCGTACCTGGATAACATCATCACCAACCAATCGGCCGAGATCCGGTACATGAAATGCGTCTTGTCGGGCAACGAGGACCCGTGTGAAACGACAAGGATATCGATATAAAAAAAGTGATGGCGGTTGTAGGTAATTTTATTTCACCGTAAACAAACCTGCCTAACTCCTTTTTAAAATAAAACACGACAGAATGTTTTCTTTACACCAGCGTGCACAGGAGTTTGCCCAGACCCTTGGTTATGATCTGGAGCATCTTTCTCGGTCCACCAAGACCGTCGGTATTCAGGCTCCCACGGGCGTCGGGAAAACCACGGTCATGCTGGACATGTTTCGAGATCAACCGGGGACGCTCATGATTCTTCCGACCCAATTGGCGTGCCAGCAGTGGATGGACAAGAAAAAAAGCGGCGACTGCATCTTGATGATGAATGCCTCACGGGCTCTCGAAACACTCTTACGTCGTAGGGGTCTCCACGGCTACAAGAACATTATCATGGACGAGGCCCACGTGGATTCCAAGGAGTATTATGCCATTCGCCGGATCATGCAGCAGGTTCGTCGAAAAGACCAGCGGTTTTTTTTTGTGAGCGCCACCCTCCCCGTCTCGCTGCTCCAAGAGGAATTTCCGGATCTGCATCGTCTTACCTATGACGACTTTCGTCCCCATGTGATTGACATCCGCTATGTTCCCTCCGCCTCTGTTAACGGGTACCATATCGACCGCTCCCATCTCCTCTCGGTGGGTGCTCAACGCCTTGTCGACGTCATGGCCTCCAAAAAAGTCCTTGTTTTCCAACCTACCCACGATGATTGCGACGATTTTGCCAAGCGTGTCCATACCATGCGAAATAAAAATGTCTTGCCCTCAACCTCCATCATGGGATCGTGCCCCGTGCTCGTTCTTCATGGAGGACTCGAGCCGGAAGAAAAGGAGACCATCAAGAAACAATTGGCGACGAAACCCGCCTATCTCGTGATTGCAACCAATATTGCCGAATCCAGCATCACGTTGCCGGATCTGGAGGTGATTATCGATTCTGGATTGGAATGCCGCTGTCAAGGCACTTATACGACGGTGGTGCGGGCGTCCAAAATGTCGCTGATTCAGCGCGCGGGTCGTGTAGGACGTACACGCGACGGAGTGGTGTATCGACTCATGCCCCCCTCTCTATTTGAGGCATTGGACGATTTCAGCGAGCAGCCTCACTCTTTGGACTCGGTGGCCGTGTCCTGTCTTTTGTATGGGACCGACGCATTACGTCTTTTTGGAGAGGGTGAAATGACGTACACGCTCCATTTCCTTTCCTCGGTGGGAGTGGGTTCCACCACGCCCCGTCCGAAATTGGAATTTTTGCAATCCTCGAGGATGGGTATGTTGTCGGCGTCCCTTGTCTGGAACCTCGTGCATTCGTGCTCGGACCGTCGGGAAGGGATGTGGATTACACTGTTATTGGTGATTTGGGAACAGTACGACAAGAAATCCCTGCACTGGGTCTATCATCCCCGAAAAGCCACCGAAAAGGAACAATGGGCCCTCTCCCAACTGAGGAATTTTCGGCGTCGTGTCTGCTATGAAAAGGACATGCTGGTCAGCATTGCAAGGATGCTTTTGACCATCTTGGCGTATGGCCGCGAATGGCGGACCGTGGCGGGCATGCTTTCCCTCAACCAAAAAAATATTCGAGAGTTTATCGTGGATTGGAATCGTACGTATTCCTTGGTGGCGTCGACATGGAAAGAGGTCCCTTCCAAGAACCCACCAAAGCCCTTGGAGGCCTTGATGCAGTGTTTGGGCATTCCCGAGGCGATCCTACCCGAAAAGACGCATTTTTCATGGGAGGTGATGCCGGTTTGTCTCGACCCTTTGCTGGTGTACAAGGGACGATGTTTTTTTATGCGTCAACCGATCCTTTATGGACCCAAGATGATGCAAGACGTGTATTACGGCGATCTTTGGGAGGAAGAGGGAGACGACGACAATGGCTCCGTCTACGGTCATCAGGAGTGGCGGGTGGATGCCTCGGTCTATCGTTCTCCCGCCGTCCCCGAATCGTTTCGACGATTTCCCAAGGCGATTCATCCTCTCCGACTCCGTAATAATTCTCTTGGTAATGTAGTGGTGTGGACCAACCTCCCGCATGATTTGGAGGAACGCCATGAACAAATCATGGATCATGTGGAAGCGTATCAGAAACTCTTGGAAAAGAAACAAATTGTGCGGGCATTCCACAAGGATATTCGACAGGAATTGAACGAAACGGTGGCCCTCATGCCTCCGTCGGACAATCTGGAATTAGATTCCGAATGCCGTTTTTCGGGAGGGTACCTTTGGCAGCAGGCCGAGGAGGATTTTAGAAAATATGTCGTAAAACGGCCATAACGAAAAGAAGGAAAAAATTGAATTTGTGTACCAAGTTTTTCATGAAAACGTCATACCAATGTCCGAACCAGTCGTTGCTTTACAGGGAAGTCTTGGCTGTCCCATCTGTCAGGGGGATGTCGTCCTTCCCGTCCATTTTACCTGTTTTCCATGCTCCTGTGCGGAGGATTACTGTGTCTGTTTATACTGTGCCCGAAAATATCTGGAATTTGAAAATCCACAAAACGATCAAAAAAAATGTCTTTTATGTCCCACCGTCATCTATCGTCCTTCGTCGCTTCCCGAATCCAAATGTTTTCGCACCAACCGTGTGTACATGCGCCTCGATCCCAAGGAATATTCTTGTTCCTTGGGATGTGCTTTTCAGGGGAAACAGATGGAGTTGGAACGGCATGTCCTGGAGGAATGTCTTTTCCGCACCATGATGTGCGAGTGTGGGCAATTCATGTGTGCCGACGACCTCCTCGACCATCGACGAGGTTGTCCTCACTACCGAGATTGTCCTACATGTCATACACCCATCTATCTGGATTCTTTTTCCAAGCATCTACGACAAGAACATTTTCTGGAACTCTGCCCTCATACCGGTTGCCCCGAAATCTTGTCCGTGGACAAGATACAGGATCATCTCCAACGAACCTGTCGGCACCGATTGGTGGAGTGCAAAGTGTGCCACCAGTTTCCTCTGGCCTACAAAATGGGCGACCATCTCACACAGCACCTCCAACAGAGTCGTCATGAATTGTGCCAGGCGGTGGACCGGTTGGTTAGTGCACAACAAAAAATGGCCATGGTCGCCGAAGCCTTGGGAAAAAATGAAGCCTTGTAGAATATTCTCCACCTACCATACTGAAATACTGACATTGGTTTCCATACTAACCTTTTCTTTTTACCAACATCCACCAGATGCCAGAAATGCCTGAAATTCACGTTGCCGCTTATTTTGGTCATGTTCCAGCCCTCCAACAACGATTGAAAACGGACGATCCGAATGCCCGGGCGATGAATGGTACCACGCCGCTGATGAGCGCCATGTTCAAGCAACAAATGGACTGTTTTGAATTACTGATCCAGCACGGCGCGGATCCCAATCTGTGTGATGACGATGGGATGGACGTTCTTTCCTACGTCATGAAAAAGGATATACAACCATGGCTTTTGTATGTTTTAAAAAAGGGTTCCAAACCTCATCCGCAACGCCACCGTGGTTTGCTTATCTGGGCCATTCAACATGACACGATGGGTTTGGTGCACAAGATCCTCCAGATTTCTCCTTCCATGGTGGACGATGTCGATACCGAGGGTCGAACCGTTTTACACGCGGTCATTCGGTACCGCCACCTTATATCGGTCCGCGATGCCATGGTGGCCCTGCTCCTAAGAAAAGGCGCGGATCCACTGGCTCAGGATGGGTATGGTCGGACACCAATGGAGCTTGTTTTTCACCATGAAAAGAATGATCCTCTGAAACGTCAATTGAAAAACGCTCAAAACGCCATGTGGTTGTTTTCGGTCGCCCGTGTCCTCCAAGATACACGACGTGCCCAGCCGTGGACACCTATTTTCCATGATTCTCCTACGACATTACCCAATGTCGTATTGGAACACGTGGTGTGTCGTATGAATCCCAGCCTGGTGCAGGAACTGGCACGGATGCTCTAAAATTCTATTGGCGGAAATGTATATTTGAAAAAATCAAAATATACATTTCCATGTTTTTATTTACATGGTTAGCGGAATCAATTCCTGAAGCCCTGTCACGAGGTTTTTCTTAATGACCCACCCCAATTGTTTGACTTTTTCATTGGAAATGTAGTACCGCTGATCATTATAGGGTCGATCCTCTACATACTCGATCCATTCATCGGCATTGGTCTGGGGACCCTTGATCATGTGGATGAGGAGGTGCGCAATCTCCAGCACCGAAAATTCCATGCCATCATCACATCCAATATTGTAAATCTCTCCTATCGCACCCCTTTCTAAAATCGCCTCAAAGGCCGAGGCGGTATCCGAAGCATGAAGAAACGCACGGACACTGCTCCCATCGCCCTGGATGGTGACTTTTTTATTCTGTTGGAGGAGCTGGATGAAGCGGGGGATGAGTTTTTCAGGGTACTGGTTTTTCCCATACACATTGTTGCCCCGTGTGATAATGATGGGCATGCGGTAGGAATGCTGGTACGATTGTGCAATGAGCTCGGCACCGGCTTTGGTGGCGGCATAGGGATTCGTAGGGCAAAGGATGGATTGTTCCGTCTTGTAGATTTCGTCCTTGGAATTCATGCTTTCCCCATACACCTCGTCGGTCGACACGTGGATGAACTTGACAAGACCCCCATACTTGCGACAGGCTTCCAAGAGCGTGTGGGTACCCAAGACATTATCGTGAGTAAAAGTAAGAGAATCTTCAAAGGAATTTTGTACGTGGCTCTGGGCCGCAAAATGGATCACGTGCGTAATCTGATAGTCTTTCAAAATGTGGGAGAGAAGATCCGGGTCGCACAGATTGCCTTTGATGAATACATAATCAGGATGATGACGAATGTCCGCCTCGACATTGGTTTCGTTGGCACAGTAGTACATGGCATCGAGATTCACCCATTTTTCGAAACGATGCTTGGGAAAATACTCATTGATGAAATTACTCCCAATGAAACCACATCCCCCCGTCACCAAGAGATGGTATTTTGGAATCTCCATCGAGGCACGGTACGACACCAGACATTGCCGGACGGCCTCGTGGATGGGCAACACCTGGGGATACATGTCTTGTAATCGTCGCGTTTCGAGAAAATTATTGGATCGATCCGCGGCGAGAATTTTTCGCTGTTCTTCCGGGGAAAAATTTTTCCACGTAAAAAAAGGATCCACGATTTCGCGGTACATTTCCAAAATCTCGTTGTGAGAAATGACACCGGGATTGGTAAGGTTGATGGTCCCCACCACCTTGTTTTCCATCATATCGAGAACCAGAGGCAACAGATTGGGGAGCACCGACATGCTGTTGGGCAGGGAACACACTTTTTCATAGGTGGTGATTTTGGTAATGAAATTACGACCATTTTTTTCTCCAGTGATGGGCATACGGATGCGTAGATTCAAAATAGGGTAAAAATGGAAAAGCCGGTCGGTAAATCCCTTGACAATGGAATACGAGCTCCCAAAAAAGTTGGGGGTGGAGGATTCGTCAAACCCGTGCACACCCTCGTTGCGCATGGGATGGTCCTCGTCATAGGCAAAGATACACCCCGTGCCCAGATAAGAATAATGAATGCCTCGTTGTTGGCAGAGAGTGGCCAGGACCAGAGGGGAAAATAAATTATCCCGCATGTTTTCCACGAGCTTACCGGGCTGTTCTAGATAATCAATGGTGGTATATATTTTGTCGCCAATGGTACCATGGGTTCTTCCAATAAAGGAAATGACATGCGTAGGCTTTACGGTATCCAATTCCTGTGCGACCAGCGTTTCCTTGTCGGCGCGGGCAGAGGCGTGCTGGAAATCATATCCTTTTTTTTCAAGCAAGGAAATAAATTGCTGGCCGATCCACCCCTGGCTACCATAGACTAACACTCTCATGACACGTTTATCTTACCATTAGAAATTAAAAAAAAAATTCCATACAAAATTTCCCATACGATATCTCGACACCACAAACCAATGTTTTCACCACCTCCGCTGTCCATGTGCACCCGCAACAGGGGAACCGACGGACGAAAAGAGGGATTCTCTTGAACCATCCACAGAATAAGAGCTTGGAAATCGGTAGGTTCTTGGACCACATGTTGCTGGCGCAACCGCTGGATCTTGACAATGCGTTCCATTTCCGTATCAAAACGAACCTCGAGCTCATACAATACAATTCCCAGGCTGTACACATCCGTCGAGGTCGAGCATGGTTTACCCATGGCCTGTTCCGGGGAAGCGTAGAGGAAACTGCCCGTGTACAAGGTGTTTTCAGAGACTGTTGAAAATACCTTGGCGAGACCAAAATCACTGATTTTGACCTGGAGAGGATCCATCGATTTCAACAAAATGTTATCCGGTTTCAAATCCCGGTGCACAATACCTTTCTTGTGCAGATAATCGAGGCCTTGCAAAATCTGGACAATGATTTCCTTGGTATCCGAAAAACCCTGAGAAATAAATCCCCGAAGACTCATGGTACAGCATTCCATCTGTAGATTGAAAAAATAATAGCAGTCCTGATAGACAAGCAGTGTCTCCTCTTCTAATCGTTGTTGATCGGTCTCCTCGGTGAGCGGTTCTTTCTTGTCCCGGGCATCCACCCACGAATGATAGTACCGGATAATGTGGGGGTGAGCAATGGACGCCAGGATACGAATCTCGTGCAACGCACTCTGGATGCTATCCTCGGTAATGAGCACGCGTTTGACCGCATAGACCTGACCATCCAGCTTGTTGTGAATGCGGTAGACCGTTCCGAATCCACCCTTTCCCAACAACGGAGTGTTCTCGGTAAGAGAACGGAACGGCAACGTCCAGGAAACCAATTGATCGTTCATGTTCTATTGGAAGCGTGCGTGAGGGTATTTCCAAAAAATTCATTTTTTATTTGAAAAACTACTACTACTTGGCCATCATTCCAATGAAAAAGGTGATGCCCAGCGCCACCACTTGAAGGATGAACGAGGCGAGGAACAAATTTTTGAGGGGAGCAATAGAGTGAACATCCTTGAACTCTTCCATCGTCTCGATGCTCTTGTAGAATTCAAAGCTCTTGTAGAGCGTAACGAGAAAGACAAAGGCGTAGACGACCCATGCGAGACCTACGACCCACATACCAGCGGTTTGGGCAGACATTTTTTTTTTTTCTTTCTTTCCACGAAAAAAAATTTTTTTTCCATTGGTTGTGTGGTTTTTATAAAAAACTAGGCAACTTAAAGATTTACCCTACAAAAACAAAAGACAATATGGAGGAAAAAAAGCTTCAAATAATGTTCGAGTTCCGCAACCAGCTCGTCACGTTTTTGGATGAGCTGATTGAACAGTTTCCCCTCGAGGGCGACTTTGTTATTATTCGCATCTTTATCAAGGACCAGATTCCTGTGGCCGATGTCATTGGTCGTTTTATCCGTGATCTTCTTCCTCTCAAGGAGCAGGTCAAGAACAAGGATGAACAATTCTTTTTACAAAATTCCATTCTCTATACCGGGGCCAGTCTCGCCAATGACAAGATTAATCATTTCAAAAATCTCTGGCAATCCAAGCAGCTCGATGACAGCGACCGCGACGTCATCTGGAAATGGATGGAGCTGTTTATCGCCATTGCTCAAAAGTATCACAAGTCATTTGGATACGTTCCAGGCTGGGCCCGCTAACGCAACGTGTCCCTGACCACGGCCATCTTGGCACGCAGAGGAATGACCAGTGCATACAGTGTCTCCATGCCCTTACTCACCAATTCGGGTATCGTCTCGAGGACACGCAGATCCTCCAAGGCTTGGGTGTACACGGGATCCATGACCGGGGCATCGCATTCCTGGAGGTAGTGGAGCACCCGTGAGAACCAATCGAGGATCTGTGGGAGGGTCCATTCTTTCCACGAGACCGAGGAAAATAAATCTTGGACGTGGTCTTGGCCACGTTTCGAAATGTCTTGGAGAAGAGATTGGATTTCTTGGAATGTGTTTTCCAAGAGACTCGTGTCGTTCCGGACCAACATTTCACGAAACATGTCCCAAAACGCACGGTCCATGGTTTCCGAGAGACGTTGAACAGCTCGTTCTTTTTGTTGCTTTTCATAGGTTTCATAGTCGGCTTCCCACCCCATTTGGACGACATGCTTCCACAATTTTTCCGTCTCTTTCTCGGTACCCTCAAAACGAGAGAGGGTGTAGAGATTGGCCAACAGACTTTCTCGGAGGGCCACCCTGTCTTTTTCAAGGTAGGTGGTAAAGGCCTCCAAAAACGTGCACACACTGGGGAGACTTTTAATGTCCCCATGAGGAGGGGAAAAAGAAACCACCGCCAAGAGGACATTCCTGGCGTGTTGCTGGATGGAAAAGGGAATCTCCATCTCCTGTGGAAAGCGGTAAAGAAGGGGTGCGAGCAACAATGCCTTTTTTTCCGCACTGCTCAGTTCGGGTACATTGGGAAATGATTTTCTTGCTTGGAGAGAATGCTGTTGAAGGGTAGAAAAACTTTTTGTTAGGTCGAGGAGCGTCTCGGTATAATAGGCTTTGAAAGGCTCCATTTTTGTTTGTTCCAGGCGGATTTTCATTGTTAAATCTTTTTCCTACAAGTACAAAAAATTGAAAATTGTTCTTGTAGGTCTGTGTATACCCCCAACGCATTGGAAAGAAAATAAAAATGATGGACCTTGTCGAATTGGACACTGAAAGTGTGGCCAGTTTTTACACCGCCGAAAATGAAATCGAAGACACCACGATGGATATCGACGTGGAAACATGGGACGAGCCGATCGATCCCCAGGATTCGATCATGATTCTGGGATACTATTCTCTTGGAATTTATTGGAATACTTATTATGACTCGTGGGGTCGTGAACTCCCCATTGTGAAATACGGTCGTACCGTGCTTTGTGGCGTATTGGATAGTGAAAGAACTCAAAAGGTGGAGATTGAACTCCGTCTTTTCCCCTCCTTGGTGGAAGAGGATCGGACGCCACACGCTGTAGCCATTATGCGTCGTGTGGTCGAGTATGGCATGAACATTACGCATGTCGTCCAAGAAACAACCACCGTCCCGGCACTACCTCACCCCATGGTGGACGATTATGAATGTCTTTTATTTTCCGTAAGCGATCCTCGATGGCATGAAAGAGAACGGGAACCGTTTTCCATTCAAGAAGAATATTTTACACCTATTTAAAAAAGGTATGCAAAGTCTTGATCGTGGCATTCCACTTTCACGGGCCTAGAGACCACCCCCACCACCACCTCCTCCCCCAGCGCCTGTCATGGCCTCTCCAGAAATAATATTGCGGATTTGTTGGATTGTCATTTTGGTGGTACAGGCAGGGGTGCCGTGGTAGCACAGACCTACGGGAAACAGTTCCCTCGTGAGACCTCCGCGGTGGAACGTGTGGCACACAATGGCCTTTTCCGTGGTCAGACGACAATAAAATTCACCCCGATGGATCCTCTCATCCATCGTATTCATGAGAAGCTCGGCATCCTCCTTGCGCAGTTTCTTGTTTGGGGGCAGACCCAGCATCTCGTTGGCACCCATCCCGACATACCCATGATGGTGGTGGCGGAGCCACTCCACACGCTCCCGCACAGTCTCCGTGTCGATAAAAATATCGGCGGGGTCCATTCCCAGGCGCTCTGCAATCTCCTCGTCCGTCAGATTTCGATGCTCTCGCTGTCCACATAATTTCCAAATCTGGTCGGTGAGTTCGGTGGGCAATGGCAATTGATCGACCAGCTGAGAACAGCGTTCCAGAGCGTGTTGGGAGCATCGTCCCTCGCATTGTTCATTGGCAAAAAAAGGGCACCTGTCGATACAGCAATTCATGTTTCTGTGTATTTTTTTTTGAAAAAAAAAAAATAGAGTGAGTAGAGTTTTCCTTGACGAGAGAAAATTCATCCAAATCTCGTGAAAATCCATGAATCGTCTCAGTTTTTTTACTTAGAGCGGAAGCAACAATCCGTACCCCACCTTGGAAAACACATCCAAGGCCGCAATGCACGAATTGTAGTTATTATTGTTCAGATAGGGCTCCGTATCCGGGACTCGATGCAGGTACCACAACACTGGGTACACCATCCACGCGAAAAATAAAAACAAGCCAAGGCCCAGGTGCGTCTTGGAACAGATCCAAAAGACCAGGACAAAGACCAAGAGGTAAAAAAAAGAGGACGCGGCAAACAAGGTATTGCGTTTCTGGACCGTGTCGGCCACGGCCGCCAGATAGCCCATGTAAATCATCATGACATCCAGCGTCAGGATGAGCACGTACAGGGACGGATTCTGGAGACGGCACGCCCTCAGCAGCGTGAAAAGGAGCAACGGGGTGGTGATGGACCAATCCACGTACCGCGCGATATAATCTTGGTGTGGATCCTGTGGATCCTGGGAAATTTTACTCATGTCCAGATTCATGACTACATAGCTTGCCAACGCCACGGCACAAATGGCGGTAATCATGTATTTTTTTTGCACGGTGAAATAAAACACAAACACAAGAAACAAGATACTGGCCGTGATTTGTGTAGGATTCGTTTTCATGAAAGGTTTTCTTTTCTGGTATGAAAAAAAAATTATTGGTTTCCCACTTGGTATTTGGTACTCACACGGAAAGAGCCGTCCGCACGGGGTAGGAGACCCATGGCCACCAAAGACGCTTTGCGGGAAAATCCAATGGAGCCGCCCCGGTCATGGGTTTCCAGGGCTTTTTTCACATCGTCCACGGAACGAAAAGGGCGTGCCATGGCGACACGACGCGCTTGAATGGCATACGGTGTTGATCGGGGCATTTTGTTTTTCTTTTTTAAATTAAATATTTAATTTTATTCTACCCTGTTAGCTCATCGGTAGAGCAACTGATTGCAGCTCAGTACAGGACTGATTCATGTTTTGAAAATGAATATTTTCATGACGAAAACGAGCATAATAAAAAAGAGGGCCATGGAATAGAGCGACAAGACCACAATATTTTGCGTGGATGCTGTTGATGCCATGGAGACGGAGGAGAGGATGGCAAACGTGTAGCCGGAGAGCAGCAAGACGAGGAATAGGTAGGGGGTGGAAAATTTTCCAATCCATAGGCCGTAGAAAAATTGGAGGGGTGCCAAGAGAGAAAACGACAGGGCGCGTCCCAAGGTATAGATTTCCAGGGTAGTGGTGGTGGTCATGTATTTGATTTTATGTAGGTAATGTTGAAATTTATAAATTCAACATTTTTTTCACCCTACCCTGCATGATATTATCCAAGAGCCTTGATTCGCTGCTGGAATTCCTCGAGATGGTCAAGAAAACACCAATAATATCCACCAGCCTTGTACAGTTGGTCGGGATTCGAGCAGCATTTGGAAACAATGGAATGGTAGGTGCCATTCTCCTTGGCCCCAATATTCATGGACGCATACGTATTCAAATGTTCTCCATCCAAGCTTACTTGACAAACTTTTTTGGATCGTTTGTTGTCTTCTCCGCGTTTTCTCGATTGCATGTTTTTCATTCGAAAAAGAAGCGTTTCTTGATACACCTTCTTTTCATCCGGAGGATTTTCATAAAAGAAAAACATGACTTGAACGTCTTGCAAGGCTTGGTCGAAAACATAATCCTGATAAAGTGCGCGTTGTTGCTTTTCTTTTTGTGTACGTTCCACCTTTTCAGTCTTTTCTTTTTCTGTCTCATACGACACATCTCTTTCAATGTCCTTGACGAGTTTTTCATAAGACACATTTTCCAGTACGGTCTCCATACTCTGCACATAACGAAGCTTGTCTTTTTTATCGTAGCGAGCACCCTTTCTCATATTTTCGATTCCCCACATAGGCTGGCAATTCCTCCAATGAAAACACAAGAGAATTTCTTGCGGGTTTTGAAAGTCAAAGGCCTTGCACGGAATGATATGATCGATATGAAAACCAATGGATTGAATTCCATTCGCATCCGTAAAGGAGCCATATTTTTCCCAGGTCATGCCTTCTGTAAATTTGGATTCCATGTGCTGCTTGAATTCTTGAATACTACAGCCAAGGTAATGAACCATTTCCAAATTTTTCTTGACCTCCGACTTTTCCAACGACGCTTTTATTCTTGCACTGATATTATTCCTCAACTTATGGTGTGCACCAAGTGAGCGGTAATAAGCTTGTCGAACATCTTTGTATTGCACTCTTTGCTGTGCAACGCATTTTTTACATGTCGTACGGAGTTTGTCCCATGAATTTCGATTATAATTATATTCCTGTAAAGGATTCCATCCACATTCAGCGATGCTACAATCTTTTCCCATGATTTCACCTTGCTGATAATGAGGTTTTCTATGTTGGGAAGGTTGGCCTCTCACCTTATCCTGAATATTGTGTTTTTTCTTGAATTCCACCAACAGTATCGCTTTTTCGTCTCCTGATAATGATGTGGTGGTGCGATAAAACTCATTCATCCGTTGAATGTAATCTTTGTTCTTTTCTTTCCACGCTTTCGTGGATTCTTTTCTTTCTTCGAGATGTTTCACGCGACAACGCATGCTTCTTTCGCGACACTCAACGCATGTGGCTGTTGTAGCGTTGTTTTTCCCCAAGAATATCTCGAGAGGAAATTCTTTCTTGCACTGGGTACATTTTTCTCCATTTTCAAAAACGAATTAGTACTACAACACATAATTATATGTAGCGATAAATCATTTTTTTTTAACCTCCTCGGAGGCGAAGTACCAAGTGTATCTCCACTTACCTCCCCTTTCGGTGGAGGGATAGACTGTATCTTAAGCCTGTTCCGGTGGATGAGACCGTCATAACAGACCGACACCCGTGCGGTCGTTGAAGGAGTTCCATGCCTCTCATCGTAGCGAGGTGTAGGAACTTTACCCGCGGATTGCCCATTCCCATCGTAGCCACAATGGAATCCTCTGAATTATTACCGTACCCAGGGCAATTAACTCGGCCACCAGACGCGTTTCCACATCCGGCTTGGTATCAGAGGCTTTAGGGATTCCCCGAACATTATAAGGTGTCTCGCCGGCTTCAAAACCGACTAGCGACTGGTCTCTTTTTTCAACTAGAGAGACTCAAGTGTTTTCCAAGAATCGCTTCCTGGCACGCCGCTTTTCGCACCTTGATTTCTCAATTGTGCTCTCCTTTTGTATATTGTAGTCGGACAGTGTTCTACCGTCTTCCAATTGTTTGCCTGCGAAAATTCGTTCCGCTCCCTTGATTTTCACCAAGGGCCAGACTGTACCTTAAGCTCACTCCGGTGGACTAGACCATTATCGTGAACCAACACCCGTGCGATTCTCCCTTGTTGGCAAAACAAGATTGAATCTCTCCTTTTCGGAGACGTCGTTGAGGGAGCATCGTATCCTTGTCATAAACGGACGTAGACGCTTTACCCACGGATTGCCCAATCCTAAACGTTATTACTAGGAGCGAGGTCATTACCCTGCCTATTGTCAAGGGTTTCCCCAAGACAAGGAGTAGTTCAGGCTCTAAGGGGTTTCCCGATATGTTGAGGTGTTTCGCCACATTTTCACAAGAAAATGGACTAACGGCTGGATGGATGCGTGGAAAGACCATCTCAAATGTTTATCCCCCTTACCGTCTTTCTTTTGGGGGGCATGCCGTTTTTCTGATCTGTAGATTCCTTTCTTTTCAACAATAGAAGAATGATTATTTCACCGTGGCCGGGTGGGATGTTAAAAATGCATGGGCTTTCAATTCTTGCAAGACCGATTCAAAGGGGTGATACGAATCACTTTTCTGGATATTTTTTTGGGCGAGAAAAGGACGACAGTTTTTCCATGAGAAACAGGCATGTTGTTCGTTTTCTTTCGTCAGGTCAAAGGACGCAATCGGCTTGGTATGGTCGACGTGCCACACCTCTCCGTAATTCTCCAAGGTCATGCCGTCGTACAACTGGAACGCCATCCATTGTTGGAAAAAGTCTGCGGTGCATCCCAAATACTCCAACACCCGCTTTTCTTTTGTGGCACTATTGTTTTTCAGCGCGCTATACACACGGCATCTCATACGTCTTTCTAAATGAAAGATGGGATCTGTCTTAATTTTATTTTTTTTGTAGGCGTTGGTTTGTAGGATGTATTTTTCCTTATTCTCTTCGTAATATTGTTTCTTGATCTCTTTGGTACATTCCTTGCACGCGGAACGGATCGTTCCCTTTTTTTTGTGCTCGTAGAATTGTTCCACAGGTTGTCTCTGCAAACAGACCGTACATTGTTTTTCCTCCTCCAGTGTGGATCGATCGAGGACCGGTGGCTGTTGAGCGAGTTGGTGGTAGTACTCTCTCCCCTTTTTATTTTCTTCGGCACGCCTTTCCTCCGTCCATTGAGAACGACGTTTTTGTTCCATCTCATTACAACACACCTTGCATATGAAAAGACCTGTCTTGAACTCCTCCAGACCCTTTTTTTCTCCACAGTGGGAACACGTCTTGTCTTGATGTTCCGTCTTGTATTTCTCACTCCGTTCCTTCTTTTTTTTCAAATCACATTCCTTGCAAATATTTTTCAACGACAAAAAGTCCGTCGCAGGACCCGTTTTTTCGCAGTGGATGCATGTCTTGGGTTGGTCGCTTTGTAGTTCCGCCTGACGACGGGCATCGTATCGTTGTTTGGTACACGCCTTGCACGTACTCTTTTGTTTCTGAAAGTCGGTGATGGCATCCTTTTGCTCGCCACACGTAGCGCATTTTTTTTGTATGCTTGTCATTGTTGGATAGTTGATTCCGGCCACGGAAAAAAGCAAATTCTTTTCAATTTTTGTTTTTATTGTTGATCAAGTGGAATCCCCGCAATCTTTGTTGGTCTGGAGGGATTCCTTCCATGTCTTGGATCTTTTGTTTGACGTTTTCAATGGTGTCGGTGGACTCTACTTCGAGAGTTATGGTTTTTCCGGTGAGTGTTTTCTAGAGTACCCCGCCTTTCGGTCGGGGAATAGACTATGTCTTAAGCCATGTCGGGCGGATGAGGCCGTCATTCATGACCAACACCCGTGTAGTCGTTGAGGGAGCACCATGCCTCTCATCGTAGCGAGGTGTAGGTGCTTTACCCGCAGATTGCCCATTCCCATCGTAGCTACAATGGAATCCTCTGCCTTGTTACCATACCCAGGGCAATGAACTCGGCCACCAAATGCGTTTCCACATCCGGCTTGGTAGCAGAGGCTTTAGGGGTTCCCTGAACATTATAAGGTGTTTTGCCGGCTTTGATAAAATACCGACTAGCAGCTCGTCCCTTGAAAAAAAAAAAGTGGTAGTGGTACACCCAAAAAAAAAAAAAGGGACTCCAACATTTACCCAGAGCTTACGCTGCTAGTGTGCTGCTTTTCTCGTCTGTTCTCACCAACGAATATTTGCATCCTTCTTCTTTTATTTATGGACCGAAAAATAAAATTTTATTTTTTGTAGATAATCATAAACAAGACCATTGTGATTTTTTTTTCTCTACTTTGACGAAATATTAAATAATAAAAAAGCGCCGTAAAAAAGGATACTCACACTAAGCGTGATTTCCACCCACGGTTTGAATGTTTTGGGTACCACTGTCATTGTCGTACTATCAACCACGTCGTCCTGGGTAGTGTTTGGTGAAACAACCACCTCGATTTCGAAAACGTCTTTCGCTGCTTTGGTAGTCTCCGATACCTCTTTTTGAGAAAGGTCCATAATGTCCAACACGACGTGGCTGTTTGTTGGCATGGCGTGGGCCTTGTCGGTATCTTTCTGACCAACCAAAGACGAGTTGGCGGAAAGATACACCCTAGAGTTTTCATATACCAATGTAAACAAAAGGCGGTGTTTTTTCATAAAGGTGGATAGCCTTCGTGGAAACGGTATCGGGCAGTACGTTCCAATATCGGACAGTGAACAGGCGCGCTTTTCCGTCGTTGCGCCACGTGCCTTGAGGAAACTTACTACCTTGTCGAGGTATTGCGTTTCCATGGAAGCCTTTTTCTCGGGCGTGGTTGTAGGAACAAGTGGAATCACTGTAGATTCATGGCTTTTGACAATCGTGGTTGTAGGAACAAGTGGAAGCGTCTTGACCAGTCGCGTCGACGCATTGCACCGCTCGTACACGTTGTACACGTTGCCGTTGCCCATTTCACGGCACATGACTTTATCGCTTCCCTCCACGAGTTTGCAGGCAACGATAAATACGGCGCGGGAAGGAGATACCGGTCGGGTAAACACCACCACGGAATTCGGAGGGATGCGCTCTACATTGGACATAAAAAAAAGGGACCTGCATACATTGTTGTCGACCCACAATTTCATCTTATCCACGTTCCATTGCACACCCGTAACCACGCCATCGTCTCGAACCCCAAAGACAAGACAACCGCCTTCATTTCGGTTCAGAAACGCACAAACCGTCTTGAGCGGAAATCTTGTCTTTACGGGCAACGCTGTCCAATCCTTGAATTCCATGGAAAAGCTTTCTTTCCATGGAACTGAGGAGCCTAGGATAAACTCGTGCGCCATGACCGCCTCGATTGTCGGGTGGTCGTCCATTTTTGTACCTGTCTAGGATGCCTGTCTAGGATGCCTGTCTAGGATGGTGAAAAAAAAATGTAAAAAAACACATGAGACAACCGATACGTTAGCGAGTGCGTGGGAGACAAGCATGTATCTTGAAAAAAATACACAAATTATTTCACTTTTTTTGCTGGCACCCGCTGGACTGGAGGACACGCGTGATACCCTGTGCATTGTCCGTGCTCGAGGTGATACACCAGAACGGAAAGATGGCGTGAACCAAGGCCTGGACGCTGGCCCGTGCAAACCACCCGGACAGCATCAGGCTGTGCCTCATGTGAGAGAGGTAGGTCATGCACACATTGGAGGGGTGCGTGTGGAAAAGCTCTCGTAGCATTCTATTCCAAGAGAAAGATTTTAATTATTATTGTTGCCGGTACAGCCGTGAAAATAATATTTTATCTAGAGTAGAAAATTATGAACAAGACCATTTTTATATTGTGGCTTCAGGGATTTGATCAAGCACCCCCCGTCGTTCAACAATGTGTAGAATCATGGAAATTCCATCATCCCCATTGGAAAATCGAGCTTTTGGATATATCAAAGGTATCGAATTATATTACTTTGGAACCCGTATTTTTATCCTCCATTGCAAAGTGCGAATTGGCCAATGTGATCCGTATGCTTCTGCTTGAAAAATATGGAGGTGTGTGGGTGGATGCCACGGTGTTTTGTACAAAAAGTCTAGATGATTGGCTAGGGTCCTGTATCCAACAAGGATTCTTTGCATTTGATCGACCAGGCCGGGATCGACTTTTGAGCAATTGGTTCTTGTATGCAGAACAAGACAATTATCTTTTACAAAAATGGTGCTCTGCTACCCTCCATTTTCATCGCCACAATCATGGAAAAAAACACCCCTACTTTATTCATCATGACTTGTTTAGAGGTTTGTATCGCTCGGATCCAACTTTCCGACAATTATGGGATCGTGTTCCCAAACTCTCCGCCGACGGTCCCCATTTTTTATTACACAATGGTTTTTTAATGACCAATCCCCGAGTCCGACAACACATTCATCAACGAATCACACCCATGTACAAACTATCATACTATCAAATCCCTCCCCACGTCAACCTCGATTATTTATTTTCCACGTTAAAGACAATTTCTCAAAACAAGTAAATATCAATTCCTATGCAGAAAACGCAAATCGTCCTTGTGGGTCTGGGCATGTCGGGCATGTGCATGGCCATGCAGCTCTTGCGTCATGGTATCCACGATTTTATTTTTTTGGAAAAAACGGGGACCTGTGGCGGCACGTGGGCTCAGAATATCTACCCCGGTGTCGAATGCGACGTCGAATCCCATCTCTACTCCTTTTCTTTCGAACCCCATGATTGGGAGCGCGTGTACTCTCACGGCCGTGATATCCAAAAATACCTGGAAACTTGTTTTCAAAAATATCATTTGGAAAACCATGGTTTTTTTTACGAAGAGGTGAAAAGCATTCAATGGCAGGAATCCAATCAGACATGGCGCGTCCTCTCCACCACCTATGAATTCGAATGCCATCATGTGGTGGTTAGCGTTGCACCCTTGCACGTTCCCCATCGTCCATGGGAAGGCATGCATACAGCAGAGTGGACACCCGAAACCTCTTTTGAGGGAAAATGTGTTGCCGTGGTGGGCAATGCAGCCAGTGGCGTGCAATGCCTCCCGCATATTGTCCAACAAGCCAAGCAAGTGTATCTTTTCCAACGCACCCCCAATTGGATCGTGCCCAAATGGAATCGACCGTACACCCGGTGGGAACGTCAATGCCTCCGTGTTCCATGGATCCGTACCTTGTACCGGAATATCCTCTACGTGTACCGTGAATTTCTTTTCATGGCGTTTTGGAAAGGATCCTGGCTCGGTAAAGTCCTGCAATGGATCAGCACGAGGTATATTCAAAGAAATACACCCCCACATTTACACCACCAGCTGATACCCACCTATCCATTTGGATGCAAACGTGTGCTGCTCTCGGAGGACTACCTGTCGGTGTTCCATCGGTCAAATGTCCATCTCGTGGCCGAACCGATTGTTGCCATCAAGAATAATGTCATTTTCACCCAAGACGGTACCCAGTATCCATGCGAGGAGGTGGTGTTGGCAACGGGGTTCCAAATCTTGGGCAGTCTCTCCCGTATCACCATTCTCGGAAAACAAGGTATTTCCCTCGACCGCGATCGTACCCGTTCCTCCAATGGTGTCCTGGTCGACGGTTTTCCGGGATTGTTTTTGTTGCTGGGTCCTTTTTCAGGGAGCGCCCACACCTCGATTCTTTTGTATATCGAGGCCCAGGTGGAATTCATTCTGAATCGGATCCAGCGTAGGGGTACGACGACGAAGACGATGGATACGGGGAAATTATCCTCCCACTCTTTCCACGACATGGTATGGTCGCAATGCAATAGTTGGTACCAGCATGATACCTTGTATCCAGGGTTTAGTTTTCAATACCGACAGCAGTTGATGGTACATTAAGAAAATGATTGATTAAAGCAAGCCTTGAAATTGTGTTTTGAATTCATACGTGTTGGTGGTGGAAGATGCGGTGTATAGATCCGCCTGGCTGTAAATTTTTGACTAGTGGCACATTTGATCATGAATGACATAGCCCATGAGAGTGCCCAGGAGCTGAGTGGCAATAAACGTGGAAATGGGTACATTGACCTTGGGCTGGTCATTGTAAATCGATCGTACGAGGTGATAGGAAGTGGTCTTGTCGAGAGGAAGCGATCGACGTAAAAATTTTTGAAGCTGACTATTGGGTACCGTCAGATACATGTCATTGTTATGAACAATGTTTAGATCCATTTTCAGCGTGGATACATCCGGTTGTCGTGTCATGACGAGAGGGATCTCGTCCACCCCGATTCCAAACAAGGAGATGGGGTACCTTTCCATCTCGTGAAACTGAATGTGGACCAGAGTGTTATTGGCCAGATGATTAGGAGAATCAATGGAATCGATAGAATCGATGGAATCAACAGTGTAATTTCCTCTCCACTTTTTTTCGTACAGAAATGGGCCCAAAAATTTCTTGTGGGAGATTTGCAGCTCGTCATGGGGAAAAAGGTTGACCATGATCTTGTTGGGTCCCATAAACTTGGGAAGATTCGAATGCCAGACGCTCCATTCTCCATAATAAAAGGCTCGATCCATCATAAGAAACGCCGTGGTCAGAGGTAATTTCATGATTATTTCTTGTGTTTTTATCTTGAAAAAAACACAAGGCTCATTTTTTTTTAAAACTAGGCTAGGCCGTAAACGTAAACACTCCCGTCGAACTGATGGAAACGTTGACAGTGACACCCAACTGGGGAATGGTGTTGCAATACAAGAGGTTGACACTGCAAGGAGAGCATATGGAGGCCTTGAGAAACGTAATGGTGGTATTGTTGGGGTAGGGACCGATGGTGGTGGTGCCTGCGGTGCCAGTGGGATTGCCGGGGATGGAAACCGAAACATTGGTACCGTCGCTGAGTGTCAGACAAAAGTTGACCTGGCAAAATAAAAGATTGGTCACGACAAGGGTGGTAACCACCGAGGAGTAGCCATTACATACTTGAAAAGGATTGTTATTGCAGCAGGAATACGAGGGGCAACAAGAACAAGGATTATAAATCGTCATGGTGTCCTATCTATCCATGAACAAGAAATAAAATTTTTAAAAAATTGGTTCAAGAAAACATGCGATCCGCGTTTCTGATGCCCGCCGCGTGGAGTTTGTATGTCTTGTCCCCCTTTCACCCTCCCCAACGACATGTCCTTACACCCCATGTTCCGTATGCTCGAGACTTTGTACAAGAAACATTGCATGGCCACAAGGAAAATTGGCAGGTGGTATCCACCACCACTACAAGAGAAATCGACGAGGACGATGTGATTTCGTTGCCCTCCCTGTCCCTGTTGCCCATGGCATTGCAAGATCCTTTGCCCGTGCACCCACGCTCCCTCCATCATTTCCAGGCTTTTTCGACGAGTGTCTATGCCCAGCACATGACGTACCCCCAATTTTGTGCGTGGGAAAGTTTCCTCGCCCGTGTCGTCTTTTCCTACCTTGGGGACACGCGGCGTCATTGGATTGTCGAGGTGGATCCGTTTTTTCTGTACAGTGATTCGATTCGTGAGTACGGGACGCTAGAGGCGGTCCAACAAACATTTTGGATCACGCCGTCGGCCGAGGTGGGGGTGCCGGACGCGGTCCTTTTTTCCAAAGCGTTTGATGCATCCAATGAGCATTCAAGCAATTAAAACCAAGGGCCATCCAAAGTTCTCCCACGGTAAGATCCCCACGTCTCCATAACCACACCACATGTAGATTGAACAGACCGAGACGACACAGGGCAAAGACAGGTGGAAACACGTATTTTCGGAGGCTGTACAGAGAAGGAAACAGACGGGGAAGGGTTAGAAAAATGGTCGGTACCTCGACAATCATACAGGGAGAAAACACGTGGTATCGACCCGTGTACAGACAATACAGGGCAAACCCACCCGTGGCGGTGTGATGGAACCATCCTTCCCACCATTTCATGAGATGCGGATAGTAGACAAAGCCCAGCAACATATCCATGACGGTATACACCATGTACAATTCGGTCGTTTCTTTGCGTTGCAAGGACGACACAGGACCACCCAAAAGTTCACGGACACCGGTCATGGAAAGTGTTAGAGCCGCCATCAATGAACAAACGCTTTGAAAACGATGGGGGTCCGAGGAAACCAACCCTCGAAAAAGGTAAAAGGGAACAACAAAATAAAACAGGCCCATGGCGGTATAATAAGGACGGCTCATTTCTTTTTTAGGTGGGTAGGACAATCTTTTATCGTAGTTGTACCGTCCATCATTTTTTTTTCTCATGAAAAAAAATTGCTCCAGATGGTTTCGATCCACCGACCTTTGGGTTATGGGCCCAACGCGCTTCCCCTGCGCCACAGAGCAAAAAGCATCACTACAATGAACTACAATGAATAGTATGGCATTCCAACTCCACTCTCTAGACCTTGAAAATATGGGACTGAATCTTCTTTTGCATGCTATAATAGGTCAGGGGTTCCTTCTCCGTCTCCGAGATGCTAAAGATTTGCTTGAGGGAAGGATCAGGGATAATCTCGCGCCTGTCCTTGGGATTCTGCAAGTCCTTGTCCTTGATGTACTCGCAAATCTTCTTGGTGATGGCCACACGGGTAATGGGCTCCGTGGTGGGCACCTTGATGAAACTAGCGAGCTCGGGGCTAATGTTCACGGGCTTCATGAACCCCGAGTTGTTCTCGGCACGAGGCTTCTTCTCATCCCCCAGAGGACGGATCTTGAGGAGCTTGTAGGCATCTCCCTGCAGCTTGTGAAGATACTTTTCCAGACTGAGCTTCTTGCCTGGCTTTTTCTTGACAGAAAGCTCCTCGGCGTACTCGATCCAGAGGTTATCAAAGTCGGCACGGAGAGTATCCTTGGACACCACGCGGCGGGTGCGCTTCTTTTCCTCCGCCACCTCTACATTTTCCTCCACCACATTCACCACCACCTCCTCCTCGGTGGCTTCTGCCTCAACAGGCACCACCTGGATAGGCTCAATGGCCACCTCTGAAAGGACCGGGGCAGGAGTGAGCACCGCCTTTTTCTTCTTGGGGGCGGCACGCTTGGGGGTAGGGGCGACAAGATCTGCAATGGGGATGGAAGCTGGAGGAGCGACCATCTGAACGGGGACAGCGGATTGAATAGGAGCAACACTCGACGAGACACGTTGTTTGATAGGAGCCATGGTTATTGTTTTTTTGATAATAGTTCAGCATTCTTTAAACCACTTTCAATTTTTTTTGGAAAGTGGAGTCAAAACGGAGTGAAAAAAATCAAAAATACTTTTTTCCAAATGTTCTTGCCGTTCAGTGCACTCGGGGTGATGGGTATCCTCCATTTCGCGGCGCAATTTCATCGAATAGAGGTGGATGGATCGACGGTACGTGGTCAAGACGAGTTCCCAGGTGCATTCGGGGTAATTGTGCAGTAGGGTGAATCGTTGGAATCGTCGTTTCAACTTTTCTAAATCGCCCCCACTGTTTAGAAAATGGATGCCGCACAAGAGGGAGGTGTAATGCTTGCATAAGAGGACAAAGGCGTCGTGAGATTGTAATTGTGGATATTTCTCGGTAATAAAATCATGGAAAGACACCGCGTACAAATTGGATTTGAAACATTTGGGGAATAATCGCTTGGTCATGGTTGATCACTATGGATACGCAATATATTTTTTTTATTTTTTCTTCATCTGTTTCACCAACTCTGTCGCGGGCAATTGGGATTCATACGCCACATTCTCGGGATCCGTCGTCCAGTTGTCCGTTCGTTTCCACAACTCGTTCTTGCCTTCGGGCTGGAGCCACTCGGCGTAATGGGGAGGGTAGCCTCCGACGGTGCCTTTCTGACAACAAGAGCAGCTCCGATGATTTTTGGTGAGGGAGACCTGTTCCACGAGACACTTTTTGCGTTCGGGAGAGACCTCGAAAAAAAAGTCTTCCGACGTGGAAGAAAAAAAGACAAAAAAGATGGCAATGACCTGGAGGATGGACAGGAGGAAAATCAAGGTGTCCTTGGACACATTCTTGTACGAGGACAGGTACAACCCGAGGATCACGACAAAGAGGACAGAGAGCACAATACCGGCCACCGTGTGTTGTTTCATTTTTATATTCTCGTAAAGAAATAAAAAAAAAATATCCATGTGGAAATTTTATTTCCTCTTGTTTCTCTGTTTCTGCGTCCCCTTTTCTTATCTTGTAGTCCCCCGTTGTTTCCCTCACATTCCCCTTTCCCAACTGTGGGGAGGTATCCATCAACCCATGGTCCGTGGTCTCTACACGGCCTCCATTTTGCTCGCCGCCGCTGGATTTTTGACGGTGCTCGTCTACGCCTACCACCACCTCACCGATTCCCTTTTTGGCGCCATGATCCTCCTCCTCACCGCGTCCGTCTTTTGGATGCCCTTCATGTACTTGTCCTTGACGGATCGTCGATGGACCGCCCCCATGATTATTGTACTCGCCCTTGTCGGTATCGCGGCCGCCTGGATGGTGGCGGCCGTAGCCGTGGCCAGAGAAAATGATCAATGGGCCCTCGTGGGAGCCTCTTATCTTTGTTTTCATGTCGTGGTCCTTGATTTTATCGTTTTTTCTCTCGCGTACCTACTTAAGAACTGAGTTTTGGGGAAACAAAAAAAAAAATGTACCAGAGCTACGGGGATTACAATCAGAGCTATCCTCTTCCCGCCAATGAAATGGCACCCAGTAAAAAGTATTCGTATGATCTCATGGACGGCAAGGATCTCCAGGCGGTCCTGGACAAGGTCGACATTATCCTTGTGGATGCATGGGCACCCTGGTGTCAGCCGTGTAAGAAAGCGGGGCAAAAATTCGAGGCCCTGGGACAAAAATTCGAAACCTTTGTCGAACAAAAGAGGCTCTTGCTCCTCAAGGACAATATTGATGAGGAGACCAGCTATCACCGAGAGCTGGTGGAGGTGGTGCCTACATTTTTCATTTATGTTCGGGGCAAGCTACAGGACGTCTTGACAGGCGTGGATTTCGACAAGCTGGAACAATTTCTCTCCCGTTATTTCCAACACACCCCTCTTCCCACACCTCCTACGCCTCTACCCGTCGAGGTGAACCGTTCCATGCCCCAAATCAAACAACAGGTACACTACCCTCCCAAAAACATGTAAGCTTGAGCCTTGAGCCAAGCCTTGAGCCTTAGGTCATCCCTTGTAGGAGAAATGCATGATACTCGTCATGAAAATCCTGGGTCCACAAGGCAAATAAATCCACGTGGGGCAGTCGATCGGGCAGGAGGTGGGAGGCCACGTACAATAATTGGGAAATCATGGTCATGGTGTATTTTTTTGGCGCCACGGTCGATTTCTGAATACACTCGATACAGAGAGGAGACATTAAAAAAGGCGGCGGTCTCGGAGACGCGTGCGGGGAGGAGGTGGACGCGGCCATCCATTTTTTCCATTCTGCAAGCACCTCTTCTTTAGGGGGCACAATGGAAAACCCCATGAGATCGTCCCAATGATGGTGCTCCCAGATCTTGACGCCCCACCGATGCTCAAATTCTATAAATTGATGACGAATGGCGTGGAGTGTCTCTTGACGCACCAGTTGACGGTACCACGCCCCAAGACGATCCCCGCTGTATTCAGAATGCGTCGAGAGTCTTTTTTCCACCCCCATCCAGTACCTCCGGAGGGTAATCTTTTTTTCTTCCAAGGAGACCGAGGAAGCGTCGACATACACCTTGTCCAGCAGCTCCAACTCGATCGACACGGTCTCCAAGGCTTGGGGAGGGACGATAAATTCCCACTGTGGACCGTGGGAAAACGATTGGTAGGGAAATTGGGAGTTGACCATGTGGCGGAAAAAATCGAGGGGGCTCTTGGTTTCTAGACCGGTCTTGGGTTCGTACATCATTCTCGAAAATTTCTTGTGCTTCTTGAGGAATAATTTGACGTGAGAAATCGAGTGGAAGCGGTGGTTCTGGGTGTAGGCCGAGCAGAAAAAATTCATGCAATGCAGGATGCGGAAAATATCCTGTTCGGAAAGACTAGGGCTGTATTCGAGAAACATGGACAGCGTGCTAAATACAAGAGAAATCACATCCTGCAACCTACAGAAACGAAAAGGCGACGTGTTGTAGACATGCAGACCTTGATGCATAAAGTGGCTTTTTTCAAAATCGATCATGACGGGTGTCACCGAGGTTGCGACGCGGTAGCTGTGATGGGCATCGATGGGATACACGCGGGTCGTTGGTTTTTTCTCGGTTTGTACAATCACGTTCCAGGGGTACAGGTCCATGTGCAAAAAACCCATGGTCTGCTGTGCCGAATGCAGTGCCAGACAAAGGAGCAGCCACAGATGCACCAGTTCCTGAAAGCTGGGCTGAGACCCTTTCAGGTACATTTCGAGCGTCGGTCCTTCCACGTGCTGCAACAGCGTACACCATTCCTCACCTCGTTCCTCCATGTGGTAGGTGTACATGAAATGAGGGATGGTGCGGGCCAGATAATTCAGCCCGGCCACGGCGGCAAAAAACGAAGGAAGCTGGCCATCGTTTTTCCGTTTCTTGCACGTCTTGACCACGATTCCCCTCCCATGGACCTCGACGCGTTCCACCCTCGTATTTTTTGTTTCCGTCAGCATCGTTCTCGTCCATGAACCCTCCCCTTCGGAGAGCCAACGGTGCCGAAGAAAGAGGGCCATCAGTGGAAAAGAAAAGCGGGACGTGTCCGTCGAAAACGTCGACAACAAGTGATGAAGAAGTGGATCACGAACCATTTTCTGTTGATGGCTTTCCCACGGGCTCCTCCATGTCTTGATTTTGGCCTCCATCATATCCGTTAGGGTCCTGGGGGCGTATCGAATCTCGTGGAAAGAATGCAACACCTTTTCCAGGTAATCCAGGATACCCTCTCGGCTCAGGTACTGGTGCGCAAAGGCCCTGGCTTGCTGGGCGATGCCACGACACGTTTCGTCATTCTCTTTACACCATCGAATCTTGTCGTACACATCCTCGGGGTTGGTGGGGTCCAGAGGAACATAGTGTACCCAGGGCTGCAGCGCGTCCGTGAACCACAACTTGTACTCGCAGGGATATAGCAACACCACCGATCCGGAATAGAGCTCCAGCGACAAGCGGTACGCACACGAATGACCCGGGAGATGAAGAATGTATTTGTACGAGGCCTGTTCCAAGGGCGTCCGTGGATCCACCAGGGAAAACGGCATCTGGTCCACCCTAATCGTTTCCAGGTAGCGCGAATCGGGATGTTTGCGGGGACGCAGGTTCCATTTGGTGATTCCCGCATCGAGAAACGGTACACCGTCCACGTCCATTTTTTTCTTGGCCGATTCGGCCGCAAAAAACAGGCGGGGATTGTTGGCGAGCGTGGTTCCGAGTCCGGTGGACGCGCCTCGAAACACGGCAATGGGACGACGCGTCTCCCACGGCACCGCATCGAATTCCTCCGGTGTGGGATAGGTACGGAATTCCTTGGCAAAAAGACGCTTGTCGTGCCAGTAGCTTACACGGCACCAATCCTCCCAGGTAGGAATCGGAATATCGGCGTGGTCCTTGGTCGTGGTCATACCCAGGACGGGGGCGTAGCGATCATAGTCATGAGACACGAGGGGTACCCGGGGCCCAAAAAAGCTGCGGTACGATTCGTAGCCGTCCTTGGTCAGCAAGGGGAAATCCCTCTTGTTGACAAAAAAACTCGCATTCGGCACGTTTCGTTCTTGAACGAGCGTGTTCCACATGTCCTTGAGCATATTGCACCCGGAATCCCCTTCCGAGGTAGGAAACTCGAGACGCACCAAACCATTGTTGCCATACCACGACTTGACGTCCTTGTGCACCCTCGATTCTACAAACGGCTTCTTTTCTTGTTCGGCCACATAGCGCATCATTTCGAGCACCGACGAGAATTGTTTCTTGTCCACCTGGATATGCGAAAACCATTCATTCGTGAAATGGACCTTGCTAAAGGGAAGATACGTGCGCAGACACCCGCCCTGCTGCGTTTGAACAAAAAGACCCTTTTTGAATTTCTCGGCAATGTACATGAACGTGTCAAACACTTGGTGGACACAGCTATCCTTGTACTTGGACCACCCCACCTGTTCCGGTAGCGGCAAACCTTTCTCCTCTTTTTCTCTCTTTTCGAGGGCCGGGAAAAAAGGTAATGCCACCCAATGCTCGAGGAATTGCTTATAGTCCCCCGCGGTGAAATAATTTTGCCGAAAAAATTTGTAGAGCGGATTGGTGTTGCTCTTGATCAATAATGTTGTGGGCCGGGTATAAAAATAATCGGGGTGTGTTGGCGTCGTTTCCATTCCTGTTTTTTATCAATCAAGAATAAAAAAAGTTTTGATTTTTCCTTGGTGGGGTGTGGATCTTTTTTTCCCTACAGAGGTAGAAAACGAGCCAGGTTATTCATTTTTTATAAGGGGAGAGGACCATGATGACCAGGATACCCAAAATCACCATGGGAATCAGCAACGATACCCACTCCAGGGTTCTACACAGGGTGGTAAAATGCATGCTCACCCCAATCTGATCAACGGCTTTGGTGTACAGGGCCGGTCCAATTTCCTGGAAACTCAACATGGGAAAGACCGCGTACTTGCGGAAAGTGGGAATCATGTTGAAAATCTTGTCAAAGTGCCATTGACGGTTTTCAGGGGTCTCCAAAAAATGGAGCATTTTTTCCATACCCCGTCGATTCAGGACATATGCGTGCGCACAGACCGGTGTGTACACCCGCACCACATCTCTCGTCACCATCATGCTCAGCACCATGGGCCACGGACAATAACCCATGAAAAATATATCCCACTTTTGCGGATGGCGTAGCATCCACTGTTGTAGGCGCGCCTCTTTCTCGGGTGAGATGGGGGTAAACAGTGCATCATCTTCGAGAAAAAGCACATTGTCGAGTCCCTGGGAATGCGCCTCCCGGATCATGTTCCAGTGATTATGGGTGATATCGAGCGCCGTCGCGTCCGCCTCCTTGTGTTGGACAATTTTCCACAGACTCGATCCAATATCCCCACCGTTGGTGCTTTTCACCGTTCCTTCCACCTCAAACAGCGTGTACCGTGATGGGAATAGTGCCTCGTACCGCTTGTGCAAAAGAGTGTGGTCCTTGTTTTTCAGCGTTAGTACATGGACGTGATTCAAAAAATCCAGCATTTTTTGAAACATGGTGGAATGTGTCTTTAGACTACTACTACTATATTACATTTCCATCATTTGCATATTCTCATCCTCGAGCTGCCTCTTGCTCTTGATAAAGATGCTCATTTCTCCCAGAATGCCGACATTCGACGTGATCTGCAAGGGCATGTTTTTCTTGGACTTGATGACCAGACCCGAATGCAAACCTGAAATCTTGAGGATACGAGAAAGCTGTTCGGTATCATAATCCTCGGTGAATCCCTCACTGTTGTTTTCATTTTCCATGGCCGTCTCCCCGAGAATCACCTCACGGCTGTACACCGAACCCACATTGCACAGGAAACCAATGGAATATTTTTGAGTGGTGATGGAAATCGACGACGACATGTTGAACATGTCCTTGCACATTTTACTAAACTCGTTGGACGCCACCAGAATGGAATGATCGTACGCATCCGGTAGCGCAATCTCCAGGTTCTGGATATTCTGAATCTTGACAAACGCCTTGGTCACCCTCGATTGATCACGGGGAATAATATGGATACCTAGATCGGTCGGATTGCTTTCCTCGATAAAAAGAAACAAATGATCCCGTTTCTTGATGGATTTGAGCATCTTGTAAAAATGGTTCAGATTGAGTCCAATGTTGAGGATCCCATTTTCCACCAGAGGAGAAAAATAATAGAGGTTGAAATTATCCGAATGAAGTGCCAAATCAATCAGCGTTCGACGATTCGAATCCATCATTCGAAGAATCATCTTCTTGGCTGAAATTTCAAAACACGCCGTCTTGATGATATTGTGAAGCAGCTCCGTCAAGATTTTAAAAATGTATGCATCCGTGGTTTTACAACGAAAGAGATATTCCGATTCTCCATTCATTTTATTACCCGAGGTTCAAAATCTTTAAATCAGATTGTTGAAAAAAAAAATATTTTTTTTTATCCAAAAAGAAACAAATGGTTCCCATTCTTTATTGGGCACAGGTCTACTCGGTGGACGATACCCTTATTCCCGTCTTTTTCTTTCATCCCACCATGGAAATACTGAGCTATTTACGTCAGACCGGGTACTACAATATCCCTCTACGCATCCAGGGCACCCGAGGTCTCTATGACGGTATTCACTATGTCAGCATCGACAATCCCACCAAACTTGGGCGCTGCCCTCCCAATTACAATCCGGACCAGCCCGTCCTTGCCGCGTTTTTAAACGTTCCCTTTACCTTGTATCCACCCTCTTCTGGCACCTTTTCCATCGCTCCATAAAATGCGTTTTGAATGTTTTTTTTATCCAGGCAATAAAAAAATGCACAAACTATTTTTGAAAACCGTCAAAAACTATATTCTCGTAGCGTCCCCTACATGTTTGGCATTGTATGCCGTGGCGGAAACCATTCGTCATCCAAAACCAACCACGTTGGAACCGATCCATCAATCCATCGCATTCTCATGCATTTAATTTTTTTTATTGCCTCTGGATAAAAAAAAATACATTTATTCATCATGATGCTATGGATCGGTCTTTTTCTTCTTGTCGTGGTCGTCCTCGCCTTGGTCTTTCTCTTGATGGACAAGAAAAAAACACCCTCGGAAGAATTTGCCGGGGAAGACATCCCCCAGGTGCACCAAAAAATGTCGTTCCAGGTGAATCCCACCGTGTATGTGGACACCGCCTCCAACGTCCTCGTTCCTTCCACCACCTGCTGTACCACGCTTTTCAGCCTCGTCAAGAGCAACCTCCCCGATGGTTCCTATTTTTTCAGCACCGACAAGCAACAGTACCTCGACCTCGTCTTTATCGATCTCAAGGGTCCCGCCTCCTTTTTTTCCGTCCAGCTCGTACCCTACCAGGCCATCAAGAGGGGATGGTTAACCGACGATCACAAGCGTTTCTATCAATTACTGGATAACGACAAGATTTACCTCGGCCTCGCCCTCGACCAAAAAACCATTCAAGGCTACGACCTCACCCACGGCATCTACGCCTCGGTCGATGTGGCCTTGGCACCCTAGCACCCTAGCACCCTAGAATAATCCCCCGATGACCCTCCACCGTGTGGCACGAACCGTCCGCCATGTGAAACGTTAGCGATCCATACCCGAGCTGGAAAGGACTGTATATTTTTCCGTGCCAATCCTCCATCGGTCCCAAGTAGGGACGAATCTCCCCCGTGACATCCTTGTCATTCTCCTCAATCACCAGCAACACCCTTTGCACGGCGGGACCTTTTCTTTTCCTGGTGCGGATCTTGTACCTCTTGTTTCCCAGCACATATTCCACGTCGTACTCATTCTTGCCTACGTGTACCACATTTTTGGCCAATTTTTGATACGCCAGGAGATACGCCACCCTCATGATGGTGGTGGCTGTTTTTTTCACACTCTCCCAGGGATTCTTTTCTTTCAACTGATGAAACCGATACAACATCGTCAACCCCTCCCCATAATTCGATACAAATCCCAAGGCGGCCAAGGACACCACACCCACTCCGAGATAAAAAGTCCACATTTCTTTTTATCTTGACTTTTCCATCTTTAAATAACTTGGAGGGTTTTTAGTTGATCATAAAGGAATTCGGGAATCTTGTCTTCGGACACGGTGTAGGGCACCTCGATGAGGCGGATCCCATGTTGTTGGCACATTTGTTTCTTGAGGAGGTCGCGGTACTGCTGGTTTTGGAACCGATCGCGGTTGTTCTGATGCATCATGGCATTGAAACGGTAGTGCTGGGCTCCATTGTATTCGATGGCGAGGCGCAGCTCCTCATTATACATGTCCAGCTCCAGGGCGTGGCCCGTGACGGGGTTGGTGAGGAAATCGGGACGGATCTTGTCGAACCGTTTTCCCGTGATGAATTCGACGAATTCCTTGCACTTTCTTTCTCCCTTGCTGCTACCGCTTTTGGACGACGCTTGGGAGGACGTAGGTCTTGTGGTGGTGGTCGGAGGGACCAATACACGTGTCGGCGGTGGAGACACATGGAGGGGGCGTAGGAGGGTATCGAGGATACCATCGAGCGAGGCCGACGACGTTCCCGCGGTTTGGTGTCGTGAATAAAAAAGCCAAAGAAAAAAGAGCACCACGAGGCTGCCGAACAAGACGACACCCCATCCCTGCCGATCCCACCATTGCTTGACATGGTAAAAGAACATTTTTATTAGCAAGGAAAAAAACATTTAAAAATTTGGTTAGATCGACATTGTACTCCCTTGTCTCCTGAAAATTATCAGTTGTAGATTCCAAAGCCTCTAATTCATGAGGCTGAAACGGGTCACCTGGACATTTCCATTGCTCGCCTTGAACTGGTTCTTGGTGATAAACAGCTGGCGTCCCGGTGCAAAAAGAAGCTCCAATTCTGAATTATAATAGGTTAACGAGGCCGGCAACAGACATTTGGATCCAGGGAGCACCTGGATGGAAAACAGGCAGCACGGACCTGTTTTACTCTTGAAAGTCAAAGCGGCGTGTAGATCCGGGCTCGTGGACATGAACGTTTCGTTGACAAACACATTCTTGCGGTTGGCCTGGACATAGGCCGCGTCGGTGACCCCTCGGTACGTGAACAATCCCTCGGGGGGCACCGGAGGCACCCCGTCAAAAATAGCATTCAGATGAAGAATGTATTCCCCGGCCCAGAGATACCACATTTTCTTGTCGAATTTGTCCCATAGATCCTCCAAAATGAAGAGGATACGGGAATAGGCGTCGGCAAAGGATTTTTCCTTGATACTTTTGAAAAATACTTTGGCCATCTCGAGTGTAGGGGAAATAGGGGACGTCGTAAACACCCCGGTTTCCAGCCATTTTTCCACGGTGGGAAATCGTCTCGTATGTAAGTACATGTCCAGCGCCAAGGGAAACAAGTAGGTTCCAAAATCTTCAGAAAATTTATTCTTGCCTTTGATTTTTGCAATGTCAAAGGTTCCCAGAATAAACGAGTTGCAAATCTTATCTCCAGCATGGGTATAGCACAATAATCGTATCTTGTTGTTGGGGGAGAGAGAAAAAATGTATTCCGTCTGTTTCCTCAACCATTCCTTGGGAAAACGATCGACGTTGCGGTTAAACACATAGGTCGAATCGGTCTTGGCTTTGAAAGAATCAAAGGGTGGTTTGAAATAACTCGTGTCCAAACGATCCAACGTAAAGGTTTTTGTCATGGTGGGAGGGTTAGGGCTGGATAGGGTTCGAATGATTTGGGCACTAGGACCATAAGCCCGTACATCGTACATTTCCACCTCGATGAATCGAGAAATGGTGAAAGTCTTTACGGGGATATGGTAAAATTTATTGATCCACGCCTTGAACGTTTCCACCACTTTTTCAGGCAAGCGTCCAATGGCTACAAATTTCACGTCCGAATATCGTTTCTTGAGGAGATTACAATATTCAACAATCGTGGTGGGTTTTTTACCCTTGAATTCCTGGAGATCTTGGCATTCCTGTTTCCACAACTTTTTGAGCTCGGGAAGCTTGTACCTATTTTTAGCTGTGGTATTTTTACCACAGGGACGGTTCATGTCGATCAAACATTTTTCTTTCGTAGGTGTTGGAGCTTGTGTTGGAGCTTGGGCTAACGAGGGATGGAAAAGCGCGTGTTTTTTACGGAGCGCTGCACACAACTCGTCCATGGTCATGGTGGTACATCCTGCAATGGGAACTTGTTTGGCCATGGCCATCAATTGGGACCGTGTGTACCGATCCTTGGATTTTTGAAAAGTACCACACGGTTTTTTTGGGTTAAATTCCATTTCTTCTTTCTTTTTCCAAAATATTTTTGTTTTACTGAAAAAACCGCTTGAATTTTTTAGAGTAGGGACGTTGAGAAATATGTTTCCAATTCTTGATATACACCAACCGCTTGCGTGCCCGCCGCTTGGAAACTGGTGTGGAGGAAAAAATCCGCATTCTGGCAATGCCGTCCACCATCGACACCATCGACACCATCGACACCATCGATACCATCCCCATCACGGCCATCAAAACAGGTACCATACACAGGGACAAGAACACCATGGCGGGGAGCCTCAAAACGTCTTGGACGTGGTCTTGGACGTGGTCTTGGACGTGGTCCGGACGCAAACTCGGATGCGCCATGGCTCGTACGGTCATTTCTTGGAGGACGTGGTGGAAAAGCATGGCCTGTCGCCTCCGCTGTCTTGTTTCTACGGCGGCCTGGTATTCTATCAAGCACACGTGCAGTCGATCGTCAAAGAGATTACGATCCTCGAGGTACCGCCGCCTCTCGTTTCGCGTCTCCCAAAACATTTCCAGGCTCCTTTTGAACATTTTTTTCTTTTGAAAATAAAAAAGAAATCGTCAGTAGGCTGATTAGGGGGTGAGAGAATACATCCTCTCCAACAACAAATGCGTATTTCTCGTCATTTTTTTTCACGGGTAATGGTTATTTGCCGCAACCCCGACACATTGTCAAATGTCTGGAGAACAGAGGCATTCGGATAACAAACAAAAATACCCGTGGCAAACGAGACGTGTCCAGTCAATTGGGGAACCGTGGTAATGACGCCTGCATTTTCCTCTATAAAATTAAACGAGTATTGAAGCACACCCAGTGTATTGTTGCTCACATCCGAGACATTGAATTGATACGTCGCTTCCGCATTGTTTCCTCCATTGACAATGTCTGTGACATTCAAACGGGTGTTGGCATAATTTTTTCCTTCCAGAGTAAACGGTCCATTCGATATAAAAACGAGGTAGCCGGGGGAGGATGTGGAATCCAAAATAATCGTATCCAAATCGTTGGCATAGTATTGAAAACGTAGCGGCATTGGTTTTATTTTTTCTCTAGAAATTAAAAAAAATAAATTAAAACCAATGCTTCAATTCCAATATCTTCGTGATGATTTGTCGGAAATTGACATTTCCAGCCAACAAACCAACTATGAGGTATTTTATTTAGAAGGCCCTTTCGAGGTACTCGATCCGGTGTCTCCTCCCTCCGCGAATACCAGAATCGTGGTTAATGCGGTGCAATCCTCCAATGGCAGCTCCATTCTCGATACCTACACCTACTTTGTTTCGGATACGAGCAACAACACCCTGGGCGTCCTCCAGTACTCTTTTAATTATCAACAAAGTGGGGGTGGATCGGTCACGTTTATCCCTGAATTAGAGGGAAAAGTGTCCTTTGCCTGTGGCATTTTTCAATGCTACCGCCAAGGAAGTGTGGTTCAACACTATAATAATACCGACCCTGGAAAACCCCGTCGGATTATGATTTACATGCCCGAGGTCTTGCGCATGGACTGAGACTGCATGGCGTGCTGCACGGCCTGCATCTTGCGGCTCTGTTGGTTGGCCACGGCCTCCTCCTGGCGCATGGCGCGGTTGTAGGGCTGGCTGCCACAGCGGGGGTACACCTCGGCACCGGAGGGCACCTGGCCAAAGTTGCCCGTGATGGTATTGAGCTGGTTCAGGCCCACGGTGCGGACACCGGCATTGTAGCAATCCATGTTGGTGTTGGCGTCGTGGCAGGTCTCAAAACCCTCCACGTGGCCGGACTTGATGTCCTCATTGTAGCGGAAACCTTCGGCATCGAGGTTGATGTACTCCATGTACTGGGGCCTCAAAAAGTTTTCGACAGCGACACGGTCGAGGGGGCTGTTGCACCCTGGAGACTTGGTGTAGAAAGAATCCACACACACGGGGCGGTTGGCAAGATCAAAGCCGCTCCACACGGGGCAGACAAGCAGATCGGGGTTCTCAAAGCGGTCAGACTGGATACGGCTAGCCCATCCCTGGTCTACCTTGCATGTTCGGAGTGATCCATTCAGAGAAAGATTGGACATTTTTTATTTATGTTTATTGAAAAAAAATATTTTTTTTTTTCGTTAAATTTTCCTTTTCCAACGACTTGATTCTTTTCCATGATAAATAAAAAATGTGGCACGACCTGTTTTCCCTCCGTCTGAAAAAGAAGGAGGACAAGGGAGATAAAATCATGCTACCCGTTTCCGTGTTGGAAGCCCTTGTTCAAGAAAATGTAGACTACCCGCTCTTATTCCGCTTGTCCAGTATGGGAAAGCCAGAAAAAATCACTCATTCCGGGGTGTTGGAATTTGGGGCCCCCGAAGGTTCCGTCCTCGTTCCTCCCTGGATGGCCAGCCACCTAGAAACAACACCAGGAGATATTGTACGCGTGGGCAATGTCTCCCTTCCCAAGGCCACGTATGCCAAATTCCGCATCCTCACGGAATCTCTTTGGGAGGTGGTGGACATGCGTGCGGTGCTGGAAAGAGGATTACGACACCATTCTTGCCTGACGGTGGGGGACATTGTCGTCATGGACGGTTATTCCCTCGAGGTGTTGCAAGTAGGGCCAGAAACACGAGACAAGGCCGTCTGTATTATTGAAACGGATTGTGAGGTGGATTTTGAGGAGCGCCCTCCTGTGGCGGTTCCAGTCTCTACTCCGAAAACTTTTCGGGAACAAACCCTTGTGGCACCGAGTCGATTTTCGTCGCGATCCATCCACCAAACGACTCTTTTTCCAGGACAGGGGAATAAACTCGGGTAGCCCTGTAGCTTTTGAAAGTCATGTAAAAGTCTCGGGGATTTACTAGGACCCATCTGTGAAGCCCACAACGTTTTTCCTTTTGGCCTTTTTAAAGACACAGAACCATGAAACTTTTTTTTTTTTCTCCTTTAGAAAAAAAAAGAAGAATGAAATCCTCTTGTCTGTGGACTCTTTTGGTTTCTTTCACGGGCATCGTGGCAGCTGCGGCACCCGTATGGAAAACACAGGACAATGCCTTATTCTTGAATAATCAGCAGGTGAAACTGCGCGGGCTCTCCTGGTTCGGATTTGAGACCCAGGATTACGTCGTCGATGGTCTCTGGTCCCACACGATGGATTGGTATTTTGCTCTCCTCCAGCGTCTGGAAATCAACAGTCTCCGTGTCCCTTTTTCCTCCGAATGGATCCATTACCATTTTGACATTTATCCTTACGACGGCCTCCTCAGCGCGGATTCCTCCATGCAACATCTCCAATCCATTGAAATCCTCGATCGTTTTTTCGAAAAGGCCGAGGCCCATGGGATCGTCATCTTGCTCGATCTCCACCGTCTCCACAAGGAGTACATTTCCGAGCTGTGGTACTCTCCCACCGATGATCAATACACCACCGACACATTCTACGCAACATGGTTTGCTATCCTCGATCGGTACGCGGACCGTCCCAACCTCATGGGCATCGATCTGATCAATGAACCCCACGGCGCGGCCACCTTTGGAAGCGAAGATCCCTCCACGGATTGGCGGCTGTTTGTCCAACAAGCCCTTCCCAAGATCAGTGCAAGGTACCCCGACAAGCAATGGCTCTTTTTCATTGAAGGCATCGAATGGGGACACACGTTTCGGAATTATCCCTCGCATCCCTTGGATCTTCCTACGGCCCTGATGCACCGCATCGTGTTTAGTCCCCATGTCTATGGCAAAAGTGTCGTGGGTTCCACGTCGTCCGATCCCAATGTGTTGCACAACAATTGGAACACCGATTTTGGCTTCTTGCTGGATTTGGGGTACACGTTTGTTCCAGGAGAATGGGGTGGACAAACGTACCTGGATGCGGATTGGATGAATATCTTTGTGGATTATCTCTTGGCTAACAATTCCACCAGTAATTTTCTATGGTCCCTCGGACCCAATTCGGGGGACGTGGCGGGTCTACTACTCGACAATTGGACCGACCTCGACACTTTCAAGGTGGACCTCTTGCGGCGCCTGGTCCCCGACCCTACTCATTTTGTCTTTTAATTCGAGGTGATGTTGAATGTGCTTTTCCAACAACAACACGGCCAAACGAAGGGATCGGTCCGACGGTCCCCAAATCTCCCACATACCCTCCCTGAAAAAAATATAGGTGGTTTTCGACCGCTCGGTGATCCATTTGAGAAACTTGCCTTCTTTTCCAATGACGCGTCCAATCATAGGGAGCACGTCCGACGCCACCGGTACCGTGCGGAACCGCATGGGTTTGTGAAGACAGGGAGGAGAATAAATCCCCGGAATGGGTGTCCAATCGAGCACCCAATGGGGTTCCCGGTAGACCCACGTGTAGCCCGGATGTTCCATGATAATATGTTGCATTTCTTTTTTGATTGCCTATGGAAAGGTGTAGAAAAGAAATATCGTCCTCAATTTTTCTTGAGGGGAAGGGTGCCATCACAGGCCCGCTTGAGAAACTTGTATCCGCACACCTTGATGTACTCGTTGTCGTACGCATCTGTCTCGTTGAAATACCCGGAACCGGGGGAGGCGACATTATGGGTCAGGGCTCCATACCCCTGATCCGGAGTGATGGGTACAATCTGGGTGTACATACTGGGCACGCCCGCAGGCTGCCAATCCGGCCCCAGCTGGCTAACGGTCAGGTAGGTTTGACGTGGTTTCACACTTTCAGTCATTTATTGCCGAACAAGAAAAAAATAAAATTTCTTTTCTATTTTGTATTTTTGTATTTTTGTATTTTTGTATTTAGGAAATTATATGCGGATAAAGAAAACAAATGGAGTTTTTAGATTTTTATCGCCTTGGAAAAAATGTGTTGGAGCCCCAACACCTTTCTCAATCCCCGGTTCTTCAACGACTCGCCCAGCAAACGACCAAGAAATGGCCGGTCCTCCAAGTGCTGGCGCTCAAACACTGCTACCGCCAGCTTTTTCCTTTTCCCACCTCGGTACCCTCCTCGGTCAACGACACGTTGTTGGACCTGGATCCTGTCAGTGATTTTTCAGTACAAGAACTGATTTTGGTCCAGCGGAAACACAATGTCTTTTGCTTCCGTCTCGAAGAGATCTTGTCCATCTTTCATAATGATCTTTCCCGCTCCGTTCTCGAATACGAACCACAGTACCACATTTTGACGCTGACCAAGGCTTTCCGTCTTCCTACGCACCCCTACCTCCAGGAACCTTTTACTCTGGACGAAATCCGTCAAATCATGGATCAGATGGTGCTGAAATTCGATGCCCTCCCTCGAGAGTTTCCCATGGTGTACCTGTTTTTGCGGCACGCCAAGACGATTTTGGAAACGTGTTCTTCTCTTTCCTCGTCGAATTATGAAACCACCAAATGCCTCGAACATTTGTTGGAACAACATCAGACGCGTTTCATTGAAAAATTCACGGTCAAAACACGGGAGAACCATTCCTACTGGGATCTGACGTTTCCCAAGAGTGTGCGCACCGAAAAACAAATGTACCTGTGGTTCCTGGAAATGTTTGCGCACTAGATTGTGGCATCATAACTGAGATGAAATTCCCATTTATTTATTTTTTGAAAAATAAATATACTTGCCGATTACTTACTTTTTAACTTTTTGTGGTCCGGAAAAGGCGGGGAGGAACGAAAGGCAAATCAACAGGGCCAAAAACGTCAGGATGGCATACATGACCACCATGCTCTTGGTACCTAGAAAGACGTGATAGGGAGAACCTACAATGAAAAACTCGGAGGGCTCTGTGGCTTCCTTGGCCATCTTGTAAGCCACGCGGACGCTAAACACGCCGGATTGGTGGATCTCGTTGTAAGCAATGGGGGAGACCTTGGTCTTGACGTCGCCCGACGCATCCTGGTAGGGAAACGAAAGGAGACAACGATTGAAAAATTCTTCACAAATGGCGGTACCGTCCACCACCTTGTATTGGCTGTATTGGACCGAGGCGATAATGGTGATGAGAAGAAACAACACGAGAATGATGACGGAAAAAACGAGAATCGTCGATTTCATTTATTTATTGCACAGCAACAGATTATTTTTATTTTTTTGTTTTTCCACGTCTTCGGTCTCCAACTCGAATTCATGAAATTGGCTGATACAACACGCCTTCATGACCGTCTCGATATCGAATCGGCAGTTGTGCGTAAAGCAGAATTCATACAATTTGGAGGGATCGGGAAAATCACAAAAAGGAATGCTATTCTCGGGAAACGACAGGGGCGTCAAAAACAATTCCCGCACACGAGGATACTTGAGCACATCATAGTTGAGATGAGGAAGGGCCTGTTGAATGTTTTCCAATGTCCTGTACTGCTGAATCAGTTTGTAGGATTTATCACACCCCACCTTGGACAGATTGGTATTGTAGTCGGTGCCGCACAGGATGCACAAGTCCAAAAACTCACTCGAGGTCAGCTTGAGCTCTTGTAAAATTTCCTGGTAGTCCAGTTCGATACACGTGTGGGTCTGGAAATCCACCTTGCACAACATGATGGGGGCGCTGTACGCCATGACATCGGTATCATCGGTCAACACCGCCGAGACAAAGCCTTGACAATTGAGGGCGGAGCAGCTCGCCTCGGCCTCGCCCGCGGCAATGTGAATGGGCACCCCACAGATTTGAAACAATTCCTTGGTCAATTCAAAGTCTTCCGCCTTGATACTGAGGAGACTCTGCTGCATGCGCTCCAGCTCGTTTTGTATCTTGCAGGGAGCGAGACCGTCGGGAGATCCCTCCATGAATTTTTGGAGAAAGGTGTACAGGGTCTCATCGTTTTCCCGGAATTCTTCGAGATGGACAATGTCCTTTTCCTCGTGCGAGGAACAATACAAGTCCCACGCTTCTTGCAGCTTGTCGACACGTAAACGGCTCTTGGCCCGGGCCTCACTCCGCTGCTTCCGTTCATTGTCTTTTTCGGGGGGTGCCTTGGAATCGTACACAATGACAAAATGAACATCATTGTGCCGAAGCACCGTAATCATCTGGAGAAAACCGTCCAGCCAGTGGACACCGTAGGAAGTCTTGTACTTGCACATGAATAACGATAAATCAATGGCAATTTTCTTAAAGGCATATTTTGTGAGGGGGACCGTATGATATACCTGCGGGCATAGCTTGCGCAACAAATTATGCAGGTTCTTGATTCCCATGTTTTATTTAAATAAAATTATGGCTTTAAGGTGGTAGTTTTGTTTTTTAAGGAAAGCATGAAAAAAAAAAAAAAATCTGCTATCCATAAAAATAAAAAAATGTCCAACAACCGCCACAACACGGTCATGTTCTGTGTGGCTATTGTCGTAGCCATTGCCTTGTACAAAATCTCCAGTGGAGAGGCCCCTCTCGTGGAAAATTTCTGGGGTGGTCTTCCCATGTTTTCCCCTACGCTGGATGTGGTGCACGCACCCACGGGACAGAGTGTCGCCCAGAATAACCAGAAGCAGCTTTTTGTCAACCCCAACCCCATTATCAACACCAGCATCATGGCCCCCCGGGACCGCCAGCTCCTCATGGATTCCCTGGCCCCTCCCTCGAGCGAGGCCAATGCCGCCTACCGCACGTCTCTGCACCTTCCCAATGCCAACAAGAATTCCATCGATACGACCGAATACTATGCGGGTGAGGCCCAGCGATCCGAGAGGAGTGCCAACGTCCCCGCGGGACGCACCATGGTACCCCCCACCTACACTGTCCCCGGCACCTACCAGCCCTACCTGACCCCCCGTTTCAATTCCGAGGGCTACAACTCGTTTGTCAAGTACAATCTGCCCGAGGAAAAGTACCTCGGCACCCGCCCCAACGATCCCCTGATGATGGCCGACCGCGTCGAAAGGCCCCAACTCCGCGAGGGTTTTGAACAGAGTTCATTCAAGGGCAACACCCCCTACCAGTACGACGAGATTTACCAGAAGCAAAAGGAACAGGGCGACGAGGTGGCCAACAAGCTCCCCGTACCCACCATGGCGGGAGGCGCCACGGCCGGTCAGGAGAACCCCAACATTTACACCAACTATGACCGCTTCATCTTTGCCCTCCAGCGCAACCGCCTCCAGGGCCAGGGCGACCCCATCCGTGGGGATGTACCCTGCGTACCCTGCAACCCCTCGAGCGATGCCAACAGCAACGTGTGGTTCCGACCCTCGGTGAATGTGGCCACCAACCTACGCACCGGTGCCATCAATGTCATTGCGGGAGTCGGCAATGTCACCTCTCAACAAACCGCCGAGGTGCAGATGCGTTCTCTGGGTGGTGCCAAGGATACCTTTGGTGGTGTGGCACTTCCTCTGCCAGTGAATACCCCCGTGGCCAACCTCCAGGCTCTGCAACAGGCCAAGATCGACAATCTCAACATGGGCAATTCCTTGCAATTGACCGCCGATCGTTTCAATCCAGTGTCGAGCATCCAGACCAGCTCGTTTCCTTAGTGGGTGGGGAGGTAGATTTCTTTTTTGTTTTGAAAAAAAAAAAGAAAATCAAGAGTACATGTCAATCAGATTTTCCCGAAGAGGAGAGGTGGTGACGGCCCACTGGACATAATTCGCCAAGAGATTGATTTGGGCCAGGGTGAGGGACAAAAGATTGGTTCCATTCGCAAAGACCAAGGGGTAGTTGGGAAAGAAAGGAAAGGTAGGTGTTTTAATGGCCAGTCGGGTTGCCAAGGGTAAAAGAGAGTTATAAGTAGAACAAGGATTGGTGACGAAAATCATAAAATCCACGGTATAATTTCCAGGAATGCTATTCAGCGTATTTTCCAACACGTTCAAGGACATTCTTGCCCATGTGGGTTTTCCACTTGCATACGATGTTTCGATTTGACTTTGAAAGGAATTATATTCACTGGAAGGAAAGACTTGGATCGAATTGGCATTGGGATCCGTAGGGGAAATGGGATAGACTCCAAATAATTTTTGAAGTGTGGGAATGATGGTAGGTGAATTATCAGATGCATTTGTTGTACGCGTATAAAAGAGAAACACCTTTTTCATGGATTTGGCCAACAGGGCCAGTACACCCGATGATGAGTTGAATCCACCATCTCCCATTTCACAAGAAACATTTTTCAAGGAAGCGGGTGACCATAAATTCAGAATCGGTGTTAATCCTGTAAGGGGGGTGATTTTTTCCACCTCCAACGCAAACGCACATGAACTAATCCCTGTCATATAGGCCAGCGTAAAATAGGGTTGTTCACTCGGCATGGAAACATTTTGATACGATGCCGTCGGACAAACGGACGCCGATACCGCGTCGCATCCCAAACTAAAATTCTGAATCAAGACACCACCCACCGAAACGGTAGAATCCACCGAACTTGGAATCACGGAAGATAATCCACTGGTGGTCTCGTTAAAATATAAATTGACATACCCTTGAGAGGAATACTCGGGTTGAATAAGTGTTCCATTGATAATCGATGTTGGAAAATCAGGGTACCTCGTATTGCTTACTTTTTGATACGTGGGGGGAATGGTATTCACGGAAGAAATGAGGAGTTGGGGACTTTCCACCAGCGCATTGGTCAATTGGTACGGCGCAAGAAACGTTTCTGAAATGGCTTGTATCCATAACTGATTTGCAGGGTATATCAACGACAATTCCAACATGGTCTGGACAATATCCACGGTGACGACACACTGACCCACAAATTGAGGATTGGATTGATTGGAAGAAGACAGTGCCGCTAATGTGCATTGTCCCGGAGAAAGATATTCTCCCAGCAATGTATCGGTCGACAAACTCGAGTAAAAAAGCTGCGAACACAACCATGAACTTCCGGAAACATTGGAAGCACCCGCACTGCTTTGGAATAAATTGGGTAATTGAGATTTCAGGGAAAGGAGACCACGAAATAATCCGATGCTCCCTGAGAAAGCCACGGACCCACCCCCACCTAAAGCGATTCCATAATTTCCACTCCCATGACTCGGAGGACATTCGACAAATGCATTATTCGTAGGTCCAGTTGGACCCGTAGGGCCTGTTTCTCCTGTAGGACCCGTAGGACCCGTAGGACCTGTTTCTCCTGTAGGACCCGTAGGACCCGTAGGACCTGTTTCTCCTGTAGGACCCGTAGGACCCGTTTCTCCTGTTGGACCCGTAGGACCCGTTTCTCCTGTAGGACCCGTAGGACCCGTTTCTCCTGTAGGACCCGTAGGACCTGTTTCTCCAGTAGGACCCGTAGGACCAGTTGGACCTGTTTCTCCTGTTGGACCCGTAGGACCTGTTTCTCCAGTAGGACCCGTTTCTCCTGTAGGACCCGTAGGACCTGTTTCTCCAGTAGGACCCGTTTCTCCTGTAGGACCCGTAGGACCAGTTGGACCTGTTTCTCCAGTAGGACCCGTAGGACCTGTTTCTCCTGTTGGACCTGTAGGACCCGTAGGACCCGTAGGACCAGTAGGGCCAGTAGGACCAGTAGGACCCGTAGGACCCATAGAAGATTCAATAACTATATCGCATAGGTATGTCGAGCCCATCTTTATTAAATAGAAAAATAATTATTTTTCTATTTGAAACAAATAAAACATGCCAGAAACAATGTTGAGCGACGTGGTAATAACCACAACCACACCCACTGTCGTATGCACCTACTCGGATTTGTCGGGATGGGTGGTCAATGACGCGGCAGGAGTAAATTACTCTATATCGAGTAGCGGGAGTAGCGCAGGATTAAATAATTATCTCAACCTCCAATCTCCCAGTAGCTTCAATATCATACCTAGAAATGGTGGAACTATATCGGCAAATAGTATTGTTCTTATTACGGCTTCTAATTCGAGTACAATTTCTTGTATCGACATCGGCCTCAGTGGCATTTCTTACCCTTTGTATTTTTATAACAATGTGTCTACACTTCAACTGCCGAGTATTTCCTTTCAATATTCATCCACCATAATAGGATTCATTCCTCTGGTGTGCACCTATTCTTTGGACATTGGTCAGGATGCATCCGGAAATTTGACGTGCACTCTCACCAACACCAGTACTCCCTCTGTATGCCCCGTGACCCCCTGCACGTGTCTTATCTTGATACCCGACATTTCCGGAAATACCGTGACCGTATCCTTTCTCTCCACCTATATAAATATTATCAACTATCAATTCAATGTTGCCAATACCTACGGGATATGCAATTTTCAAATTGTCAACAATTCCTTTTCTAAAATAAATGTAAATGTTTCCAACACGAATGGCTGCACCACAAGTACCTGTTCGGGTTTTGTACTAATTAATTCTGGTATACCGAATCCCACCACCACGACGTGGACCGCCGACGCGTCGGGATGCTTTTCTTATTCTGCATAGTCTTTTTTTATTTCTCTCAATAAAAAATACAAGATAACGAAAATGCTCCCCATCACCCACACGAATTTTATTACACGGTCCAACGACAATGCCCTCGTCTATCTCGTCCAAAACAAGAAATTTACCCCAAAACATCAACTTGGATTAGCCCGAGAAAGTGTTTCGAGTCGGATCGAGCTTTTCCACCAAAGTCTTTCCTACTTTGTGGATCATATTCATCCCGACGATGTGGGGGTCGACATTCACATTTTTCACGAAGGAGATCTGACGACCGATCATGCCTTGCGCGCTGCGAAAACGGCCAAACGATTCCACATTTTTTTTCACAGCCTCCGTTTCGAGTTTCCCTCGTGGTTGGACAAGAAAAAAGTGGAAGAATCCATCCAACAAAGCGACGTACCGGGATGGCGGGATATGGGCTACCGACACATGTGCCGCTTTTACTCGCTTCTTTTGTATCCCAAACTCATCGAATGGGGGTACCGTAAAATGATGCGTCTCGACGACGACTCGTTTCCCCTGGAAAATCTGCCTCCCTTGTTTGGGAGCGTGTCCCCTACGCATCCCTACAAGGCACGGATTACCCAAAAGGAGAGTGAACCTTTTCGTCAGTTCTTTCATGCCGCCTTGGAACAATTTTGTTCTTCCAAGGGACTCCCGTGTCCCTCCGAGGAGGATCCTGATTTTTATGTGATTCCCTTTAACAATTTCTTTGTCGTGGATCTCTCGCTGTACCAACAACCCCTCGTTCTCCAATACCTGGCGCATATCGACAAGGTCGGGGGGATCTACAAGTATCGTTGGGGGGATGCACTTGTCCAGGGTATCCTGGTCAAGTATGTGGCCGGGATACCCCACATTCCTCTCTTTACGTTTCGGTATGCCAAGTGGGGTGTGGAATTTGACGAGGATTTTGATCATTTGGAATTGTACGAACCACCCCCCGATCCCCACCCCACTGCATCCGTTTTCTTGTGGGCCTCGTTGTGTATTTTCCTCCTCCTCCTCCTCGTGATGGGTATGGTTTACCACAAACGATAGATGGTGTATCCCACCCCGACACCCAACAACACCTGCCACACGCCGAGAAAACCAAAGTAGAGGATGGCGTCTCGTGAACAGGACCATTTCTTGGTATCCCGGCTCTGAGTCACCCACGTGTTATTGAGCAGCGTCATGACTGCAAAAATTTTGGTCGGAAGCAGGAACAAAAAATACATGAAATAATACAAGAAATTGTACAGCGTCGTCGTTTCACGAAATCGGAAAAATAAAAAGAGGGTACGGATGGTCAGGATCATCATGGATAACACCAGTCCCTGGACATAGACTTTAAGGGGATGGGGCCAATACAAGACGCTAAGGACCCAGACAAGAACAAACCACGGAAAGAGGGATTCGTAGACGGTCGAAAAGCCCAAGAAATAGGATTGATGATCCATACACTGAATCTGCCACTTGATTTCGCGGTAATAAGAGCGCGACCACCGCAGCTGCTGGAGGAGAAAGCGGATCATGGTTTCGGGGGCTTCGGTACCCGCGACAGCGTACGACGTTTGTCGTGAAAAATATCCCTGGCTCATCACGAGATTGGTGAGATGACGATCATCTCCGGGTTCACATTGGACACCGCCCAGGGATTGGGTAGCAAATCGTTTCATAATGGTTTCGGGGAGCGCTTGGAGGCGATACATGCTGAGCGGGCCGCTGCAACAGGTCATGCATCCAAAATAAGAGAGACACGCGCGTTCCATGGCAAACGCATAGTGGTAGCGTGCATAAATGAGTTTGGGCAAAAGGCCGTCTTGGAGATTGTAAATCGTCAACAAGCCCGTGGCACATCCATTTTGGGGATGGGATTCGATACATTTTTCAAGCTCCATCAATGCGTCGGACCGCAACTCGGTATCCGAGTCGGTGACGGCTACGAGAAGATTGTTTTCGTTTCGATCTCGAAAGTCGTGCCGAATCTTTTCCATCCCGAGGTACATGACCCCACGTTTTCCACGCTTTTCCGCGCGTGATATTTCCACCTCGAATGCTAGGGGCTTTTCCTCCAACATCTCCGACGCCATTTCGTACATGGGTCGATCTTCCTCCTCGATTCCATCAATACACAAGTATACTTTGAGCAGATTGGAGGGATCTAATTGGCTCACCGACACGAGACATTTTTTCCAATAGTCGGGTCTCTCACGGTGGCCCACCACCAGGAGCACCACCTTTTTTACGAGTTCCTCCTCGAGGGGAATGTCTTCCAATTCCTCCAAGGTCTTTGGAGACACGGACGGTGACGGAGGCAACAATGTTTTCATGGCACAATCGTTCCAATAAGAGGTGAGGGTCTGTACGATGAAATAGGTCAACATGATGGATCCATACACGGAAAAATACCCCAGGGGGGGAAGCGTATAAGCAGCGATATAGGCAGCGGTCATTCCAACCATTTCGAATCCAAACAACCAGGTCTTGAATCCCATTTTTTCCTTGTTTTTTTAATAGAGATTTAAAAAAACTATCCATGTTATCAAAAAAAAAATAAAATGCCAGAAAATTGGACCTACCTTCTTTTGGGCACCTGTTTTTTGGTGGTCCTGGGTCTATTTTATTATTACATCCATCGTCAGCTCCAAGGGATCCAAACCACACAACAATCTATACGCGCCCATCTCCTCTTTCAACAAAAAGTATTGGAAAAACACGACCAGCTGTTTAGTCAGACACTGGGCGTTCCACGATCGTATCCCGACATTGACACGACGTCGTCCACGGTAAATCAAGCACCACCCCTACCACAGCCGCGGGAGACCACCTCACCCACCATTGATTTCCCCTCTTCGGGTTCTCTGGGACCCATGATGGGTACCATTCTCAACATGTTTCAGCATATCCAGCCACCTGCAACGTCCATGGAAAAGGAGGACGACGACGAGGAGGAGGAGGAAATGATTCCTCTTACGAAAGAGGAGCTACAAAAGGAACTTTCCAAGGAGTTGGAAGAGCTCCAGACGGTACCTTCCCCTATCGCGGATAAAAAAGAGGGCCGTGTCGAGGAGGAGATGGTAGTCTCCGAGGAGTCCAAAGAATAGCCTCTATTCCACAGGGAAATAATTGTACTGTCCATCAGTCGAGGTACATGTTGTACAGGTGCACACCAGCGACGCCTTCACCTCCATCCTTGGTCATGGCCATCCTCATGTAGCCATCTTCTCCCCAGGTGGTCCCCCATGAATTCTTGATTTTCCACACACCGTGATCAAAACCGGTGAGGAGAACGGCGTGATTCAGTCGGTGGTTTTTTTTTTCAAGATTGTAAATGCCTTCCTTGTAAAAGAGGAAATGGAGAGGATCGACTTCGACGGCGGTGCAGAGAGGGCCGTGCGATACCAATTTTTCCTTCATCCCCTCAATGTCGTAGGGACGAACAAAGTGGTAGCGGATATTTTTGGTCTGGGGAACCGTTTTGAGATAATCGATACGACAGGTTCCTTTGTTGACCGTATAGGGATAGTCTTTTTCGCTCATGATACCGCCCATGATATGAATATCGTGAATGGCGCGGTCCATGAGACCTCCTTGGCATCCGTGGTTGGAAAAGGAACAATCGACAACCTGTTGCTCACTGAGGTCCAGGAAAAGGTTGTGTCGGGTACGAAGTTTTGATTCAATGGCCCCTACGGTGCTAAAGGCCCAGCAGCTGCCACACGAACCCTGGTTCTTGACACGACTGACCATGCCTTTTTCTGTCCAATCGATGCGGGTCGTGGTCAAGTTGGTGGTCGTAGAATCGGTACCGAGTGGTTCCTGGAGGGGTATCGGAAAAGTAAAGTTGCAGACGAGGAGTTTCTTTTCGAGGTGTACGAGGCTCTGATCGGCAAACTGGTTCACATCCAGCTTGTATCCCTTGGTCTCTTGATTGTGTTTTTGAATCCGTTCCAGATTGGAACAAAATTGTTGATACTTTTTTTCGCCCTCGGGTGTATCGGGTAGATAGGATTTTTGATAGGTTTCTACAAAGTCATGAAACAAGGTGCGGGGATGGAAACCCTGGACCACCGCCGCACCGGTGACGATACATAGCATCCACCACCATGACGTCCACCTCATTCTTCTCTATACTAGCCAAAATAAAAATTAATTTTTATTTTCCGACTCCATCGTGATTTTGCAAAAGGTCCTCCAATACCTCTAAAAAATCGTCATCTTTTATTTGTTTAACAAGAACAATCAAAAAAAAAAAGATGACGATTTTTCACTTGTTTCAGCAATCGGTTCAACGGTGGGGAAAACGCCCTTTTCTAGTCGAGGGTTCCCGTCGATGGACGTATCAAGACATTTATGACCAAGTCGAAGCACTGCGGCCGCAGTATCCACCCCATCACCGCATTTTGCATGCAGGTCCCAATTCCGTGTCCCTGGTCTCGTCTTTCTTGGCCACTAGCGCCTCGGGGGCTGTCTTTGTTCCCTTGTCCCCGGATCTCCCTCGGGAAAAACAACACGCCATCGTATCCATGGTAAATTTTCAAGAACCCCCCAAAGGGTGGCATACGCGTGAAAAGTTGGCGCTCCTCCTCTTCACGTCGGGCACGACGGCCATGCCCAAAGGCGTCCTCTTGTCCGAACAAAACATTCTCTCCAATCTCGCCATGATTGACCAACGCATTCCGAAGCACATTGTCTCGGAACACGACCAGAGCTATGCATTTCTGCCCTGGTGTCATTCCTATGGACTGGTCGGGGAGCTGCTTTTTCTAATGTCCCGAGGGGCGTCCCTGGTGCTTCCTCAGACACGCGATCCGCGCCGCTACATTGCCGAGATCCGACAATCCCGTCCGACGGTGCTGTTTACCGTCCCGCGATTTTTGGAAAAGGTGCGGCATGTCTGTCAGACCACGTACTGGTTTTTACCCTCTTTTGTATCGAAACGAGCCAGTCTAGGCGACCGTTTACGGTTCATGTCCGTGGGCGGCGCCGCCATCCGCCCCGAGACCCTCTTGTATTTTCGTGAGAAATGGGGTGTCCCCGTGTTTCAGGGGTACGGCCTGACCGAAACGGGTCCCATGATTTCCTTGTGCGGACCGGAAGAAACCTACCCCGAGGGAAGCTGTGGTCGTCCACTCCAAGGAGTAGAGGTTCAAAGCGGTGAACAGAAAGAACTCTGGGTGAAGAGTCCCAGTGTTTGTCAGGGGTACCTGGGACCTGACAATACCGTGTGGCGGCCTCGTGAAAAATTTTTGGAAAACGGATGGTTCTCCACGGGGGATGCCTTTCGATGGGAAAACGAGCACTTGTTTTTTGAGCATCGGCGTGGTGGCTTGTGGAAATTGCCCGGTGGTAAATTCGTCGATCCCGTGTTTCTCGAAAAAACCGTGTTGGAAATCGAGGGTGTGGAACAGGCATGCCTGTTAGGAAACGGCAAGGAAAAACTGGGCTTGGCCGTGTGGTCCTCCTCCTCTCCACGTCCTCTTGATTTGGAGCGTGTCCAACAATATTTGGAACAAAAAGGTTTCCAACCGTATGAATGGCCTCAGTACCTCGTGTTTTTGAAAAAACCGCTATTGTTCGAAGAGGGAACGCTATCCCTCAAACAAGAACCGATTCGACACGAGGTGGAACGGATTCTTGGTACAAGCCTTGGTACAAGCCTTAGCACCAGGGAGAACTAGGATTGCGTCGGTAGTTGCGGCGGGGAGCGCAGCCGCAAGCCACGGGTCCGAGGTAGGGAGTGGCGAGAGGCAGCAAGAATGGAGAATAGAGAGGATAGGAATAAGGATACAAGGGCGTTCCAAAGTTGAGGAAAGGATAAATCGTATTGATTTCACAGGGTCGGATAGACCTGGCAAATCGATACGGAGCGCAGGGACAACAGTAGGGTCCATCATAGTGGTGGTGGTGGTGGTGGTGGTTTCCCGACATGTCGGAAACAGAAGAGTATTCGCTATGTGTCATATTTTTCTCTCGTGGCTACTCTCTAGCAATATTTTAATTTTTCTTTCCTGTTGCGATAGAGCATGTTTCCGTAAAAATTTGTCATAAACCCAACAAGGTGGAGATTTTTTGAGCGAGTTTGGGTCCAATCTTTCGTATTTTTTGGGAGGGGGTCGTGTACTCCATGGAAGGAAGCGCGGCCATGAATTCCTCACGGCGTTCCAAAAGGTCGGTGAGGGAGGCATAGGGCTCGGCGGCTGTCTTGGCAACGGCATAGGAGACACCGGAAATGGATCGGAAAAAGTGGAGGAGCATGGTTTTGGGATTCTGGATATCCGATTTCTTGGTGTCGAGACGTTGTTGCATGCTTTCGATACGCTGTTCCTCGGGATCACACATCCTCCGGTACACCTCCATATTTTTCTTGACAAACCACCGCACCCACTCGACCGTTTCTTGGGTGGACGAGGTGTAGACCACGGGGATCTTGTAGGCCAATTGAAGACGCAACAAAGTGCGACGGCATGTGTCCACCGCGTCCTCGGGGAGGGTGGTCCAAGACCCCTCGATGAGGTAGAGCGCCGACGCGCCACTTTCCTGTATCCGGCTACGCTGCTCTCGATAACGCCCGTCTTGAATCGACGCCCATAAATCACACCATGTTTTCCGCTCGACCATGAGGGCATTGTTGTCGTCCTCGTCCTCACGAAAAAGAATGTCCCCCAGCGGTAAATAGGCCTTGGTACATTCCTCCCCGAGATTTTGGAGCAGTGCCGATTCTCGTGAATCGACCAAAACACGCATACTTTCTTGACCCGCTTTTCTCCTCTTAGACCACAAAAAATGAAAAATCTATTTAAAGAAATGAAAAATTATTTATTACGACAACTGATGAAAAAGTGTGGTATTATTGTGTTTAACACCGATGTCAAAAAATATTTGCTGGTGTACGGTAAAAAATCACACAAATGGGGTTTTCCCAAGGGCCACATGGAACCCATGGAGACGGAAGAAGAAACCGCTCTCCGCGAACTCAAGGAAGAAACAGGGATCGAGATCCAAGGTCCATTGACCAAGAAAATTCGTTTCCGGAATAATATCTATTTTGTGGTGCACATGCCGACACATTCTCTTCCCGTAGAGATGAACATTCCCGACAAGAATGAGATTGAGTTGGCCCAGTGGTTTTCTGAAGAGGATATGTTGCGTCTCCACATTGATTCGTGTAATTTTGGTCTCAAGAATTGGATCAATCAGAATTTGCTCCCACAACCCAATGTTCCCTTTCGTTATGAGGATTTTCTTTCCAATCAAAAAATGAATCCTTTTTCCAACGCCTAGTACAATCCTCAAAAAAACATGCTTCCCATCCGATGCTATACCTGTAATAAGGTCCTTGCGAGATACGAGTTTGTGCTGGACGAGTTTAAAAAAAAATACGAGCACATTGAAAACAAGCCGTACGTGGAATTTTTCGAGGAAATGCGAATCACCCGGTACTGCTGCCGCAAAATTTTCCTTACCCATGTCGACATTTATCAGTACGACGACGAAACCAAGATGGAAAACATTGAGGTGCGCAAAGATCTCGAGGTGCACAAAATTGTCTTGACGGATTAGGAAAAATTCAGGTATTTTGTATTTTTCATGAAACGGTCCTATCATTGTCTAGCAGTTTTTATACAGCCTCTTGTATAAAAATATCAAGGTGTTTTGGCCAGTAGAGCGGCAAATTTCGAGTAGTGGAGTAAACTCTCATGGACTATACCCTGGAGAGGAGATAGTGGAGGTATTCCTCGGGTGTAATGAGTTTTTGGTGAGGCGGCACCCGTGTTTTGTTGTTGTTGTTGGTCTTGGCCTGGGAGGCCTTGATGGCCTGGGCAGGCTTGGTCATGATGGTCGGTCGTTTTAATTTTGGTTTCATTATTCAATGTTATATCTCTGTTTTTCAAGGGAGATTTTTGGAACAAGGCTTCAATTTTTCAACTCGTCGAGCTGATGTCGTTTCTTGAACAGGTACTTGGAAAGTGGAATTTTCAGTGATTCCGCGTACGCCTCACTCTCGTCCTCGGACATGGCGGCGATGCGTTTCTTGTTGGTTTCAATGCGCTTCAGGGGTTGGCGCAATTGGGTCAAGGACGTTTGTGCGAGGGCCGACACAAACTTTTTTCGGCGCTTGGGATCGTCCCGGGTATAGGTGTACATGTTGAACACGCTCTCAGCAAAATGCTTGATTTCCAACAGGATGACCAAGGAGACAAAATCCACGTTATTTTCATCGTTTTTCTTGGCCTTGGCCATGATGATGGCGAGGCGACGATGGGCGTCGTGAATCAGGGAGGACAACTGAGACATTTTTTCCTTTTGGTGCAGAGTGGAGGTTTCCTGTTTCATTTTCTGAAACGAGGGGAGCATGATGGACATCTTTTTTTAATCTTGCGAGTAAAAAAAAAAATTTGTTTTCAAACCGGGGCAAAAAAGACGGGGGTGGTCTCTGTTTTCATGGGTTCGGACAGGGACTGGAAGGTGTGCGGATTGTTTTCGAGAATCTGTCCGATCTCCTTGACAATCCTAGAAATAGTCAACTCGCTCAACCGAATCTTGGTCCTAAAAAAATCCATCGAAATATCGGGATTCTTGCGTGCAATATAAAACCGCACCAACCCACAGGCGACGGACTGGGGACGGGATCGGTTCAAAAGAGACGACTTGTCTCGGATGCATTGGTAAATATGGAGCACCTCATCGATATGATGGGGTGTAGCGTGAAACTTTTGCATGATTTCTTGAATTAAATGTTCGGTGCTAATCTGAAAACTACGAAACGGACTATCTTTGGGGGCATTGAGATTGACAAACTTGAGACCCTTGAGCGCAACCTTGCGGTCAATCTCAAAAATCTCAATGAGCCGTTCACAGCTCTGCGGGTTTTCATTGGCCTTGTAGGCGTGGAAAATACACGCAAAGATGATCCCCTTGCGCGTATTCCCCCTGAAAATCCTGGACTGCGTCACCTGCTCATAAATCGTATTGGCAAACGAAACCACCTTGTCGGAAAACCCCAGTTTATCGACATCCTTGTAAATGGTCTTGTCCTCGGAACGCCTCATGTTGCATCGATTGGGATCCGAAGAGTGTTTTGTATCCATCCGACCGTAATACCTCCATTCTTTCTCAAAACTAATGTCCTTGTTCATCATCATTCCACAATCGGTGCAGATTGTGTGGACCCCTTCCATCACCATGTTCTCGTGCCGACAGTCCTCTTCATGGATATCTTTAAATGGATCATTCATTTTTATAAAGAACATGAACTCTTTAAATGGAAATATTGCAATTTTTTTTTCATGGCCACGGCGACTGGACTTTTCGTTGGGCAAAAGAGAGGCGTGCATACGTTTCATACTCTTGAAGGGTGCGCACCGTTCCCAATCCTCCCTCGGAAATGTCCACCGCATCCATACCCATACCCATACCCAGGAGAGCACGGACCCGACGGTGGGATTGCGTGTCCTTGGATCTCCAGTCCTCCTTCTCTTCCCAGTGCTTGACCCGGTTCTTGCGGGTATATTCGTGCCACGCCACCACACGGTGGGGATGGAAAAGATCGTACCCGTGCGTATACGCGCGCACCGCGATGGAGATTTCTTCTCCGTGAAAATAGAGGTCAGGATCGTGAGGCACCTCGATACAAAACGAACCCAGGGTAAAACAAAAATGGGCCGAATAGAATCGTGCAGGCACCGGGTTGTCCAGCTGTCTCCATTCACGCCATTTTTCAGGCTGAAGAAGAAGAATACCCTGTGGAGTAAAACAGTCAAAAGCCAACCCCGACGGTTTTTTTCCACGCGCGGCCGGGTCGTTGTCGGGATCAAACGCGGGCAGATAGGTGGTCAACATGGGTTTAGGGAAACCTTGGCGTTGAAGCCTCTGCAACCACCGAATCAGTTTTCGATCCCATCCCTGGACGAACCGATGATGGCTGTCCAGTTGGAGGGTATAGGTTTGTCCCCGATACCGTTGTTGCAGCGCATTCCGCGCCCAACAGGCTCCCTGCGATTCTGTGTAGGGAATGTCCAAAATGGAAAAATTTGGATGGGAAAACCACGTTTCCGGAAGCGTTTCCTCCGGGCCGTGTTGCCATGCAATCCCAAAAAAAAGGTTTTCCGGGTGCTCCGCTTGTCGGCACATATCCTCCACGGTGGGTACGAGCTGAGGGTCGCGGTACGAGGCAATCTGTACAAAAATCGTCGCAGCCATGTATGTTTTCTTTGTAGGAAAAAAGAAAAAATTGATGGGCAAGCCATCCCTTTCTACACAGTTGATCAACATTTGTCGTTGTATCTCTTTTTTTTTTAACAAAACCTTTTCAAAAAAATAAAAAGAACAATGGGAAAAAATACAGGCGGTGGTAAAAAACACAAGAAAACCAAGAGTCTCTCGACCCACAAGCGCGAATTGCGTTTCAAGGAAGATTTGGAAGATTACGCCCTGGTCCAAAAAGTATTGGGCGACTGTCGTCTCGAATGCTTATGTACGGATGGCACCGAACGCATCTGCCATATTCGTGGAAAATTCAAGAAACGCGTGTGGATGACAGTAGGTGATATTGTCCTCATCAGTCTCCGCGAATTTCAAGACAACAAGGCCGACGTGATTCACAAGTACACCCCCGAAGAAGCGACCATGCTTCGAGACCGTGGGGAAATTTCTTTCAAAGACCACGGGGTCAACGCCTTGATGGAGGGTCAAGAAGAACAAGAAGACGACACACTGGTCATCGACATGTCTACTCTCTAGGCAATCTCGGCAAGTTTGTCGTACAAGGTTTGCTTGCTCGACGCCTTTTTAGTAGAACGAGAGGGTATTTCAGGCACTGAAACGGTAGTTTCGACGGGTACAAGAACAGGCTCCGGTACGGAGACGGGTGCGGCAATAGTTGGTATTTCCACCATCATGTCTTCAACACAGGAGAGGGTATCCTTTTTGTACATGTAAAAATAGTAGTAATAGGCCCCTCCGACCACCAAGGCCAACACCAGTATCCAGAACCACGGTTGTTGATACCACATGGTTTTTTGGGTGGTGTTGGGTGCTTCGGTCTCGACATAATTTTCATTGGTTTCTTCTTTTTCGACGGGAGTAGAGGGAGTGGGCTGGGGTTCCACCTCTTCGAGTGTCGTGGTCACTTCGACCTCGGTGTTGTCCTTTGCCGGGCTCGATTTTAAGACAAGAAAGTAATTTTGATATTTATCATTGTCGGCCACGATGGTGCCTCCGATACGACCCTTGGCCAGTTTCATTTCCACCTGTTGAAGATCGGTCGTGCCATCCAGTTGTTCCTGGTTGAGCACAATCGCATGAAAATCCATATTGGGTTCCGTCGCAACCACCTGGAATTGCAGCTTGAAATTTTTAAACGTCTTGTTGAGATCAATCAGTTGGTGGCGCTGGCCAAGAATGTATTTTTGCTTGGTGGTGGGCATTTTTTGACTCTATCTGGTTTGTTCTTAAATCGAATCAAAATTTCATCCCCCGTATTGAATTTTTTTTTTGTAGGTATTAACAAAAAAAAAAGAAATGTGGACATTCTTGTTTCTTCTCCTCTTGTCGGCTTCGGGCACGCGTGCTCAGAACGACGACGCGGTCAGTTCCATCCAGGGCTCGTGGCTGCAAATCTATAGCAATCGTTATGTGCAAACCACCTCGGAGATTGATTATCACTGTGTACGCGCCGTGGTAGCCAGTGTCCCCGACACGCCCCTGCCTACCGTCACCATTCACAAAAAAGCGTACCAACACGGCAACATGCTCCAGCCAGTGGAGTGGACCCATACGTATACTGTCGCGCTACAAAATGAATCGTGGCCGTCGCTCCAAGACAATCTCGTTCTCGAACCCATCAACAAAAAATCACCACTGGTGGTGCCTCTCTGGCTCCGAGAAATTTCACCCCACTATCTCCTTTGGTCCGGTCTCGATAATAAAACCATGCTGGTGTGGTCGCACTCGAGCATCATGGACCCCGAAGACGATGCCAAGATTCGGAAATCGCTCCATGAACTCGAATTCAACGGAACCTACAAATCTCCCGTGTCCTCATACTCGGCCACGTGCTTGTAATGTTTCCCTTTCTTGTCATGGAGGTGGTCCATAAACGCCTGAATAAAGGGATGATCCGAGGGAAAAATGCGGTTAATGACTTTTTTGCCATGCATGGTAGTTCTTTCTCCCAGGGATTCAAAATGATAATCGGGAAAATATAAAAGAACCAAATAATTGGTAGCCTTGGATTCCAAGGAAAAATACCGCATACCCTCGTACGGCAAGCCCGTGGTGGCATCCATGAACAAAATATCGGCATCCAGATTCATGGATTCGACGAGATAGAGGTAGTGAAACGTGTTGATCCAGGTGGTATAATTGGAAATGTCCTCCTTGAAATTGAGCAACGCCTTTTCGACCACAAAATCAAACAAGAAATAACTCAATTCACTCAGCTTGTGCACCACGGCTAATTTTTTGGTTTCACACATTTTCTCCACCCCGGGATCCAAATCTTGCTCAATCTTCTGGATCGCTTTCCGAATATTGTCCTGATAAATCTGGTGCCATTTGGATTTCATGCGGTGCAACAAAATGTCCTTGCTCATCTCCTTCTTTTCCATCTTGCAGCATTCAACGTCCCAATCCGGCAACATCTGTCCATCCACCTGGGTAGGGTCGAGCAGATGGAAAAGCACCTCGAGAACCTTGGTGTCAATGTTGTAGCTCATCAGCACCGAGGTTTCTTTCGGATCGGTTAAAAAAGAGGGGATGAGGTACACCATAATCCTCATCATTTCAATGATTTGAAGAAAGGCCACGTCTCCATTCTGGATCTGGAACCAGGTAGCCACCGAAATATGATCGGCCAGCTCTTTCCGTTTTTTCTTAATGTACATGTTTTTTTCGTCGGCTGAAAGGTTGCGGAAAGAACGAAACGCATAATACACCGCATGGAAAAAACAACTCCCTTGTGGTTCTACTCCCGTTCGAAGAAGCGGAATCTCTTTGGCCAACAAAGAAATGTAATTTTCCGTACATGCTGCCTCTAACGGTGTTAACATCCTATTTTGTCTCTGGATCCATATTCTTTTAAATAGAAATTCGGTAAAAGTATTCTTTCCACAACATGTTTTGCATATCGTGGACGGCTTGATCCCAGGAGAGACGTTTTCGGACAAATTGTTTGGCATTCTCGGCAATTTTCTTGCATTGTTCGGGGTGATGACGACACCACTGTAATTGTTCCCCTAGATTGGAAAAATCGGGGCGGACGGGAACATAGTGAACATAGGGTTTCAGATGACGATAATACCATTGCTCCCACTCACTTTCCTGTTTCAATACGACCGACCCCGAATATAATTTCCAAAACATGGCACTCCATGCATTGGAATGTCCATCGATATCCATCTGGTATCGATACTGGCACATCTCGACCACACTTTTGTCGTCCTTGCCGACATCGATATCCTCTGGAAATTGGGGAGCCACCTCGTCGACAAAATACTGTCGTGGCGTCTTGGACGTTGCAGTGGTGGTGGGCACCGTGTCTCCATAATTGTACACCGATCCATTGCCCAGATTGCCACGAAACACCATCTTGTCCATCTTTTTTTCCCACGGCGTGTTCATTCGATCGATCCATTGTCGATTTTCCAAATGTCCACGCGTCATGACAAATTCAGGATCCAACAATGGAAGGGCAATCGGATCCCCCCGATGCATGGAAAAACAACCAATCTTTTGATGCGGGTGAAGGACGGGAAAGAGACAAGGAGACCCTTGTTTTTGTGCTTTAAAGATTTCCAGAGACAAGGGAGGTTGCAACATTAGGGTAGGTTTTCCACGGCACCGTGGCGTATTGGTGTACGGCCCATCCATGGTGGAAAACATGAAATAATATTTTTTCATGCGTGGACTTTTCAAGAGGATCCATGGATGAATGGTATCCCGCCAAAAAGGGAGGTAGGCATCCTGAATCTTGAAATACCCGTGATTTTTTTCCGTGGCACAGATACAAAAACGAGGTGCATCGTACACTAGGACATAATAGCCATTCCAAAGGGTGAAATGCGTATCGGGGAATATAGTGGACAGTTCTTGGGGGTCGATCCAGTCGAGGGGAGGCAATGTCGTCGTCGTCAATGCCAGGGTTTCTTTTCGGGACGCACCCAAGAAAAATATCCCCACCAGAAAAACAATGAGGACCATTATGGCCATGAGGGGAAGGAAAAAGAAACTCGACATTTATTTTTTTTATGAAAAAAAAAAAATAATCCAATCTTCTTTTAAAAATAAGAAAATGAGTTCCCAAGAATTTTACCAATGCCCTCCCGGATCCAACTGTGCATCCTTTGGCCTCCCCGTCGCGGCCCACACCGTTCAACAGCTCCAGACGGGCTGTGAGGACTGTGCGTCCATCCACTCCGCCAAGAAAGTGCGTACCAAGTACGATCAGTACTGGATGAAATTCTACAATCAAAAAGCCCAGAATTTTGACAGCGATCTGATCAAGCTTCAATTCCTCAAGTAAACTCGTAATGATACAAATTTTCAAGGTCTTGACGGGACATGGTCCACAAAAAATACATTTCCTCGTGAGCGAGTCGGTTCCGAATCTCTTGTTTCCATTCGTCTCGATGATACAGATATTGTATACCCAAGGATCGAGGTCGAACGGTTTTCCAGTTTAGGGTGGGTTGGGGAAAGAGTATGGCGCCACGATACAAGGTCAGTGTCATGAGGATCCAACCATGCTCCACTTTTTCCATGAGACCACAGGGAATAATGAAATAGGATCCATTTGCACGAAGATAGACATGGGCACCCCCTTGGACCACCTTTTGAAATATTTCGTGGTAGGTGGAATCATAGCTATAAATCTCACGAAGCAAGGGAATACAATCTTCTAACCACATGGATCGATCTTTGTGGTTGCCCAAAAAAATGTTTTTCAAAAACATTTTTCATTCGAGGGCAAAAAACACATGAAACTCCTCCTTGTCGAATCCCCCTCCAAGTGTAAAAAAATCAAGAGCTTTCTCGGTGCAGAGTACCAATGCCTCGCCAGCGTAGGCCACATTGTCGACATACAACAGGGTTTAAAGGGTATACATCCGGAAACTTTTTTACCTTCCTATACCGTGAAAAAGGGCAAGAAACGCATCGTTCAAGCCCTCCAGCAACAATGCCGTGGAGTTTCGGTCTACTTGGCTACAGACCCCGATCGGGAGGGGGAAGCCATTGCCTATCACCTATGCCTCTTTCTCGGCTTGTGTCCCCAGACCACGCCTCGTGTCCGTTTTCATGAAATCACCAAGACGGCAGTTCAACACGCCATGAATCATCCCACCGTGCTGGATATGAACCTCGTCCGTGCCCAGCAAGCCCGACAAGTCCTGGATTTGTATGTAGGGTACAAGGTGAGCCCCTTGCTGTGGAAACATATCGCCCCTAAATTATCCGCGGGAAGGTGTCAAACACCGGCCCTGCGCATGCTCGTGGATCAAGAGAGAGTTGTAAAAGATCCCCGAGATTTGAAACGCCGTCTGGTCGTTACGGCGGATTTTGACCAGGGATTCTCTGGATGCATCCTCCACCACCCAAAACTCGTCTCGTGGGACGATGTGGCCCCCATGATTGAAGCGCTGTCAAAAACACACTGTTTCCAGGTCCTCCATAAAACCACCAAGACGTGCCGTCAGGATCCTCCTCCTCCTTTTATCACCTCGACCATGCAACAGGAATCGTATCATCTATTCCACTTGTCCCCTACGCATACCATGTCGGTCTTGCAGACCCTGTATGAAAAAGGACGCATCACCTATCTCCGCACTGATTCTCCCTTCTTATCCGAAACGGCGGTGCAACAATGCCAGCAATGCATTGAAAAAAAATTTGGTGCCCTTCTTTTCCAACCCCGTGTATTTGCCTCGTCGGCCACGTCGCAAGAAGCCCACGAAGCCATTCGTCCTACCAAGATGGCTACAGAGACATTGCCCGCGGGATGCACCGACCTTGAAAAAAAATTGTATCAATGTATTTGGAAACGCACCCTCGCCTCGCAGATGACGACCCATCGTTTTACCGAGTCGGTGTACACGATTCTTGGTGGTGAAAAATATGAATTTCAAAAAACGAGTCGTACCACCCTGCAACAAGGATGGAAACTCGTGTATGACGACGACCCGAAAGAATCCTCGTCAATATTACCCGATCCTCCCTGTACTGTACAGTGGATGCAAGGAAAGGTGGTGGAAGAGGTGGAAAAAAACAAGGGGAGACACTCGGAAGCCACCTTGATTCGTGAATTGGAAAAGCGTGGCATTGGTCGACCCTCCACGTTTGCGTCGCTGGGTGCCAAGCTCTTGGAACGAAAGTATGCGTCCATGGGCAATGTAGCCGGTCTTTCCATTCAGCGACAATGTCTCCACCTCGACAAGAATTTTGTGGTTCATCCACAACAGGAAAAGGTGGTGGTTGGTGCGGATCATGGCAAGTATGTGGTGACGGATCGGGGTCAACAGGTCCTGACGTTTCTTCAGACACACGTTCCATGGGTCGTTGAAAATGAGTTTACGGGGGCCATGGAAAACGAATTGGATAAGATGGCACGGAATGAAACGACCTATCACGAGGTGGTTTCTCGATGGTTTTCAAAAATCGACAATTGTTTATTTTCTTGCACCTTATAATAAAAAATGGGCACGCTCCTCCCGATTGTATTCTGTTTTGTTGTGGTTCTTGTCCTTCTTGTTGTCTACATGTGGATGCGGCTACGGAGCCAGAGAGAGGGCTGGGAACACCATATCGACAAGATTTACCAAAAATATCTGTGGCGTCCTATTGACATTGTCTTTGAATCTTATTATCGAGACAAGGACATTTCCTTTCTTCAAAAAGATGTACGAGACTATCTCTATCAGGTGAAACAGGGTAGTCAGTATATGCAGACCCAATCCATCGCCATCGCCGGTCTCTTGCGGGATGGGCAAGAAAATATTCCCCATCTTCAAAAATTCTACCATCAACTCCAACCCTTTTTCCGAATTTCCTCGTTGATCATTGTCGAAAACGATTCCAAGGATGGCACACGGAAAGCATTGTTGGACTGGCACGAAATGGATTCCTCCGTAGTGGTCTTGTGCGCAACCGCCCCACCCAATGCCCCTGAATGTAATACCCAGGATGAATTGTTCTCCAAAGAATATTCCAAAACACCCTCTTCTCCACGGATTCAAAAAATGGCCATGTTGCGCAATGTCTACTTGCACTACCTTCAACAGAACCATGGCCATGACCAGGACCATGACCATGACCATGGCCCCGATTATCTCCTCGTTCTCGATATGGACCTTCAAGGCCAACTTTTCATGGATGGCGTGTGTCATTCCATGGCGTGCATGGAACAAAATCCGTCCCTGGATGCCGTCGCCTGCAACGGTATGATCCTATCCCCCTCCTCCTCTGGTGGTGGCTCGCTGACCTATTATGATTCGTTTGCCTATGTCGCTCCCGGAGAAGAAGGAGAATGGAACACACTCTTTGACAAACGCTCCCACGACGACGAGGTCCTCCGCTACACCTCGGAAAAGTATTTAAAGGGCAACATGGAATTGGATCCGGTGGTTTCGGCGTTTGGGGGGGCTTGTTTGTACCGTTTTTCCTCCTTGAAAAAGGCAAATGCACAGTATTCCTATTCTTCGGATCGTTTTGTGTGCGAACATACACGTTTGCACAAGCATTTGAAAAACATGGTGGTCAATCCCCGGATGTTGTTTTTGATTGAAAAAAATCTACACTAATTCTCGGACCAACAAAAAATGTCCCTTGGAAATCCATGTTGGAATACAATCAATCCAATGGTTGTCGTGAATATCCTCCCCACACAAGAGAATGATTTGATGCGGTTCGTAGATCGAAGCCACTTGTTCGTAAAAAGGCATTCCGCGGTGCACAGAGCCATAAATAATCAGATCGTACACCTTGTCGGCAATATCCTTTTCCACGGTCGCATCCAATCGGTCATCGTGCAACGAGGGATCCAATAACTTGGCGTACGTCATTCCTTTTCCGTAAAGAGACGCATTGGGGATCGAGCAATTCTCGTACAGATGAGACACCTGAGGATAATCGTGGCAATGTGCTCCCATTCGCTCTTTTAACCCGTGAAGCGTGAGACACCGTAAATAATCAGGATAAAGGTCTCCCGACAAGAACAGGATGCGTTGGGTTTGGTGATGACCCGTCGTGTCTAGAAGATAGTCGGCGATGCGTTTCGTGGTCAAATGTTTTTTCACATGATCCATCGATTGGTTCATGAGACGTTCCCATGTATTGTGGTCCTCGGGGGTCCCTTTCCACGCGTCATACAATCGACGGGCGTCCATCCACAATGTTTTGGACCATAACGCCATGGTGCGATTCGGACATTCTGTCGGGTCGTTTTCAAAATACGGCAGACAACCATTGGCGACAATCTCATAATGCCGTAGACAGTCCCAACCCCCTTTTTTTTTGGTGGTGGCAAAATAAGAGGATTGGTACTCGCCATAGTAATCCGCTTCCCTCTCGTAAGTATACGTCTTGGTATTTGTAGGGATCTGACCGGACATGGTTTTGGTCTTGGGAGGAAGCGTGGTGACCATCTTGCTTTCGGGGATGGAAAATGTAATAGGAAACACCAAATTTTGCCAGTACCATAAATTACCCTTTTGTTGAAATTCATTACCAAACGATTCTCGAACCGCTCGTTCTACACCGCCGTGAAGATCGAGGCGCCCTTGGTGAGCGCTGATAAAGTCCGCCCCACAAATAATGCCTCCCGGAACGACCCGGGACTTGACAAGATTGACCGTCTTTTTCACACTCTCGTATTCATGCGAAGCATCAATGTGGATGAATTGGATAGGATCTTGAACACTGGCAAGCCATGTAAGACAATCTTCCTGAACGATGGAATAATTCCCTCGTGTACAGGTGTTCATATTGTGCTTGAAAACCATCAAGACATTTCGTTCTTTTAAAATGGTTTCGGTGGGATGCGTTTTTCCCGTGGCTTTGGATTCTTCTACATTTCCTTTCCAGGTATCATTACAAAATAAAATTTAGGGGTAGCATCGATTAGCGAGTGCGACAGTAGATTTTCCTTCCCAACAACCCACCTCGATAAAGACCCCTTTTTTGGGAATTTTGGAAACCTTGTCCACCAACAATTGTAAATCCCCTACTTGTGCATCGGAGTACCAATTTTCGTGAAACATTTTATTTTTTAGTGTGCATGAATTAATTATTTAGATTTACATTTCAAAATGCATTTTTGAAATCAAATGTTTTCTACCCACGAGGTTCCTGTATAGGCTGTTTTTCATCCTCTATAAAGGAAATCAAGAGGAGCTTAGGACCGGAATTCGTTAATGATAATCACACCTGCGGCTCCATCTCCCCCTTTTGCGGTGGGAGTTGCTTGTTGTGAACTAACCGCTCCTCCTCCACCACTCCCATAGGCAAGTCCTCCTATACCATTGACCGTACCAGCCCCTCCTAATGCACTACTAGGAGCTCCCCCACCAAAATAAGAAGCTCCCCCGGCTCCGGATATTACATTGTTGGCAGAACCAGAGCTGTAAAAACCATATCCTCCTCCACCTCCTCCACCCTGAACAAGCGTCGGAGTTCCAATCGAGGAATTGCAGGTCGGAACACCTCCTCCCAATGCTCCTCCTACTGCAGTCATAGGAGCGGAAGGACCCTGCAGTGCTCCATTACCACCCAAAGCATAGATTAATACCGACCCTGTAGCTCCAAATTGCGAGGCTCCTCCATTTCCTCCATTATTAGCCAAAACACCTACACCTCCCGCTCCCACGGAATAAAATTTTCCCCCCGCTCCAATCGTACTGTACGTATAATAAGCGCTTACATAACTACCCGCTCCTCCTCCTCCTCCACAAGCCTCATTGGCGCCACTTGTACTTGAAGTCCCACCACCGGCACCACCACCTCCCACCACTTGCACTTGACAAAAAACCATGTTCGAGGAAGGAATATAGGTTCCTGTGGATCCAGTATAAACCAACTGATTGGACGTGGCAAAACTGGGTCCCGTAGGTCCCGTGTAGCCCGTCGGTCCCGTCCTTCCTGTAGGACCCGTAAAGCCTGTAGGTCCCGTATAACCGGTAGGACCCGTAAACCCGGTAGGTCCAGTTAAACCAGTTGGACCCGTATAACCGGTAGGTCCAGTGTAGCCTGTAGGTCCCGTAAACCCGGTAGGTCCAGTTAAACCAGTAGGTCCCGTATAACCGGTAGGTCCCGTAAACCCGGTAGGTCCTGTGTAGCCGGTAGGACCTGTATTACCGGTTGGTCCAGTGTAGCCTGTAGGTCCCGTGTAGCCGGTAGGACCAGTTAAACCAGTGGGTCCAGTGTATCCAGTTGGACCGGTGTATCCAGTTGGTCCTGTATTACCAGTAGGTCCAGTATTACCAGTAGGTCCAGTGTAGCCTGTAGGACCCGTATATCCGGTAGGACCAGTTAAACCAGTGGGTCCAGTTAAACCGGTAGGTCCCGTATATCCAGTTGGACCCGTATATCCTGTAGGTCCAGTAAACCCAGTAGGACCAGTGTAGCCTGTTGGGCCAGTTAAACCAGTAGGTCCAGTTAAACCAGTAGGTCCAGTGTAGCCTGTAGGACCCGTATATCCGGTAGGACCAGTTAAACCAGTGGGTCCAGTTAAACCGGTAGGTCCCGTATATCCAGTTGGACCCGTATATCCTGTAGGTCCAGTAAACCCAGTAGGACCAGTGTAGCCTGTTGGGCCAGTTAAACCAGTAGGACCCGTATATCCGGTAGGACCTGTAGTACCACTTGGACCGGTGTATCCGGTAGGTCCTGTTAAACCAGTAGGTCCAGTATTACCAGTAGGTCCAGTGTAGCCTGTTGGTCCAGTAAACCCAGTAGGACCCGTATATCCGGTAGGACCAGTTAAACCAGTGGGTCCAGTGTATCCGGTTGGTCCTGTATTACCAGTAGGTCCGGTATTTCCAGTGGGACCTGTGTATCCTGTAGGACCCGTATATCCGGTAGGACCAGTTAAACCAGTGGGTCCAGTTAAACCGGTAGGTCCCGTATATCCAGTTGGACCCGTATATCCTGTAGGTCCAGTAAACCCAGTAGGACCAGTGTAGCCTGTTGGGCCAGTTAAACCAGTAGGTCCAGTTAAACCAGTAGGTCCCGTGTAGCCAGTAGGACCTGTATATCCGGTAGGACCCGTTAAACCAGTAGGTCCGGTGTAGCCTGTTGGACCAGTGTAGCCAGTTGGACCTGTATATCCGGTAGGACCCGTTAAACCAGTAGGACCGGTGTAGCCAGTTGGACCTGTATTTCCTGTTGGACCAGTGTAGCCAGTTGGACCTGTATAGCCTGTTGGGCCAGTGTAGCCAGTTGGACCGGTATTTCCTGTTGGGCCAGTGTAGCCAGTTGGACCTGTATTTCCTGTTGGGCCAGTGTAGCCAGTTGGACCTGTATATCCGGTCGGTCCCGTATTACCGGTTGATCCTGTATTTCCTGTAGGTCCTGTATTTCCAGTTGGTCCTGTATTTCCTGTAGGTCCGGTATATCCTGTTGGTCCAGTAAACCCAGTTGGACCCGTATATCCTGTAGGTCCAGTGTAGCCTGTAGGTCCCGTATATCCAGTTGGACCCGTATATCCGGTCGGCCCCGTATTTCCTGTAGGTCCGGTATATCCTGTTGGTCCAGTAAACCCAGTTGGTCCTGTATTTCCTGTAGGTCCGGTATATCCTGTTGGTCCAGTAAACCCAGTTGGACCCGTATATCCTGTAGGTCCAGTGTAGCCTGTAGGTCCCGTATATCCAGTTGGACCCGTATATCCTGTAGGTCCAGTAAACCCAGTAGGACCTGTAGGACCCGTAAAACCAGTAGGACCCGTATACCCAGTAGCTCCGGTGTAGCCTGTAGGTCCCGTGTAGCCTGTGGGCCCTGTAGATCCCGTGTTTCCAGTTGGACCCGTATAGCCTGTAGGTCCTGTATTTCCTGTAGGACCCATTTCTCCCGTGTAACCAGTTGGACCCGTAAACCCAGTAGGACCCGTGTAGCCAGTTGGACCCGTATTACCAATGGAACCTGTATTGCCCATAGGACCCGTGTTGCCAGTGTATCCCGTGCAGGCACCTCCTGTCGCACCCATGAATCCTACCGGACCCGTAGCTCCCTGTGTACCTGTCGCTCCCGTAGGACCGGTATAGCCGGTAGGACCCGTCGTGCCCGGGACACTTGTAAGGTTATACGTGGTACCGGTAGGTTCTCCAGTGTTGCTGACTTGTTGGGTGACGAGTGTAAAATCAGGAGTTCCCTGTGTACCCGTAGAAAATAATTGCCATCCTCCGGTAGAACCGGTTCCACCCACCGTTATAAAAGGTGCAAAGAAACCCTGTGGCCCTACGAGGTTTCCCTGTGCATCGGCTCCGATGCTCGCCGTGCCGCCAATATAGAGGGTGCCCGCCCCCACGTGAATATCTTTCCATTGAGCACCTGTCGATCCGAGAGAGAATACGTTATCTTGTGTGGGGATGACCGCGTTATCGGTGATTTGAATAATATCGGAATACGCAGAGGTTTTTGAGGTGGTATCATACACGACCACGTTGCCGGTTCCTCCCGTCCCAATGATGACAGATCCACCACCGCCAGGGCCGGTGGGTCCGGGTGGTCCAGGGAATCCAGGATAGCCGATACCGGGGCAACCACGTTTGCCTCGCGGACCGGTGGGTCCAGTAATTCCATTTTTGAACATTTTTTTTTTAAAAACAAGAAAAAAAAAAATTAGATGGATGCATCGTAAAAGGCACGGATATCTTCGGCGTGCATGGTCTTTTTCACCACAAGTTCCTCCGCCATGGCCTTGATAAAATCCTTGTGGATCTCCATGTATAATTTGGTGGCCTTGTACGCTTTCAGAATGAGAAAATGAATCTGTTCATCGATCCGTTTCTTGTACGTTTCACTGAAATAGGGATAGATAATATCGGTCCCCATGCCATATTCCATGACCATTTTCTTGGCCATGGAAAAGGCGCTCTCTAGATCCGACAAGGCACCCGACGAAATGGAATTACCATAAAACACTTCTTCCGCCACCCGTCCACCCAACAACACCTTGAGCTTGTCCTCGTAATATTCTCGGAGAAACATGCCGTCGTTCTGGTCTTCGTCCGCTTCAAAAATCGTGTACCCCAGTGAATTTTGGGGATTCATGGAATCCACCGTCACCTTCCACGGCTTTTCATAGTACAAGGATTGAACCGCCATCACCAAATGACCAATCTCGTGGACAGCAATGCGTTGCAGGGTTTTGGCGGACACGTTGCGCTTGCTACCGCTCGTTTGTCCGACCAACAGCTTTTCTTTCATGACATCCAAGACTCCCGTGGTGACGGGTAGACTGCGGTTGCGGATGGCAAAGAGGGTCGCCTCGTTCAACAAATTCTCCATCTGTGCCCCATTCAGACCATTGGTTAATTTGACCAGGTAGGGCATCGAAACATTGAGGGGTTTGTTCTTACGGTGAATCTCCAAAATTTCGGCACGCGTTTCCGCATCGGGATTCGGAACGTGGATAATCTTGTCAATGCGCCCGGGACGAATCAGCGCACGATCCAAAATGTCGATACGATTGGTGGCCCCCATCACCAATAATTCTCCCGTCGAAGAAAACCCATCCATATTCACCAACAACTGATTGAGCGTCTGATCCCGCTCAGCGCCCGATCCTTCCCCGTCATTGGTACGGGTCCTTCCCAGCGCATCAATCTCGTCGATAAAGATGATACAGGGCTTGTTGTCCTCGGCAAATTTGAACAATTCTCGGATACGCGCTGCACCGACACCTACATATTTTTCATTGAATTCCGAGCCCGAGCAAGACACGAAATTCATCCCGGCTTCTCCCGCCAAACATTTGGCCAATAGCGTCTTGCCATTGCCCGTCGGACCTTCCAATATGACTCCGCGGGGGATACGCACGCCATAAGGTGTGTAATTGCCCGGGTGAAAGATGAAATCGAGGACCTGGCTCATCTCCGTCTTGACCTCGTGGTAGCCACCGACCCGGGTGAAATTGTACTCGCCCTTGACGTGTTCCAGATGAAAGTTTCCACTTTCGGACGATTTTTCGGTTCGAGAAAGCACGCGGCGCGGGGTTTGTGTCATATTATGTTGCCGAAACAAGATGCCAAACACGGACTCTTCCAGGGGAATCACCGCGTCGTCGTCTTCGTCGTCATCGTCCTCCCGGCGTGCAGCAGCAGGGGTGGGCCTTTTTTGTACACGAGGACGACGGGGACGTTCACTTTGTTCTCGACGTCGGAAACTCTGTTGCGATCGGCGTTGCATCTCTTCCAGGTAGGGATTGGACGATGAACGATTGTTGGGAAACACGTCGTCCTCGTTGGAGGATGGGGAAGAAGGCGACCACAATGGTCGGGTGGGATCGGGACGAAGGCGTCGGTGCAAACGTGGGGGAAAGGGTACGGGAGCGCGGGCGTGGAATGAGGCACACCACGGAAGCATGCCCAAGAACAAGAAATATTTTTTCATTTTAGTGTTAATTAAAAAAAAAAATTTTGGAACAAAAAATGGAACTTGCCGATTATATTCCCGATTATCCCAATGTTTCTTCCAACGACTTTTACGAAGCCATTTACCGCAAAAAAGAATTTTATCAACTCCGCGCAACAGATCCACCCAAAGAAAAAGAGGGCCCGTTTTTTGATCACCAAGAACTCGTGGCACGATTTATTTCCCATTGGACCCAGTACAATTCCCTGTTTCTCATCCACGATACGGGTACGGGCAAGAGTGGATCCGCCACGGCCGTATTTGACGGGCTCATTCAGTATCGTCCCAATCTTCGTACCCTCTATCTGTCCAACAACGACACCCTTTTGGAAAATTTCAAGACGGAGATTTTGAGGCGGTCCCCCTACCTTCAACAACAATGGAAATTATTGGATGTTTCTCCGGATCAATATGTACCGCAACGAAATCGATTGCTGCGAGACAATCATCTTTCTTTTTACACCTACTCGAAATTTGCCTCTCTGCTGACCAAAGGACGCACGCTACACGCCACACAGTACCAAAACAGTCTCATTATTCTCGACGAGGTCCATCATCTCGTGGTCCAGGAATTGGAAAAGGGAAAAGACAAGGATACAGATTACCACGAGATTCATGCCTTTCTTCACGCGGTCCAGCACAAGAAACTGTTGCTCATGACCGCCACCCCCATGAGAAACTCTCCTCGGGAGATTGCACCTCTTCTCAACCTCATGCTTCCCCTGGACAAGCAGTTTCCCATTGGCGACGCGTTTGAGATGGAATATTTTAAACGACATACCGCTTCGATCCTTCCCGTCTTGGAATGGAAACCGACCATGGAAACACGTTTTCAGCGTGCGGTCAAGGGCTACGTGTCCGTGGTGAAAAAAAATGTCAGTGTCGAGGTCCGCTACCGGGGTATGATTTATCTGCCCATGAAACACTTTCCCCTGGTGGCACATGGCATGTCCAGTCATCAGACATTGGGATACGAGCGGGCGTTGGAAAAAGACACGGAACTGGCCAAGGGCAAGAAAAAAATCGAAGCCTCGTTTTACAGCCACGCGGTACAGGCGAGTCTGATGGTGTTCCCGGATGGGAGCTATGGCATCAAGAATACGCAAAAATATTTTGGCTCCCAAGGATTTTCTCCCACCTTTTTTGCGGAATCGGGTTTGCGGCGCCAGGCCTTTTCCCATGACGAAGTGGAGCGCAACCTTGCCTTGTTGGAAAAGCTGAGCACCACCTATGCCCACATTATCCGACAGATTGTGCTGAATCCCCACCAATTGTTTTATGTGTATTGCGACAAGATTAATGGGAGCGGCTTGTTTACCTGTGTCCTCTTACTCACCAAATGCTTTCGTTTTTCTCTTCTCAAGGCGTCCAAGAATTTGGATTGGAAACAACCGGCACGACGTTGCATTTTTCTCAATGATACGGGGATGGGCACCACCAAGACGGATATTCCGCGTCTCATTGAAACCTTTAACGATCGACGCAATCGTTTTGGAGACTACATCCAGGTCATTTTTGGGACCGACAAGACACGGGAGGGAATCACCTTGAAAAATATTGGTTCCATTCACGTGGTTTCCCCCGATTGGAATTTTGGCAAGATTCAACAGGCCATTGGACGAGGCGTCCGTTTGCTGAGCCACGAGGCTCTGGGAAAAGATGTCGTGGTGGATATTTCCTTTCATTGTGCGGTGCCTTCAGAAGCGATGAAAACCAACGTCAACCTCTTGGAATCCTTGGACGAACCAGTGGTCGAGGGGGGAGAGGAAGAAGAAGCAGCACCCCTCCTTCCTACGACGACCACCACCACCACCACGACCACCGAAACCGCAGCCGAAACCGAAGAAAAAGAAGAAAACGAGTGGGATTGGCTGGACGAGGTGGTCCAAGACACCACTCCTCCCCCGTCGTTTACCCCTCGACAGCTTGGTCAGTCGATTGATTATTACAAATACATTCGTTCTGAACTCCGTGATTACAATATCAAACTGGTGGAATATGCTCTTCTAACCAGTGCCTTTGATTGTCAGCTCCAATATGCCAACAATCAGGATCCACAGGGTGTCGATGGAAGCGCCGCCTGTATGTACCGACGTTGTCATTACCAATGTGAGGGGATATCGGAAACCACTCCCGTGAGTTTGGATACCACCACGTTTGACTTGTATTATGTCAAGGATTCCGTAGGCAACGTCATGGAATGGATCAAGGAATTATTTTCCAACACGTGGACCCTTTCTTTCCAAGAGGTGGTGGAAAAAGGTTCGGAACGGGATTTTACGCCTCGACAAATCCTGGAAACGCTGCATTTGATGATGGACGTTCCCCTGCCTTTGCAGAGCCGGGACCGCAGAAATCTGTTTCTTACCAGAAAGGGGGATACCTTGTTCTTGGTCGCGGACCGCAATGTGCTGACATGGGTCGACCACAAGAATTTCTTGTCGTCCTACGCCAAAACCCCTTCTTTTGTAGCAGGCATGTCATTTTCCCAATTGTCCACCCGCATGACCGAATTCGAGAATTTCTTGGTCCCCTTTTTCCAACAATTGGTGCAAAGGCGCGACAAGGAAGCCATTCAGAACTATGCTCTGCTCTCCCAAACCGTGCAAAAAGAGGTGGTCAAGGTCGTCCTCTCGGTTTTGGAACATCCCGAAAACGCCTCTCCTCTGGCCAAAGAATGGGTGGAGTGGGCACTGCAACATTTGTACAAGGGTGTTGTGGTGAAAAAAGGCACGGACTGGGTATATTTTATCGAAAAGAATACCGCCGTCAAGGTCGTCGATGGAGACTTTGTCTACCTAGAGGCGGAGACCACCCAAGAAGAACAAGAAGAAGAAAAACAAGAACAGTCTGCCGATGATATGGAGACTGAAGATCACAACGATCCCGCGTTTATCCTGAAATACATTACGCAGAATCCCGTGAAACGGTATGGGTACTTGAAAGACGGGGTGTTTAAGATTCGGGATGCCACCAAGGAACATGTCAAGGATGAAAAAAGCAAAACCTCGGGAATGAGCTGCACCTCTTACCGCACCTCGGAAGTGCTCTACATGCTCTGGTTGGTGGGTATCCGATTCCCCTCGTCGGCCCCGTCTTCGGACAAGAAAAAGCTGGTCGAAACCTTTACTAAAATCCAGGGATGGACGGCTTCCAAGACCCTCCGTGAGCAATTGGACAAGCTCCTCCAGAATGAAACCTCTCGGAAAACATGGATGGAATTTTCAAACAAAGTGCCCGTCCAGGAGGCCAGTCTCCAGTTTTTCTTGTATTACCAACCCAAACCCATGAAACGAGAAGACCTGTGCTCGCTCTTGTTGGAATCCTTTCGTGAAAAAGATTTATTAGTAAAACCTCCACAATAAAAAAGTTTTATTTTTTTTTAAACGGTTGGTAAAAAAAAAACAACATGTTGCTCTTTTGGGTATTGATGGGCAGCATTTATACAACCACCGCTATTTCGGCTGTCGTGTACTACCGCATGTATTGTATTATTCCACCACAAGAGAGGGTATACCCTCTCTCACAGAGGAATAAGGACGAACAAGAGGAAATAATCCCGGTCCCCGTGCTCTGAACGTACCGGCCCCCACCACGATGACGACCAAGGCCGCCACACCCAACACCCGTGAGAGTCCCAATTTTTGCAGGAAAAGAAACAGGGCGCGACGTTTTTTCAAGGGTTTTTCGTCATACCATTCCAGGGCTCCTACATGCCCACCACCATAGGGTCGATGAAAAAAAAGCTCGGTTTCCAGGGCACCCTGGACAATGAGGGGCAAGACCATGTGTTCATAGGGAGTAAAGACGGTCCACCACGAGTAGGGGACACGGTGCAAACGAACCACCATCTGGGGTCGTGGTGGACGAGGAGGGAGGAGAGGTACATTCTGGGTAAAAAATCCGTCCATGCACCACTTTCCACGAAAAGGGTAAAAAAGTTGGGAGGACACAAAATACGGCACGGAACAGGAGGCCATGCACGCTTCTACGAGATCACAATTGTCTCGAAAATGGGAGACGACCATGGGCTCCAATCGGGGAAGGACTTGGTATTTCCACGACAAGGTGCTAATGACAATATGGACACGCCCCGAGCATTGCTGGTACGCATTTTCAGGGAGCATTTTCATGAAATACTCTCGAATCTTGGGAAAAAAGTCGGGCGTTCCCTGCAACTGATCATACAATTCAATCATATGATCCCCCAAACCACAGACCATGGCCACCGAGGCCAGAGCGCCTACACTCGTTCCCGCGTACCGCTCTACACGCAATTTTTCCTCCCGACACAGCTTGCGGAGCACACGATCCACACCAACCAAATAATATCCGAGGAATCCACCCCCGCTCATAATGAGATCCATCTCGGAAGGTACATGCGACATGTTTAATAAATCCACCGAGGACAGCTGTTCCCACAAGTGGCCACGCAGCATTTCTTTTTTATAGGCAAAAAAGAAATAGTTTTAGAAATCATCGTCTTCGACATGGCCGAGATCAAACAGTTTTTCGTTGCTGGTCACGTGCTGCGTCATGGAATATTCACTTACGCGCTGTTCGAAAAAATTGGTCTTGCCATCCAGGGAAATCTTTTCCATAAAGGGAAACGGGTTTTCTTGGTGAAAAATTTTGGGGTACCCAAACTGGGTCAGCAAACGATCCCCTACAAAGCGGAGATAGAGACGCATCAAATCCGAATTCATTCCAATGAGGCTCACCGGTAAACTCTCGCAAATAAATTCCTCTTCAATGACCACAGCCTCCCGCATCATGGCATGGGCCTCCTCCACGGGCATCTTGTCCTGTACATAGCGCGTGTACAACAAGATGGCAAATTCCGTGTGCAAACTCTCATCCCGGGCAATCCATTCATTGCTCTTACCCAGCGACTGGATCATTAATCCGCGTTCCTTGAGCCAAAAAATGGCGCAGAAACTCCCGCTGAAAAAAAGTCCCTCGACAATCCCAAAGGCAAACAAACGCGTCCCAAACGGCTTTTCCTGATGAATCCATTTCAATGCCCAATCCGCCTTTTTCTTGATACAGGGAATCTCGGTAATGGCCTGGAACAAGTGCATTTTACGCTCGGGCTCCTTTACATACGTGTCAATCATCAGGGAGTACACCTCGCTCTGACCCGTGAGTATACCGTGAAACACACCCCGGTTTCGTTTGGGCTCGTGAAAACAATAGGTGGGATGTTCACCCTCCAATTTTTCCATCCGCACCACGTAGACGGCATTGGTCTGGATCGGTACCACACCCTGCAACGCCTCGAACCGCGATTCTTTTCCGGCCACGGGAGGGAGCGTATAGGGAAAAATGTGGTCTCCCTGGAGGAGCTGCGTCGTCTTGACACGCATCTCACGACCCTCTACCAACAAATACCAGGTATGATCTGGAGTGGCATCGAGGTACACCCCTGAAACATTGAAATGGACCCGGTAGAGGGGTTGTTGACCAGTGTATTGGACCTGGACCGGAGTGTATTCTTCCCCATTCCACACATTACAGGGTCCATCGAGCAACGAATCCAAACGCGCCCATCCCTGGTCGGTCAGGGTTTCCGTGTCGGCGCTGCAACAGTGAATGTTTTCCATCATGGCCTGGAACGCGTAAAAACAACGCGCTTCCGGCAAGGTAATTTCTTTGCAAAAATTATGCACGAGATTTTCGAGCACAATGCCATCACTTCCTGCAAAAAAGGCGAGAATGTGCTCGACAAAATATTTTTCTTCCTTGGTCAGCTTTTCCCAATCATTCTTGTCGGCTGAAAAATCGAGCTCTTCTGCGGTCCAAAAGGCATTCTTGTGCCTCTTGTACGCCTCCCAAATGTCATAATGCTGAATCGGAAAAAGGCAAAAACGATTCTCATCGTCGTGAAAAAGATCCATTTTATGTAGACACAAGATCCTATTTAAAATATTTTTTTCTTTCCACAAAAAAAGTGATTTAAAGGAATCCATGAAAAACGTAGAGTAAGAATCATAACATAGTATGGGTGTCAAACATTTTTATCCATGGTACAAGAAAAAGTGTGGAGAATGCATCTCCCCGTGTCCCCAGCGCATTGATACACTGGCCATTGATTTGAATGGCTTGTTTCATCTCTGTGCACAAAAAGTGTACCGGTACGGCACCGGACCTTCCCTTTTAATGCAAAAACATATGAATGCCTCGTCGTCGTCCCGGACCAATATTGCCCTGTTTAAAGAAATTTGTGCCAAGATGGAGAGGCTGCGGAACGATATCCGCCCCGTCAAGAAACTCGTGCTGTGTGTCGATGGCGTTGCCGGGTGCGGAAAAATGTATCAACAACGACAGCGGCGTTTCAAGACCGGCCTGACCATGGACGTGAATGGTTTCAATCCCAACTCGTTCACTCCAGGCACTAAATTGATGGACCATCTCACCAAGTACGTGGACTGGTACATTCGCAACATGATGACCAACAGCCGCGCGTGGCAGGATCTCGAGGTGGTGTTTTCCAATGAAAAAGTGCCGGGTGAGGGGGAGCACAAGATTATGCAATACTTTCGTGTCTATGGAAATCCCTCGGAAAATATTTGTGTCTACGGCCTCGATGCCGATCTCATCATGATTGGTCTCTTGCTGCCCCTCAGCAATGTGTATGTGGCCCGTGAACCCGAGTACGGCTTTATCGAGTACATTCATCTCGAGGTGCTCAAAACCAATCTCCTCAACATGATGCGGTGGCCCATGGTGGAGGGTGCTGCACCCTTTGAACCCAAGACGGCGCTTCAGGATTTTATTCTCATGAGTTTTTTGGTGGGCAACGACTTTTTACCTACGCTGCCCACGGTCACTATCCTGGACGGTGCCCTCGATATGGTCTTGGAGATTTATCTCGGCATGGGTGGAAAAATGGGTCATTTAACGGCGGTGGACCCCTCGACGAATCAGATTGTGTTTCGACGCGAATCCATGCTAGTATTTTTCCGTGAATTCAGCAGCCGTGAAAAGGAACTGATTGAGCTCAAGTACAATTCACAGCACGCATTTTTTCCCGACCCTTTGGTGCTGCGCAATCTTCGGATCCACAACCAGAAAAATGTCGTTCATTTTGAAAAGTACCGCACGGATTACTACAAGGCCAAGTTCTGGGGACCTCGTAAATCGACCACCACCATTGTCTCCGAGTACCTCGATGGTATGAATTGGATCCTGAATTACTACAAGAATGGCATCCCCGATTGGACGTGGTTCTACCCCTATTTTTATGGTCCGTTTTTGACGGATTTTCCCGAGGTGCTACAGACGTATGAGAGCCGTTCATTTCAATTGCACGATCCCGTGGATCCCTTTTTACAGCTGATGATGGTCCTCCCTGAAAACAGCAAGAGTCTCATCCCGGGCACGCTGGGTAATGTGTCGACGCATCTCAAGAAATATTTTCCCGATGTCATTGAGATTGACCTCACCGGCAAACGAAAAGAATGGGAAGGCGTGGTGATCCTCCCCATTATTCAATTGGAGGATTTTGTCCAGTATTACAAGGAACAGGAACACACGATTCATGCGGTGGATAGGAAACGGAATATCCGTGGAAAAAATTTCCTCTACCGATTCAACCCCATGAAAAGGGACCATTTCTCCTCCTTTTATGGGAATATTTACGATTGCCCCGTCGTTACCACCATTCTCAATTTCTAG